GTAGCCATTGTTCGCATTACCGCCGAAACGAGCAGCCAATCTACTCCTTAAGCCGATAGCTGAAGCCCAGTAGCAATTGTCCCATGTATAAAAACATTCTCCTGATCCGATACCTCCGCCTTTTTTATCCTTCCATCCGGTATAAGGGATACGGTGTAAAGCATAACTATCTCCTAAATTTTGGGTAGTTGCTATCTTTTTATATTTAGATTCAAAATTAAAAACCTCACCATTATTTATAGTAGACCTTTTCTCATATGTCCATTTCTTTTGATCTGGCTCTATATAGATATCAATAGTATTACCTATACGAGTAACATTAGGGTCATTTAAACAAGTTCCTACCTGTTCGTATCCTCCTCCACAATACCTAAAGACATCTCCAGACAAATTCATACCATCGTACAAAGACATCCTTAAGATAACTTCCAAATCAAATTCTGCCGGTTCGTCATTTTCGTTTAAGGCTGATATAGTGCCGGTCATTTCCTTAAACACAATAACATTCATATGACCTTCAACCATACTCTTGGCTCCCTGGACGTTCTTATACCAATATTTTCCTCCATAAAAATCGAACTCCAATCCTTCCTCTATTCCTGCCTCAAATGCAAAAGAAGCCGCCATCTGGCTTTCCATGCACTGTTCTTTAGGATATTCTGAATTTATGAGGTAAGAAAAATGAGTTTTTTTAGTAGGTTCATAATGTATAATAGAAGAATTTGTAGCCCATGATCCATACAACCATGTCTCTTCTCCTTTTTTACGATACTTTACACCTCCGTATTTGCGATAATTAACATCATTACCTACTCCGGAGTTACTTGATATCCCTGATCCAAAAGTATCTGGATTAGCTAAGTATTTAGTACCGTACAGCATTTCAAGGTATATGATATAAGCATTCAAGGTCAAAAAACCACCTTCAGAAAAAGGATAAGAAGATTCAGGATCTACGTTATTAACCCTCGAATACTTAGCTATATTGATTTGATTTACATCATTGCTTCTCGGATAAGTTCTTCCATTTAAAAACATCGTGCAGGCGTTACCAACTCCGGCTCCGGATTTACAATTTGTTTCTCCTTCATACAAGAAAAAGAAAGATCTTGCCTTGGAGTCTACTGTACATACCGGTCCAGGAGATAAGGCTGTGGGCGGAAGCACAGGGCACGTCTGGCGCAGGTCAAGTCCGTCCAGCATAGGAACCGTGTCTGCGTCGTACACACCAGACCATATTTTCCCGCTTTTACCAACTACCTTATCAGCTACATATAGACTCTTGCTACATCCTAAGAATATGCTATAATTCTTTGAAGTAGTCTCCCAAGGTCTTAAAATCCTTACCTCTGATCCTGAAGCATTATAAAGTTTTTGACTAATGCCATACTCTTCATAAAAAGCCTTAGCGTCAAATGCTCCGGCATCACAATACTTATTTTTATGACCGCTATCCAAATACAGTTCCACATCGCATTCGGCTCTCATTTCCTCGGTTATACCTACCGTAGGAGCAAAATCTCCGTTTTCAAATCTAAGGAGATTGTTCTTACGAAGCTTTCCAACCGGATGTACCTTGTCTCCGGTATTTTGAGTCATGTCTATAAGGTAGAAATCCCAAGAAGGGAGAAGGCTTTTGTCGCCAACTGATTCCGTGGCTTCTGGAGGAAGCTGATCCTCAGCCCAAGCGGATGCCGATCCTGAAGCACCTTCTTTAAGAACGTTGAAAGTATTACCATCAGACAAAACAAAAGGCTCAGATTCCTCCCCTTTCTTCGATAAAAACTTTTCCCTTTTACCAACTTGATTAACGACGATGTTCTTCTTAGCCTTATTCCCTTCATCGGAAATAGTGTAATTCAAAGTCGTATCAAGACCTTCATTTATTTCAGAAAACACCGACACCAGTTTATCATTCTCACCTTCTGTCGGATTAAATTTTACGTTGCTCATTTTCAAAAATCAAATTTGCATTCATCAACAACAGGCTCGCATTTGGTATTTTCATTAACCCATTTCATGCCCTCTTCTTCCAGTATCTTCTTAGCCTTTTCATTGGCATCATCAACGCTAATGAAAGACGTTACGGTACCGGCGTATATCCTCCTGTATTTCTCAGGAGCCTTCCATCCTTCCTTACAACGTTTACTAAACCAACCATGTTGATCTTCGTTGTAATAAACGGTTTTACATACTCCAGATTCGTTAGCGGCAGCCTGCCCCTCTTGCTCAAGGATCCTCGCAGCTTCGTAGTTAGCTATTTCGGTACTGAACTTAGACCATACACGACCGGCCTCTACCACGTAATGTATAGGCTGTTCTTGCTTTTGACCATCAGGGCAATCATTTTTAAAGAAATCCCCTTCCTGTCTTGTGTTATAATAAACCTTGCAACATCCACCTACTTTATTAGCATACAACGGACCTTCTTTCTCCGCAAACTCTTCCGCTTTCCTATCTGCATCATCTTGGCTTATATCCGAACAAAATTCAGCTTCATGAACGATAAACGTTTCTTCAGAACCAAGATCTTCCGGACAATCCGATTTCTTGAAAGCTTTTCTGTATTCTTTGTTGTAATACATCTTTTTCATGACAAGATCTTATTAAGTTCTTCTTTGAATTTATGAATCTCGTCCGGACACAACCCACATTCCCCTTCACAGACGATTCTTCTCATACGATCTATTTTAAAAACCGTATCCATATCAGGCTTGATACCTACCTTATACTTATGATATTGTAGATACTGATCAGCCTTACATGCTATAAAACGATCAGCGCACTCACATAAGTAAGATGAAGGGAAAAGAATTTGCTGTGTACTTCCGGTAGCTGCCATATCATTTCACGGTAAAATACCTGGCGTATTCTTTATTTATGTATTCAGAATAAGTAGCAAGATCATCCGGATCCGGGCACTCGTTCTTCAAATTAACGATCCACCCTCTTACCAGCTTTTGAATATCAGCATACCTTTTACTTACACCTCCTACAAACCTGAACTTGCGATGAAGGTCTATGATTTTCTTGTCCAACACAGCAAGTTCATCGTATTTCTGAATACAAGCCGCATTAGAATCAGCTTTAGGTGTCGTATTCGACTGAGGCTTTATAGCCCTATTTCTATTAACAGAAGTAATATTACTTCTTCCACATCCACATCCCATAACTTATTTATATTTAATTAATTACATTTTGCAACCACAATTTTCACAATTATTGAGAACGTAAATCAATTTAGATGCTTTTTCGTATAATTGTTTTACGTTTTCAAAATTCCCTAATCTCATATTAGCTTCAGCCGCAGCCAGCAGAAACTCTATTTCTTTTATTTTATTAATTATGTCATCATCCTCATGATCACATAACACAGTTGACCTGGCCCATATCTTATCTATGTTAAGACGGATCAGATCCGTTTTTAAATACTTTCTGTTAAATGAATAAGAGGAAGGACTGCCTTTTATGGTAATATCGTATATACCATCTTTTAGGTTTTCAAAATCATTTCCACGACCCGGATTTATGCCAAGGGTCTTACTGTTGAATACATTCAACTGATTCTTACCAAGATAATAAACATACTTATTCTCATCTTCAGGTGGTAAGATCTCTATAATAGCCGGCCTGTCTGCCAGTATCCCCCATTCCGATTGATCGGCTATGCGAAGTGTTTTAGGATTGTTGGTGCTTATAACCTCAAAATCAAGATGAATGTTGTTCATACTCTCTTCCCATCCCATTCTGTTAAGGGAATCGTCGTATCTGGCTGTTATATCGGCTCCCTCTACCTCAGTGCTATTAACACGTACCTCAGTACCATTTATCTTGACTCCTACTATTTGGGCCACCAACGACTTAGCCATGCCAAACATAGGAACAATAATTTCTCCACCGTAATCAGTTCCTTCATTTGGATACTGTACTACTTCCGTCTTGTACAGACCGTCATTTCTTCTGGCTACTATTCTAATAACCATCTGATTTTCTACATCGTAGTCGGTCATTACTATCCTGACGTAGAAAATATTATTCCTTATCTGTGGTAAAATATCAATGTAATTCATTTCCTTCTCTTTTTCTACAAAGATATAGAAATGAAGCGATAAAACACAACACTGACGTATATTGTTATGGAGAGCAAGAACCCTACCCGCACATTCGAAGATCTATTCCGTATTCCCGGAATATGTCGTCGAAGGATATATCTTCGTCAGAATAATACACTTCGCATATATTACGATACTTTTTCAATGCCGAAATGTACAAGCTCATCATGTTCTTGCCTTTTATTTTCTTAATGGCTTTTGTGATAACTTCTTCAGTAGATGCACTCATTAGGACATTATTGAAGAAGGTCCTAATATTGCAACCAAATCTTTCTTTAACCCTACTCCTGAATAGTCGATACAAGGTTATGTTCTTCAACGTATTCAAACCATTCTTCTTCAACCTTTTATTCAACGACTCAACAGCTTTATCAGAAAAACATGTGCGATTTTTCCCTTCTCCATCCACATATTCAGAAAACCAAGAATGGAGCGTTGTGGGATTCTTCATAATCCTATCAATGAAAGAGTCAATGATGTGAGTTCTAAGATCACGCTTGTGAGCATGACAGGCCGCTATTTTCTCCTCTCTCTTTAATGACATGTCAAGACAACGAAAAACTCGACAACTTTCATCTATGAAATATTCAGGATGCTCTTTCTTAAATTCCTCACGATAAGCCTTGTATCCTACTTTTCTAAGGTGAGTTATCTGTGAGTTTATATAGAATCTAACACACCTGTTCTCGGTCTCCTGAACCTTTGTACTATATGGAACTGATCGACGACCGTATATAAGATAATCGTACACCATAGCATCCACAAAATCATTGTACGGAAAATAACGACCAAATCCGTAGTTCCAAACAATAAAACAACGCACTCGATCTTTCCAGTAGTCGGTGATTACAAAATTACTGCTATGTCTTAAATTGAACTCTTTTTTAAAGAAATGACCTGTTTTGCTATCATAATTAAGATTAAAATACCTTAAATTTCCTAAACATTGACCTTCCGGTCTACGCACTACATTATAGCTAAAATGGTTATACTCATTGCGTATAACCTCTAAAGGTGAGACCGACTCTTTCTTAAGAAGTCTGTCGTGAAGCTTGCGCCCGTCTTTTATTTCAATTATATTTACGCTCATATTGTATTTATGTTTTGGGCAAATATAGCAAACCAGTTTGCTTGCTCCAAATTTTGATAAAAATATTTTATCCTGTCCTTCGTTTGAGAAAATAGGGGGCAGGTTTTTTTGTTTGCACCTATACCATATCTCAAAACGTATCCGTATTTCTATACTCGGATCGTAACACACTGAGCATCAGGGTGGACCAAGTTATCTTGAATAAAAACAGTCCCGATTATATCGTTCCCGCTTTTATTATTCATTCCCTGAATTATTATTCATCTTGTTTTAATTAATTATCATTTATTCATGTTATTTTAACTTTTAAGACCTTATTATTTATTCCTCATAATATGGAGTGACTGAAACCGAATCGACCGAAGGGAGTGAGGTGAAGGAGCGTATTGCCCTATATGTTGTTTGGCTTATTGTTTAATCCTTTAAGTGAACGAATATCGTGACCGTAGGGAGCGATATGAGAGAACGTAGAAATATTGATTTAATTCTTTAGTGAATTTATGCCGAATCGAGCGAAGCGAGTGAGGTGTGAATGAACTTTTATTTAAAACCATGAAGTAGCCAGTGGATAAGCGGGCAGGGCAGATAGGCGAGGCTGTAGTGTGTCGTGGCGCAGGATAGCCCAGGCAGCAGAGCAGGCTCCTTCAGACCGCAGCACGAGGCAGGCCGGGTAGGTTGCAGGGTAGGGATTGCCGTTGTAGGATAGGACTTCAGGATAGGCGTAAGACAGGCTTTGTCCGTCTTACCTCAGTGGCTTCTCACCATATTCTATAAAATACACCCATACTCAAACAAGGAGAAAAACCGTCTTTAGACAATCCGTATCCGGCGGTGATTCCTAATCCCCACCGTCTACTTTTTTCGTATATTATTTCTCTTTTGTGGTAGATTGTCATCGTATCTAAATTTGGTCGGTACCCACTTATTACCGCTCTATAATCATCTGTCTGATACGTTTTTCTCTGTATTGGTATATTGATATAAACAGTGTCTTTTATCGTATCTTTTTTAACTATAGCATCCATAGGGAAAGGTATTTCTACCTCCCCTACGTCAACTATATACTGAGGAACAGGAATAGGTTGGATAATGGTATCTATTACCGTATCTATTTCTATATCGTGTATTATTTCTTTCTTCTTGCATGTTTTACCAAACAAGAAAGATATAAAACACAGTAGAAGAACTCCTAACACATGACTGACCCTCATTTTTTGCAAACACATTTTTTACCCTCCTTATCTTCAGCTAAAAGTTCTTGTATATCACCGTTGTTAATACCTTCTTTAAGCTCTTCTCCGAATGGAACTTTTTGCCACCAACTTACTTTACTAAAGAAATACTTAACGCCTTTTACTATCATCAAATCAGGTGCAAGGTCGCCGAGGCGTTTGAATGCCATTCCGCCGTATAATATTAAGGCGAATATCGTAATCCACTGAAGAAGCATGTCTATAAACTCTGGGGATTTATGCCCTCCCATAGACATAATAAGATCCATTCCGGATATGGTGAACAACCCGAAAGAGCAGGCCGCGAACTCAAGAAGGATTTTCAAAACTCCCATTTCGCTTATGCATGTCAATATCTTAAAAGGCCTCTTTCTCTTTCTTCGGATATAGCAGTGTTTGATACTTTTTATAGTAGCTAACAAAAGATTTATAGCTAATATAAACAATATAGAATATATAAGGTGGTGAATCTCCTGGAAATTCATCCACAATGCTGATAATCCGGAAATGAGAAAAGCCCAGAAACTTTCTAAATTCATCCTTCCTACAAATCTGTAAGCCATATTAGAACATAGTTACTTTCTTGCTACTTCCAAGAGAGTCATATACGTCAATATGGACCCAATTGGTACCTGATTCTAATCTAATGGGACAAGGAAGTAAATCCTGTGACTGAATTATTTTATTCCTTGCCTCTTCTGCCGTCATACCCTTGGCGTCAAAATCGATGGCTGCCCCAAGCATATGAGGACTGATATACAAAGACCCTGATACGGTTTTGGATTTTACTATATCCGAGATATTGTTCCTAAACCCACGTTCATCAAACCTTCCGCCCGACTTCCAGGTATTAACCGTCATCGGAGTTTTCAAGATATCTTTCCTTAAAACCAGTATCGTGTGAAGCAACTCAGTTCTTAAATACCTCCAGCAAAGATCTTTGTCTCTACCGTATTCTTTAGGACCAACTAATTCAACAATACTAAAATACTGACTCAATTCTTTTATAATATCTTTTCTTTCCATAACTTAACCTTTTTCACAAAGATAACCAGAACCTTACCGATATGAAAAATAAGTAGAGTCTGGATTAAAGAAAACCCCTGCATAAATAAATATACAGGGGTTATCCATAACATTAACAACAAATCACGACCTAAACAACCCTTACATATCCTGCTGATACAAGATCAGAAAGGTTCTCGTAAGCCAAAGGGATGCCTGAATCTCTTATGCAAAGATACTTAATTTCTTTGTCAATGTAATACTTTCCATTCTCTAAAATAGAATTATATACCCAAGGAATAGGATCGTCTATCGTACCTGAATGCTTTTCCTGAACAACCATATACAGGCTTTCGGCTCCACCTCCCTGACCAGGAACCCAGTCGGCTTGGAGATTGTGATTTTGCCTTACTTCAAACAGGGTCCAATCCAAATCCGAAGGTTTGTTTTTGCTACGGAAACGCTGCCCTTTTACAACAGCAGTGCCCATAGGAAGACCTTTGTCGCCGTAAACTCCATCCTTGTCCCAGATAGGGTACAACCCCTTTATCTTAAGAGCAAGATTCTGGTCGGTGTTTTCCAACATAGCCGGCGTGTTGATCATCGCCCTCATGTACATAGCTATAGCCTTCTCCGGATCATTGGCTTCAAGGATCTTATTTTTTTCTATGATCTGATCCTTTGTCCTTACCAACTTCTCAGGATAGCCTTCATCTACTTTCATAGACTCAACTTCACTCCTGTCGGTTTTAGAAGCTATTTCCTTTTCTATGGCAGCAGTACGATCGTTGCACTCAGATTCATATACATGCATTTCATTCATTGCCGTATTAGCAATATCAAGCTCGTATTCTGAATCTGCTACGGATACGGTGTATATCCCGCTTCCTTTTGCTACATCAATATCGTTTTTAACCTTCTGTCTCATGCTGCTGTTATACCATATCTGTTTACCATCCAAACTATAAGAGCGGACAGCATCAGAATAAGCATATTCCCTGGCCTCAGAAACCTTCCTGTCTTTAGCCTTGGCAAGCAACTCCTCTTCAGTTGGTCCAGGAGGCTCCGGGTCAAGCTGCATGGCAATAACTTCTTTCACACTCGCATCAGGATTGTCTTGATGGAATTTTTCTTGATCGGAGTCAAGTTGAACCCATTTACCATCTAAGAAATCTTGGTAAGAATACCCTACTTCGTAAGAAGAGGAATCCAACTCGTATCCTTCCCAGTAAAAACCTTTTACGTTTTTATTTACATAAACCATACTCTATCCTTTCTGTTAAGCTTGTTCACCTACTCTGATAACTAACTTATCATTAATATACCAGATACTTAATTCTATAAAACTATTTTTAGGTACTACTACGCTATCGCCTGACATGCTCTGGAACAGGCCAGAGGTAGGAAGCGGCTGCGTGATGTCTGTGCCGGTAGTGTTGTTGACCCGCACCTGCCATTCCCTCCCAACATCCTCAGCAGATACGGCCATAGACAGGTTCGTAGCGGAAGCTACGTTGGCTATGATATTATGAGCATCTATTGGCAAACTTGCTAATGTTGTGACAACATTAGGAGTCTTAGCCATAAACTTCAAATAAGATAACATGTCATTAGACAACGTAGCCGTATTAGCTATAGCTCTATATGTCTTATCTTGGGAAACAACATAAGTTACCATCTCAATGTCTATATAAGATCCAGATACGTCTTCCTTTGAGTTGGTGTTATTAAATAAAACAGCTATTATTTTTAATTCAGAATTATCATTGTCTAAAAAATAATCCAAAGAAAAATAATAAAAACTAAGCTTACCTAATGTAATATTGTTATTGTAAGCATTCAGAACTTTTGCATACGAATCCTCATCAAGAGTTCCAGAAGTACTGGGAAATATGGATAAATCAAGATAAGATGAATCTACTCCTGTACTTACCATACCAAGTGATTCAAGCACCTTAGTTCCACCTTCTTCAGTAACCAAAATATATTCGTTATACACGTTTTTAGTTTCTGTAGATGCCACATCGTCTTTTACAAGATACATGACATTATCCTTCGCTTCTTCAACAGTAGGAAGTTTGCTAACAATCTGTTTCTTCCACCCTGCTGCCGAAACAGCATCATCTATGTACTGTTTTGTTACATGATCTCCCCATGTCATATTACTAAGAAGAGTCTTGCTACCGTCCTGACTTCCGGCAGGAGGAGCCGGGATGAGGCCTCCCTTCCCCGACTCCGAACCTGTTCCAGGAGCAGCCTGCACCACATTCTCAAGTCTGGAATCAACCTCCTGGCCTTCGAATTTACTGTTATAACCTATTTCTGCCATATTTATTTTTTGTTAATTTTATCCAACAACTTCTTGACCTGGTCTACGATGTCCATCACCGCACCAACCTTGTTTTTTACGTCCTCAACCTTCTGATCAATCTTAGAATCCAAAGCCTTTAAACGGTCTTCGTTTTTACGATACACTAAATACAGGGCTAAACCGATGATTGCTATCGTAAGGATATTAGCCAAAACGCATCCGATTATTATCTGAAACATGATGATTATATGGTAGATAACGCTACCACACGCTTTAATTATTCAACTTTCCACAAATATAACAATTGTCCCAACCATAACAAGATCAAAGATGTTCGTTATTAACATCGGACACCCATTCTTTAGATGAAAGAACAGATTCAAACTCAGAAGAAGAGCTGTCATATACCGAATACGGATATTGAGGATCGTCATCAGCCTGCGCGTCTAAAGACTTAAATAGATGGTCATAATGTTCTACGTGTAAAATAACCCAAGAGCCGTCTACGCTCGCTCTTGGGCTACCTGTTCCTAATTCACGTTTCTTTTCTTCAGATACGGAATCATATACTTCTTTTGGTATGATAATGAATTTCATATTATTTTGCTTTTAAAGTTTGTAAATAGTTATATGCTTTGATACAATCTTCCCTGGAGAGGACTGTAAGATAAATCGCTAAGTTTTTGAAAGCAATTTTAGTATATATGTTACCTGAATATCCTATAGTTAAGAAATTTTTACTGGTAGATTCCGTTTCTTCATTATAAATAGATTCTTTCCAGTCTTTTGAATAAATCCTGCCATCAGAACAAATTGCATTAACGGTATTTTGATCGGGAATCAAATTATTTCTACCATTTTTTATGTTAATAAGTATTGGATTATAATTATAAATGACTATACTATTAAATTTTACAATACCAGCATTGTCATTTTTCCCTGTATTTATAAGCTCCCAATCTCCTATTACAGTCCAATCATTACCCATTTCAAATGTAGACGAAGTTATCTTATCATCCACCCCATCAGTAACCAGGTAGCCTTCGTATTCGGGGATTTGCTCTATAGTAATGTCACAGGATTCTTGTACCTTATTTAAGGTAAATCCATACCAATCTCCATTTGCTTTAAATGGAAAAGACGGTAATGTATAAGTTCCATCTTCTGATATTTTATATAATTGTTGCCCTTCAGAAGTTGCTTGTCTATAAGATAGGGTTTGACCATCTTTCAGTCCATAAACTTTTATCTTATAAGAAGGAACTATAAAAGAAGGTTGTTCAGGATAGGATTGATAATATAACTGTGTAGATGCAACTTTAACTGAAGTTATATTTACAGAATAACTCGTCCAAGTTAAATCCGCTCTATCAGTAGATTGAACCCATCTACCACCAGCATAATTCTCAGCATACAACCCATACCCGCTCCCTTCTGCAAACCCAAAATTAGACAGTACAAGATTATTACCATTGCCCGTAATGTTAGCAATAGTAGCACGATCTTCGTCCTCGTTGGTCTTGCCTACCACTGTCCATGCCTGGTCGGGAAAGAGCCAGGGATAGGTTTTAACGAAGTAGTCTTTGATCTTGGTCAGTTCTTCTTCGGTGGCATCATGATCGAGAAATACAAGTTCCCAGATAGCAAAATTCGCAAAATCATTTCTTTGAGGATATGACCTGCCTAAAACAAGTGAATTTGTCGCATCTTTGTTTCCATTGGCAATATTAACTCCATTATACTTAGATGTTGTTTGCCAAGAAAAAGGAGATTTTGAATATTGTAATGTTATTTGAGTAGCTCCATACGAAATAGTTTGCTCTGCTCCTTTATTGTAATTTTCAAAAGTGAACGCACCATTAAAAGATTGATCGGATGCGTTTGTCGCTATAGCAGATATTGCATTTGGATTATATGTAATCCACTGTCTCAACGCCACAACCGTATATCCCTTTTCCTTAGTCAGAATAGGGAAGTTATCACAGGTACCGTAATCGTCTACTCCGTCAAAGACGAGTGCACCGGGGTAGAGAGGTAGTTGTTCGATGGTAAGTTTAGATCCATACCATCTTTCAGGATATTTTTCTATAGATAAATAGAGAGCTTCTGCCAAAAAGTTAGACGGAATTATTTCATACACACCATCTTCTGACATGTAAAAACGATTGCCCAATCGATCATCCAAAAAAGCATCGCAACCTTCTGGTATGCCTGTTACTTTTAAAACGCAAGATTGACGTAATTTTATATTATGGTACAATAAACCCAATGAGACATTTTCTTTAAATGTTGCTGTTATTTTAATGCTATTTCTTTCAAAATAAGCCGCCGTTGAATTTGTGCCCCACTCATCTATGTCTGCAACATACCCGCCAACCCCGGACATCCCCTTCCAAGCGAAATTCTTCAACTGTAGATCATGACCATTACCTGTCTTATCTACCCATACAGGATTGGCAGCCATCTGCTCATTAGTAAGACCGGAAGCTGAATATCTGGCTACGATACCTTCTATATCCGGGAAGGAATCTACCTTGCATGGCAGGTCTAATATCATTTTAGCATACTCTTTAAAAGGTATGGAAGTAGGTACATCATACCCTTTGGATATAAGGGCTTGCCTTATATCCTCTTTGGTATTGATGATCCTCATTAACTTATCTGATATGGTTCCCATTACACTTCCTCCCCGTTTATGTAATCCAATACCGAACCTATATCTCCGATGTCCGATTTTATTGACTCTCCTTGAGAATGTATTTCAATAAGTTTCTGATATAAAGTGTTATCCCCTATACGATTCTTATCTGTAGCTTGTTCTTCGATTTTGGCTATCGTATCAGGATCTTCGTACTTAACACCATCAGGACCATACCATTCGTCTGTTAAATTCGTGTATTTATGACGAACTGGAGTCGATTTAGACTCCAGTGTTACTAAAAAATATTCGTTACAGCTCATGACAATAAGATTTAGTGGTTGCAACAATTACATCTACAAACTGTTTTCACGTAGCCAGAGGGAATGGCAGCCAGCTCCGTCCCTACGGCTATCGCCGGGTCAGTGCTTTCCATGACCGTCAGTGCCATCTTGTCTATGTCAAGGTCATTGTCGTAAACGATTTCTCCCTCAACGTAAATGCTCCCTGCATCAGAAACGTAGCAGTTTTTCACCTGTCTTATATGACGCTGTGTAGCAGACGCAAAATCGCACTCGATACTTAACCATCCTACCGGTATCTGATCGATATTGGATCCGATATTATAATCAGGATCGGTTGTTTTAAGCACCATATGTCTCAATTCCCTTGTATTTCCGTATCCGTCCATTGTCATGTATGTCCGGATCTGAACCTTACCTTTTTCCGTCTTATAACAGTTTTCTACTATTTCTGTGTCGGATGTAGTAGCATCAGGGAAATCACAAACAATACGCTGCCATCCTTCTTGTATTTTGCTGAATGTGGCGCCTCTTTGTATATCAGGATCGGTCGTTTCTAAAACAATAAGATACTCGTCCCGGACTCCTATTATGCTATCTACCGACCTGTATCCACCAAGATGTATTTTACCACCAGGAGTAGTATAACATTCATCTACGGACATAATATGTCTTTCCGTAAGATCGGGGAAGTCGCATTCGGTTTTCGTCCATTCGTTAGGTATCTTATCTATTCTCGTCCACTGAGGATAGGCGGCGTCCGTTGTCTTAACAATATAATAATACTGTCCCCTTACACCAAGAACGGCATCAATAGCTTGATAGCCTTTTATATTGACCTTGCCACCATCAGTCTTATAACATTCGTCCACTTCAACAATTTCCCTGTCCGTCATGTCAGGAAAATCGCAGACCATCCTCACCCAATCTTCGGGAATGGAATCCATCACGGTTCCTACCTTAATATCAGGATCGGTTGACTGAAGAACGGTATAAACCTCTTCCCTGGCTCCAAGGATGTTGTCTATGGCTACCAAACCTTCTACTTGCACTTTTCCTTTTTTAGTAGTGTAACATTCAAGAACGTAAGTTACGTCTCGTTCTGTCATATCAGGAAAGTCACAAACCATTCTAACCCAATTTTCCGGAATTAGCTTAAAAACATGGCCGGAAGGGAAATTATCGTCAGTTGACTGAATAACGGTATAAATAGACTCCCTGATATTTATCTTATCATCTATGGCTTCTAATCCTTCTATTTCAACCTTACCATCAGGAGTTTTATAACATCTGTTGACAAACGTAATGTCACGTTCTGTCATATCAGGAAGATCGCAGTCGATCATAACCCATTCGTCCGGTATTTTAGTAAGAACCTTACCTACCGGATTATCCATGTCGGTACTGTCGGTAATTCTATGGGTTTCTTTAAGAACATCCATCTGATCGTTAAGAAGATACCAACTCCATACTTCAACCTTTCCACCAGGTGTACGGTAACAGGTTTTGAAATCTTTGATAACTTTCTCAGCTATGTTAATCCACTCCCATTCGGTTGTGGCCGGAATACCAGAAACAGGATGCTTCTTACCTTCTTCGTCAAGATACCAATAACAGCCATTTAAGGACACAACCACTTGGTAGATTTTGTCCCCTATTTTTATACCGGATTTGCTGTCATCTACCGGTTGGGAGGAACCCCATTTTCCAACTATGTTGGTTATTTTATCAATGCCCCTACCTAAGGCACCGACTAAAGAATCCACGCCGTTCATATGAAACTAACTTATTTCAAATTGTTTTATTACAAAAAAGGGGGTGGAGGACCAGCCTCCTCCCCCTTGGGATATATAGAAAAAAGGAAAATCAAATCTTGCAGGGCTTGATATTTGCCGAAGCAGCTAACAAGTCCATAAGGTCTTGAATACCTTCGTGAGCGCCATACGGTACATGGAAGTGTACTGTAATATGATCATCAATTACCCTACCGAAGCCGTTAGAGTAACGTGCCGGCTTCAACGTTACTGAATAATCAGCATACGGAGCCAACAGGTCTAAGCGGGTTTCTTCGTTGGTAAACATCCGTTCCATAAGTTCTTGGTGAGTCTTACGGAAGTCGAAGAACATACGTTGTTCGCGTTCCTTATCCAGCAATTCAGCGCCGAGGTGAGTACGCGGAGCCCAGTGCTGTTTGTATTCGGTATGGATCGGGTTGAAGTACGTGCTGATAGCCTCGCGCTGTTCATCCGGATAACCGCCATTTACAGCAATACGAACAGATCCTTCTTGGAATGTCAGACGGTCAATCAAACAGTCGGACGGAGAAATCATGTAGTCAATACCACGGAACAAGATACCGCATTTGCAGTTCTTAGGAATCGGATCGGCGATAATGGACTGATCTCCTGCTACGGCACCCAAACGTTTCCAGTTACGTCCACGATAAGATTCGGGAGCTTTAGATACGAAGAAGTCTTTGAAAATTTTATCGCATTCGTCGCAAACCATGTTAGTAACGACCGTTGTTTTGAATTTGTGTTGACATCCACCAGGTGTACCGTAATCTTCGATTGTCAGATACGGGAATGCTGCCTGCAATTCTTCTTTAGCACTGTTACCACATTCATCATCCGGCAACGTGATTTCATAAGCTTCTTTCGAAATCTTACAAGAACCACATGCTTCCCAGCTAACGGTAGTAACAGTAGGATTGCTACACATATCTGCTGTTTTAGCAACGAACGTTACTGTGGCAGTCGGATTAGTTTCTACAAATGCATCGATATCAGCCTTCGTCAGTTTCTTGCTTACGGCCACAGTGTACATACCTACGCCGCCATCTTGGGCTGCTGTTTTCTCGGCAGTGCTACTAACGGCATTCTTAATGCTTTCTACTACAGTAGACTGATCAACACCATCATCCTCTAACGTTACGGCATAAATCAAACCGCCGTCTACCTTAGTATATCCTTCAGGGCACTCTTCGCAGCCTTTCATGATAGAAGACAGCTTTTGAGTATAATCAGAAGGCTTACCACCTTCTTTCATCACCTGATATTTAGATGTAGAAAGATGACGTCCTACTCTCTTAATATCCAAACCAGGATAAGCAGCCTTAAGCTGAGCCAGAGCATAAGCGTCGCCGGTATCACACATTTCCATACAATAGAAATTCATGTCGGTTTCCGCCGGAGCTTTTTCTAACTCATCACAAGAATGGATAGGATGGATTTCTACAAAATCACCTACCTTTCCACCACCTGCAATCGGCTGATTCTTGATACGTTCGATTGTTTTCAAGATAGCAGCCAAAATATCAACATCTTCACAAGGATCACATTCTGAACACATATCCTCACGACCTGGACAGTTTTCGAAAATGATGTAATCATCAATATTTACCTCACCCATCGGATAACCACGAAGCTCGAACAAACGGCCTGTCAACTTAATATGGATAGGGATACGATCACCTTTTCTTGCTGTAATAGCGGTACTGTCGTCAATTCCGTTATAACCGAAAATAACCTCATCTACTTTAATTTCTTTGCTCTTCGGAGCAGAAGCGTACACTTCTATAATTTCATCAATAGCAAACGTAGGTGTAGAGAATGATTTATCATCAGATACACGGTCGTTCACCATCTCATTACGTCCGATTCTGATCTGGAAACGTTGTTCGTCCTTACGATATCCTTTCAAGTCTTTCAACGCTTTCAAACCATCTTTAGTCTGCTCACCATCCAAATCATAGATAGCGATCTGACCTTCTTGAAGCAACAAAGAATCTACGTCCGCCAACTTAGCGTGCGGAGGACAGATAATGTGTCTGTCATACGGTTTATGGATAGCCATAGCCTTATAATATTTTAAAAATTAATATTCTGTTATCTGTCTCAAAAATAGCGATAGTCATATAAGCAACAAAAAGCATTAGGAATTAATTAATTCTTAATGCTTTTTGATAGTCTTTAATTTAGGACACGTCTTTATTCTGCTATAAAGGAGATTGGACGTTGTTTGAGTCTATTTGATAACGTCCATATTCGCTTTCATTCAAAGCAAATTGCTTTTCAATCATGTTAAGGATAATACCAATTAATTTATCATCTAATTCAGGATCTATATCGGTTGAATTAGAACCATCGGATTTAACATATCCTTCGATGTCAACTTCCTTAGGATAGCGGTAATACGTAAGGTAAACGGTGTCTACTTCAAAACCAGACTTGTACACCCTTACCGAATCTTCGCCTATGGTGTAGAACGTTTCCCTAAAATCAAAATCAGGTTTGTTAAAAAAGTCGGCAAGAAGCTCATGCGGGTTTTCGTTCTTAGCCTCCCACATGGTAAAATCAGTGACCGTGCATTCACCTTTGGTAAATACGCCTGATATGTTTGAAAAAGAAAAGAAATCAGAAGGCAATGAAAACAAAGTGCTTTCCGGATTATCTTTATCTCCTCTCTCATCAAGTTCTTTCGAATACACAACCAGCTTTTGGATATAACGTATATCCTCTTCGTTTTTCTTATCAAGGATATAACGAACAAGGCGGTTTTGTTCGTCATTAAAAAGCTGAACAAAACGTGCCTTGTCAAGTTTTATACCTCCGTTGGTCATGTTTTCTTCAGCCTTCTGTAAGGCCCGAAGATAACAATCAACGATTTTCATAAATTATTCCTTTTTATCAGCGTATTGATCAATATCAAAACCTTTTTCGTCTTCCTTTTTCTTCTTGTCAGACTTATCTCCTTCTATTTTTTTATGCTTGTTCTTTAAAGCATTATACGCTTCCAGAACACGTGACTTGGTTTCTAACATCGACTTATTGGAAGCAATAGCCATAGACGCAGAGATAGCGTCGGCGCCCAGGAGCTCGCCATTCAGATACAGTCCGTCGGTGTTGACGGTGACAGCCAGTCCCTCGATCATTTCCCTAATCATACGATGGAATTTGATCACCTGCATTCCCTCAGAAGATTCATCATCAGACAAGAACCTTGAGCTTGCTTCTTTATACATGTCAACGTTCGTATTCTTAGCATCAATCCAATTAGTGAATATGTATTGAACCATGCTCTGATCAAGCTCTACGCTATATATGATATCAAGATACAAAAGCAGATCGTAGATGCTTTTCCTTTCAGCCTCGGATCCTTTCAGTTTGTTCATGAACTCGTATAAAATATCAGCCTTGTCAATCTGACGTTGTTTCCTGATATCTACGGCCGTAGTCTTGTCTTCTACACAATAATAAGATTCAACGTACATCGGATTACCGTCTTCCTCTTTAGGAGTAAGAGACTTGGATAAAATAGCTATATACAGCTCAAATAAATCACGAACGTCATTAGTGTAGAACAAACGACCATCATATAAGTCAATTCTGTAAGAATCCCAGAAATCGAAGTTCTTTTGGTCCAGGTCCTCATTGACAGTTTCTTCAAACGGATACCGAATATTCTTAATACGCATATCCATTTCATTCTTCTTGTCTTCAAGTGAGTAACCTTTATAACATGCTGAATTGATAAAGAAACCTGTATCATACACCCTAAGATCCTTGTCCCATCCACAACAAGATACTGTCTTGTTCCCAGGGAAAGGAGTCTTGGAAATGCCTCTTTCCTGATATCCGGAAGGAGCTTCTTCATCCATCTTACCTGTTATAACATAAATAGAGTCGGAATATATCTTCATTCCTCCTACGGTAGCCAGCAGTTTCTTAGACTCATGGCTTTCTTCAAAAATCTTTTTTCCCATTTTTTTATATACCCTACGTCTTTTCATATATGAAAAGACTATGTTAGAAACAAAATTTGCGGCCGGTTTTAAAGCCGACCGCAAGTTAATATTAAAAGTTATGATTACAAAGAGCTTGGTAACAATTCAATTGTTACGAACCGGCTGGTATCTTTTACCCAACAAGCCGATACAGAATGGCACCAGAATTGTTCTGACATACGAGGATGGCTGGATACAATTTCTTGAGCCGATACTCTGGATGACCATCTACCTTGTTCGTAACCCCACCACATAGAACCGATATCAGGCTTAACGTAGAATACGTTGCTGTTGATATTACCAATACGAGCTTCGGCTGAAGCAGGGATGCCGGCGAATGCATTGGAATATTCAGGAGCGGTCAAGTCTTCCATAATACATGAATATGATGTGATAGGAGTCATACCGTCTACCAACTGGCTTCTATCTACCATATCAACGTAATCCAAAGAAGGTTCGTGTTCTACAATAACCTTACCAATACCCGGAATAGTAACACCCTTGATCTTTACAGTTCCTAATTCAAGAGCATCGTTTGATCCTGTTACCGGATTATTGATAATACGTTCTGTACCCATAAGCGGAGCCAAGGCACCCAATTGAGAGAAGAACTCATCACGGAAGATCTCAACGATATTCTTGTAAGCCATAGCACCTACCTTGAATTTCATTACACGATTTTCAATCGGCATATCGCTACGGCCACGGAAAATATAGTCAGCAGCAGCCAGGAAGTGTTCACGCTTGATACCACCCGGACGAGCGTAAGAAATAACGAAACCACGACGCAGTTGGTGATACAGGCCTTCGTTTTTCATCAAAACACCATTATGGCCCCTGACTCTACCACCGCGCATGAACATAAGTTCGTATGCTTCCATCTTAGCCAACTCAGCCAAGCAGAACAAAGACACTGTATTGGCTACACGTGCTGTACGCATATCAATGCTTCCGTCACCAAGACGAGAACCGATGATAGCATAACTTGCATCACCTCCTCTGATTTCAGAAAGCTGACGAACTTTCTGGTAAGCCTTGTCGATGAAATTCTGTGTACGTTCGTCCGCATAAGCCAAAGACTTAATACCAGCGTACATAGTCGTTTCACCTTCAACACCACGGTGTCCACCAAGCGTAAATTCACAAGTCATAGAACCGGCCTTAGAAGCACCTCCTACACCAGAGAACTGAGTAGAGAACTCACCAAGAACGTTTGTTACCTTCCAGTATTTAATACCGGCACGAAGCATGTCTTTCGGGAAGTATTTAGCACGAGAACGACCCCACAGCTTACACCAGTATCTCCAGTTTTCACCTTCTTGTTTAGGAGGACGCTCTGTAGAGATAAGAGCCTGGCAACCGTTAATCACATCGTAAGTAATAACATCTCCTTGTTTAAATTGTGCATTCAACACAATTTCGAAGAAGCTTTCATCAATACCGGGTTTTGCATATTTCAAAGACGTGTCTTCTACTGTAACCACCTCATACGTTTCTGATACCGGAAGATCATAACGGAATGAACCATTGATACCATTTACGGTAATAGTAGCATCCTGTTTGATCATACCCATATACATAGGCAGAGGATAGTTTGTAATGTTAGAAAACAACTCAAGCATACCCAGATGGTTCTTATCCGGATCTTCGTAGTACCAATCTTCTAAAGAGCTAAGATCGTGTTCTACGATACTTTGCTTAACGACTTTAGCGTCGGTATATCCAATCACCGTGTCACCATTCATGGTGGCCGGGAAATTTTTTGTTAAAAGTACATTAGCCATGAACGAAAAAATGTTTTAATTTTTAATCTATACTGATTTCATCGAACTTCACACCTTGAACTTGATCACCTTTATCATCTACCGGAGCCACCCTCTTGTCTTTATTTGTATGGCTGATGAGCTTATAAATTTTCTTTTTCTCATCAACTACAGCTTGATTCGACTTCTGTTTTATGAACTCTCCTGGGTTCATAAGAAACATAATCAAATCTGGTGCTTCTTCCGGATTCATCATCATCTCCCTTACCCTATTAAATGCTTTGGTAATTCCGGGATTCGATTCAGAAGGTTTTAGGGCAAAATCAAGAGCTTTAGATACCATAGTGTCATTTAGCTGATACTTTTCCTGGATAGAAGACTTAAGGTCTTTCTTATACCTTCTAAAATCTTCTGCATCCTTCGCCTTCTTTTCGGCAGCCTCTTTAGTACGTTGCTGGATAATATCATCCATTCTCTTATCAAGCTCAGCCTTGTACTTTATAGCCTTTGCTTCAACATACTCTTCTCCTTTATTGATAATGCCTTTGAAAAACTCATCAGCTTCATCTTTAGGCAACCCAAGAAGATCAACATAATGGCGAACGATCTTTATCTGATCTGCTTTGTTTTCAATGTCAAGCTTTTCTATCGGAGCGACATTCGTATCATATTGCTTAAGAATATCAACGATATTAGCGCCGGCCTTATCAGCCTGGATAAGCTTCTTAGTAATATCAGAAACAGAGGTAACATCTATCTTATCCTTAACAATGTCCTCTTTCTGGCTTTCAAGGACTGTAGATAGTATGTCACACAACGAATCTTCTTTACTAAAATCAAGATCATTGATAGTAATCTCTTCACCATTTTCACCGCTAAACACCACATCTTTCAAATCGGGAATGATTCCCCTTGAAGAAAGGGCATCCAATACTTTTCTGTAATTGACAACCGGGGTCTCTACCTGATCCTGATTAACGTCAACTACATTCTCTTCTCCTTTTTTATCCTCTTTAGGATCAGGAGTAGGATCAATAACCAGCTCTTCTTTAATTTGAGAACCTTCTTCTACAGGCTTCTCATCTTTTTTAGCCGGTTCATTACCATTAATAGGCAGAATATCTTCTTCCCTATTATAAACATCATCAATCGGACCGATACTAAAAATATCGTCCAATTCTACTATTCCATTTTTTTCTAATTTTCCCATACTGCAAAAATATTTAAATACCTATATTTCAGATAAAAAACCTATAAGTGTTTAATCTTCACTAAAAATTAAATATCCCCAAATTTTATTAGAGATTTTCTAATGAAATTTGGGGATATTTAATCCTTAATTCTTATTGATTCCGGCTACATACCTTTTAGTGGCGTCTTCCCTCGCTCGTTGAGCAAGCTCTTTGGATTTTAATTTTAACTCTTCCATTTTCATTCTCATTTCATCATCATGAAGTTTGGAATCATTTTCGATCTTCTTATCCTCTATCCTTTCCTTGCTTTCTATATCAGCTTGCCTTACGGTCTGATCTGAAACAGAAGCCAGGAAGTTGAGGGAGGTGGCGTCGCTCTTGGCGTCTGCCGCCCTGCCTGCCGCCTGAATCTTCTCTTGAAGTATCCTGTATTGACCTTTCTTGTCTTCCAAAGCAAGTTCATGCTGACGTTGCTTATCCTTCTCAGCAGCTTCAGCTTGTATCTGTTGCTGGTTAAGCTGCATCTGATTCTGTTGTTGCTGCTGCATCTGACGCTCGTTGTATGCGCGAGTATTCCTTGCATTCTGTATAAGTTCCACCATAGAATCTGATGTGAAGATAGATGCAAGATCGTAAATATCGCCTCCGGCTGTATTTAGCTGCAACATGAAAGTTTTAAATTTCTCAAGCTCATCCCTTTTCTTGGAATTAGATAATGCCTGAACACCAAGATGCCTTAGACTAAGACCGTCGGTTCCTATAGATAAAAACGCTCTGGTAAGATCACTTTTTGTGTACATTACAGAAATATCCTTTCCTTCTTCCTGACATTGTTGAGCAACAGCCAGATGAAGATCCAAAGCGCGTTTCTTGAAGTAACCGAAGTTATCAAAGTATATCTGTGTTTGTAACATAGATGCTGTAACGCCCTGCTGGACCCCGGTGGCGGTCTCATACCTGTTGGGGCCGTTAATTACTTGAGGCGTGATACCAACCATTTCAAAACATTTCATCCTCGACCATTCAGCAAGTTCCATTCTTGTTTTAAGTTGCTCTGTCTGGGACAAATCATAGACAGCAAACTGGTTGAAAGGGACACCACCTTTCGTGTTTTGAGATGAGGTATCTAATGTAAGAGCACCTACAGACTTAGCTACATCAAGAAGGTTTGCCCATATATCAGCCACATCTTCACCCAAATCCTTGTATTCACTCGGAACCAGATTTATATCTCCTAAGAAGAATTTACCGATCTCCTTTTCAAGAATATTGTTTATCTGGTTTATGGAGAAATTATAGAATATTTGATATGGCTGAATCCTGTTAGCCATAGAAGTACCGATATATCCGGCAACAGGTAAAACAAAGTCATAGATGTTGCTATCCCCTTTTATCTGGTGATCGATAGGTTCTCCATCCAGATACAGGTTGTCCTGAGCGAGGGCACCTCCACTTATTTTAACCCCGTACCTTACCTGTGGAACGTAATCTACGAAATAGGTATTAATCTCCGGGTTCTCCATTCCCTTACTCATGGTTCTGGTAATTTTCTTAATACCATTTTCCTGTAAAAAGTCCTGAAGAAGCTCGTCGGTTACCATTTCGGTAGTTACTAATCCGGTTTCAGTTTGGTAGGTAATTACATACACCTGAGCCGGGGATACCCAATATGATTCAGTTACCTGATACAAATCACTACGAACATGCTCGTCGCTTAAACTCTGGGCACGGTTATAATAATTACCATGCTCTAAATTTGGCATGAATCTGGTTCTGTGATATTCGTTGCCATTACTATCGTATCCGGTATATGTGCCGGCTGGAATACCGTAATAATCCTCATAAGCTTTTATAGAAGCATAATCATTATATCCTTTCCAAGGTATTACCTTATTCTGATATAACATCCCTACACTCGCCGATTTGGATAAACTTACATAGCTTCCATTATCACCATTGTTATAAGTACCATTGAAATTATCAGCACCTCCTATAAGCTTTTGCTTGTCTTTTGCCGTAAGAAGATGCCCCCACCTTACTATAATATCATTGGCAGTATAATAATGAACACGACCAATATAATCACCGTACTGCGGATACTTGCTATCTAATGTCTTAGAATAAAACGTATTCAACGGAGACCATCTCTCCGGCTTATAATAGTCGTATCCTACATGATAGTTTCTAAAACAACGACCGGTAAGAAGATAGTCGATGAAATTCTCGGTGTCTATCTCATCCATGTAAAAACGCCCCCTGTCTGCTTCAAGCGTATGAGAACCCCATATAACCTCGGCAGTCTTCCATTTTGTATTCATGAAATTCTCTATCTCAGGAGGGGTCATAGATGCTTTCACCTCTTGTATCTGTTGAGCATAAGCCTGCTTTTCTTCTTCGCTTGCAAAATTATTATAATCCGGATCCAATCCCCTATTTAACAATTCTTGCCTAACCCTTCTGTCCAATTCCTCTTTAATGTAATTATGAAGGAGATTCTCCTTCGTGGCAGAATACTGATTCACTTCAGATTCGTCCAATCCAACTACATTATACTTGTCAGAAAGGTTGCCCAACCATCCTACAAAAGCGTTTACGATCGTACCTATTATATCATAATGACGTAAGAATGATGGAATATTTACATTGTCCCTTATAGACTGAACATCCTTAAGATAAGGAATTACGTCTTTCAGCTCCATAAAGGATAACTTACCTTCCATCATTCTATAAAAATCCTTGAACTTCTGGTTCTCATCAAGCTGCTTCAAACCAATCAATTCAAGAGAATCCATAGTGGCTTTAAACCACTCCTTGGTTTTTCTCTTGGTAGGTATCGCCTGTACCGGCAAACCTGAAAATACTCCTCTGGCCGGAAAAGCCTGATCTCTATTGAAATATTCCATCCTATTATCCTATTTTTCACAAAGATAAGGAATTTGTTCTCGTCACCTCATTTTATAAGGGTTATGTCTTCTTACCGTAAATCCTTTAACCTGTTCCATCTTCTTACGTTCCCTCTTCTTTTGATTCTCCTTCTGAGTCGTACTTTCAGGCATGTAACCCATATCATCATAATACTTAGCCAGAAGAAGAGCGTGGCCGAAGGCTATGATACGGTCGGTGTTGACCCCAGGGCCGAAGGCTATGATCTCATCAAGAAGTTCTATATCAGGGATACGGTAAATACCTTTCTGTGTTATTTCATTACCATCATCATCATACCCGACAACAACATCCTCCCAACAATATTGAATAACGGTATTGAAAAGCATGCGCTGATTGGGAACCGTAGGAGCCAAACCGAGCTTGTTGTTCTGACGGGCGCCAGCACGGATAATCTTACCGGCAAGACGTTCACCGTCTTCCAGTAACATGAGCTGCTTATTTCGTCTCGTAAGATACAGTTCATACATTCGATCGGCATTCTCCATAAGACACTTAGCCCCATACGCTTCTTGAAGTATTTCACAATTCCTACAAAAATCATCGGAAGATGGAGGACGTGATGCGTATGATGCTACTATGCAATAAGCAAATGGATCGTTGATTTTTACATACCTTTTAAGTACATAAAACGTACCAACAGAATCAGTATCAGCCTTGTCTGATTTATAGGGGTCGCAATTATGGGTAGTTATGTGATGACATAAATAGGTATGCGTATCACAATCAAAATTATACACAGGACCAGAATACAATTCCTTCTCTATACTTTTAATCCTTATATAAATATAATTACCATCACTACTTATAAAACACCCCTTTTTCTTAGCCTTGATTATTTTATCTGAAATAATAATACCATCAAGCTTAACACTGCTTATACCAAATGATAGTAATTTTAATATACCATTTGTACCAAAAGATAAATAATATAAACAATTACTTTTCTTAAAATGACCTTTAATAACATCAGATCTATCGTTTTTATTAATTTTTATATTAGAAACTATTCCTATTGAAAACAAAATATCTTGTACACTCTCTAATAATTTTAAATTACAGCTTGTATATTCAATAGTATATAATTTCTTACCATTAACGGCATAACAACAACCATCCGTATCAAGATATCCACACAAAAAAGAAACCTTATACTCATGAGGTATATACTTAACCCATTCTGGTATAAATTTTCCATTGGCATATTTACCAAATGTGGAGTCCATCCATATTGCAAACTCCTTTACACTGCAAAATATCTCGCAACTATTATCCCTGAATCTTTTATTAGTATATTTACCAAAACATGATTTACATATATCATCTATTTTCTTTATAAACTTATCATTGTTTTTATGTGTACTTATATATATGCCTACATGATGTTTGTCTATCCTTGAATACCCATTACCTATCCAAGCTCCTATTAAATACCATAAATCATCAGACATTACATAAGGGAATAATTCTTTACAAGGATATATCTCCTTTCTGTAAATATTTGGATATTTAATCCACATTCCACTCTTTACATCAGATACTTTAACAAAATCAAAGCTAAATAAATCTTCACATATTATTTTACCATTTTTAAGTTTATTGTCACTAACATACAATGGATGCTCTTTCGTAAAACGTGTTATTGAAACTCCATTATACATTTTAACATCATACACATCTTCATCTATTTTATTATATAACAGTCTTTTGTTAATAAAAACATATTCTCCATCTTTATTTACAAGCTTATCTTCATATTTTACATCTTCAACGTATTTCCACCCTTTATCTGTTAATACTCTCTCACCTGGAAGTAAACATCCACTCACGTATGTGAAATCAAAAATACCTCCATCTTCAGGCGGATTTTCGTATATAACAATAGGAGCATCTATATTTCCACCTTGGAACGGATAATCAGCGAGCTGTTTATCACTAAAATGATAGCCCATTTTCATTCCATCAGTCTGATATATGTCTACTGTTTTCCCTGGTCTTCCTTCTTCAAGAAGACGGCTTTTGTGCTTCAAAGCATCTTCTACAGGAAACCTATTTACATTCGTATTAAGAAAACAATCATCTATAGACAAAGGAAATGCCATTCGTTCCTGAACGTATAAAGCTCTATCCTTTTTGACAAGTTCATCAAGACGAGATTTTATCTTCTTAGTATTATCATCAAATTTTGATACCTGAATATCTATTTTCTTAAGACCTGTAGCTTTCTCTATTCCAAGGTACTTATCTAAGGTTGTTGTTTCCTTATCATAAGCATGAGACATCTGAGCAGGAACAAAACAACCGGATTGACTAATACGCCAAGTTGGTTTTAAACAACGTTTATTAAGCAGATCATAATTCATGACAATAAACCCGTATTCAGCAGGGTTATTCATCACTTTTTGAGCATCTTGAGACTTTTCAACGTTGCCGCCCGTACCGGAGCATATCATCATCCCCCTCATTCTACCGTGCATCATATGGGCAGGACGACCTTGTAAGTATGCTGCTAAGAACGGGAATTTACCTACCTCATCATAAATAGACGTATATGGTGTTCCAGATGCGGTCTTAAGAGAAGCACCAGCTTTACCGCTATCAATATTGGTAATACGAATACGAGCGTGAACGTCACGAATATTGTTCACCGTCTTAGTACCCATAATAACCTCTTTAAACCAATCATTACCTGTTCTATTTATTCTTAGATAAGGATGTATATTATCAAGACCAAACTCAAGATACTCACCAAGACTCATAAGGTCCTCCTTGCTTGACCCAATAACATTATGCGTCAAATTGTACGTCATTGTAGCATTACGAGCCAAAAACGAGCTCATTATGGCCGTATTATGAGTAACGATGTAATTGGTGGTCAAAAATAAATGAGAGTCATTATCAACGGTTATACAAGTGGCATGCTCTTTTCCGTATATCGATATGGATCTTATTTTTAATTCCTTACGATTCCTTGATAGTATAAGTTTGTTCCCCTCCAATTTAGCATACCAACCTGAAGCCCAAAACATACGTTGTACAAAATTTATGACATCCATATCAATATGAGACAACGTAAGCTCTTCTTCTCCGGTTACTACGTTTCTGAAAGAACGAATGAAGTTTTCTATAAAATCTTTCTTTTGATCTATGGACGATCTTAAAAACTTCTTACAAACGTATTTATCAAAAAACATATCCCCACCATAGCCACCGAGATAAGCCGCCAGCATCGAGGCATAGGCCGACGGTGGAACCGGCAGCTTTGCCGTAGGGTAGTTCAGGGCCTCACCTACTGGAATAGACATACTCTTATAATCCAATCCGGCTATGGCTCTAAGACTCCTAACATGCCATTTTCCTCCATGATTGACACGCCATTGATGATTACCGCAGCAAATAACGTTACGACCGTCTTCGAATACGACTCTGTATGTAGTTACTTTCCCTTGAGGATAGACACCTACGACTTCTACCAAATTACCTTTATCGTCATATATCTTATCCCCTACAACGATATTTCCTATCATCTTTTCCCGGTCCTCAAGATAAAGTATCTCAGAGTCAAGAAGGGCTTTTCCAAAACGACGGCACCCGAACATGAATATTCCTTTATTCTCTTCTTCCGCCTGCTTTAGAAATTCGGCAAACATCCATTCATTATCACGAAGCTGAGAATTTCCAGGAATACGATCATCTCCTACGTCAATCATCATCTTCCAGAAATTGATATGCCAGTATAGCCAAGGATGGATAAATACACCATTTATGGTAACACCGTTAAGGAGTTTCATAGCCTCATTCTCCCAGAATTGCTTGACATCATCGTCTTGCTCTTCATAAGAATAAAGGTCATTCCATAACGGGATATCGTTACCCATATTTATATAAAGTTCTTTGCTATCAAAATTCATGACAAAACTACTTATCGAGCTTGCTCTTAGCCTCATTCTTAACAAAAGACTGAATACCTGATACTGTTTGTCCTCCTTTTAGGCTTTTCTTGTTTTTGGCAGCCTCAAGCTGATTATAGACATCCATTATCCCACACATCTTAATATAAGATTCAGTCCATTGCATTAAGCTATCAGACAAGCTTTTTTGAAACCTAAATTCTTTCTCCCTCTTATCGGAATCTTCTATTTTATCCCAAGGGTTTTCAGATAGATAACGTTCAGCCTTATCTATCTGATCCCTTAACACAATAAGTTTCCGATCTACGTAAGAGACATCATCATTAGTCGGCTTTCTTGCTTTCATTGTTGATAATTTTTAAAAAAGCCTCATACTGAGACTTAAGCATATTAAACCTGTCTTCAAGAGAAGATGGATCAACACGATACTTACACATGTTTTTTATTCCTTCCTCAACAGATTCGTCCTTGAACGCAACAGAATCAGTATTGTTATCAACGTACATAATAAAATCTGATTCTACGTCGTTTACTATTCTGTCAAGAACCTTCTTACTGTCATCATCTACATTGAGATCATGACCGGCGTTAATAGATAACCTGTAGACGGTCTTGACAGAGGAAGATACTTTCATTATCTCTTGTTGATACAAGTTGGTCATAAACGACTTTTCCTCCAAATCAATAAAGTCTTCTAACTCTATGTTGTTTTCCTCATCCTTCTTTCTAATAATATCCTTAGTTAGCTCTTCCATCTCCTCTCCCACCTTATCTTGTGCAGACAGTAGATGGTTGTAATAAGAAATAAGATGTTTTATATCTGAATCAAAATCAATCTTCTTCATTATCAATAACCTTTTTATCGTAAATAATAACGTCCATCAACTCCATTGACAAATTATAATCAGCCACTTCAAAAAGCTCGCTGTCTGTCAACGTCCTTAAAAAAGAAACAGATAATCCTCTTTTCTTGGCAAAAGATCTAAGTACGGCATAGAGAATGTCCCCGGCAGAATAATCAGGGAGATCGTCACAAGATGCCTGCAACATAGAAAATAAGGATTTCCTTTTATCTTCGCATTGTAAATGCCTTGCTTTACCACAGCCGCTCATAATACTTAACTTTTTTGGATTATAATACCTTCGAAATTAAACGGAATCTTTTCCTCTTTTTGAGATCCATCTTTTTGATAGTGAACAGTCATATGTTTTACGAATCTTCCTATTCCAAATCCTGCTGTATGTATCTCTATATTGAACTTAAAGTGACGGGAGTCTATGATATTCAAATTAGAAGACGTACATCCACAAGATGTCTCTGATGCTGTTATCTTCATATCATGCTTCGACTCAAGAACGAATGAAAACCTTATACTGTTCCCTTTCTCTACCGGTTCAAAAATAATTTCAAATGATTTACCGTCTTTAGATAGGTCAATATTATATTGCTTGTCATCTGTAGAAATAACATTAAATTCATCAGAATCCATTGTAATAAGTTCTAACCTGTTCCATCTTGACTTCTCATCATAAAAATCAATAGAATACTGACGATCCATCCACGAAGGACGGGGAAGCCCCTCCCCAAGCGCACACTCCTCTGTCTTGCTCCAGGCCTTCTGCTTGATGAAGCACGTACATACCGAACAACGATTTTTACCTATTTTCTTGCTTACGTATAAAGAAAGAGGAAGCATAGAGTTAGGGACGTTCTTGGTATTGAATTTACATCCCTCACACTTTTCAAGACGTTCCTTGTACCAATCGGGATAATCTTCTTTTTTTCTTGGAAGTTTTTTTAATATCGTATCCATAAAAGCATCGTATATAACTTCCGCTTGCAAAATTTTTTTCATAACTTATCTGTTAAATTCCTGTTCTTGAATATTTTGTATTTCACTAAAACTATGACCCTTACGAGATTTAAAGATAGATAATTTGTTGTGTTTTATCAACATATCCCCACCTTTTATCTCACCTGAGTTATAAGCATCCTTTATCATCCTTATCTTAATATCAAGGCACTGAAGTTCTTTTTCCTGATACTTAGATAATTTTTCTACCTTGGATTTAAGACGCTCAAGATTGTGTTTGCGCCTCTCCATCTCATGAAGGTTACAAACCATATCACCCACATACGGAAACGATACAGACACGTTATCTGTGTACGTACATAAGTTATTGGCATAAGAAATACTGGCTCTGAAAACGTCACGTATCTGGTTTCGGTCGTAAACGCCCCCGGTCTTATCCATCACATCATCTATAATATGTGACTCAAATGATATAGGGAAATTATTCTTCACCATCGGCTTCAAAAGTTTTCTTTCTGTAAAATAAAGAAACCAACGCACATTGATCTCTTGAACCCTCCAATACAAAAAGACGGCGCATGTTCTCTATATCCGGACATAAACACCTTGTCCTGTAATTCCCTTCACGGTCAATCAAAATACCACGTTTCTTCATCTCCGTATCCAAAACCGATACATATTGAAGATCGGTACTGAAACAATGAGAAAACTTCTTCTTCGTCTCATACGAGTATCCAAACACAAAATAATAGGCAAGAAGATTTAAGTGCCTCGCATCTATGACATTCTTCTCATTGCCGGAAGCCATTAGGTATCCGTTATAAAACAAAAGTATCTTCTTGGCCATATCCACCGTATTGGAATAAGGTACTAAAAGCCTATAAGCTCTATTACTAACATCTTTATTATCACTTTCTTTCATGAGATTATTGTTTTGATACAAAGATAAGGATTAAGGATTTATAAATTTAAAATTAACGTATTTTATATATATAATAAGGTTAATCGTTCCACATGAAAAGCTGTCCCTGCTGCCGGGGCTGTCGGTGCGGTGACACGGGCCTGCCCTGAGCCTGCCGCCTGTCCAGCTTATCTCATGGAATCAGTTTGTAATAACATTTTGTATTTTACTATCCATTTTGTTATCATATGTTGATAAATCGAACATATGATAACAAAATGGAATATTTATTATAAATCCATATGTAGTGTAATGATTATATAGAGAAGGGAATACGAATGCGGGAACCGCATGAGTGTTCCCGAAAGTAAATAGATTAAATCCATTTAAGTTATTATATAGTTGAAAATTTATTTTCTGCTATATACATACGAAGTATGTTATATATCCAAATTGCCACTTGCTGAAAATGAGGCTATTACCAACAGCCTTGTGTGTTAAATAATGTCAACAATAATAAAAGCTCCTATCTATCTCAGACCGGAGCTTTAAATTAATATACATGTATCATACATCGTATATTAATTTCTGCTATATTTGCAGAAATTAAAAAACTTAAATATGGACAAAGATATTGACATAATTTCAATTACAATTAATGGTGAATCAAATTTTTCGCTTTTAAGGAGAAATTTCTCGCTTACACCTTCTGAGGCTCGTCAGGTATCGGAAGGGAAGATGGCTATCAGGCAGTCTAAAAACTCATTGATTTTTCCTGGTATTCCTAAATATGCCAGAGATGAGTGGCATAAAGATAGAATTAAAAAGTTTGAAGAGACTGGTGTATGGGAGGCTCCTTCCAATATGTATTGGATGTTCAAGATGCAAACAGTAGCGTATATTTTAGCCAATACAAACCCGTTTTCAAGCATTCAAGTAGATTATGATAAGTTAGCGTCTGGTATTGTTTATTTTTTCAGAGTGACATATTTTGGTATTACAACTACTCGCATAGAGGATCTTAATTATATAACAAATGTTGTCATAAGTGAGATAAGAGAAGTAAAAAGAATAGGGTACGCAAGATATCTCAAGAATGCCAGAGAGAAATATCGAGATATGTTTGTTAGTAAAACTAGGTTTCGTTGTGTTAAAAAAGTAAGGGGAGAGAGAAGATGTGATACGGCAAGAAAGGAGAGGACGAAATCGAAGGTATGTGCTGTAGCTGAATTTATTCTTCAAAACCTAAAGAAGAGAAAGGGGGTGAGGAAGTTTATGACTAAAGATGGAAGATTTAAAATAAATCTACTTATTAAAATTAAGGATTTGATACTTAGTAAATTTGGAGATGATTTGAAGTTCAGAAGAATAAGAGATTATATAAGAGAAGCATTATTATTCCTTAATATAAAAAAGGAACAAATATTAGAAGAATGTGCTATATATGATATGGAGGAGGATTATGACGAGTTCTTTGTTCGAAAACTTATTCGAAAATATAGGCAATGGTCTTATTCTGTATTGGGGCATGTTGTTAATATGGTAATGCCTAAAAATAAAGATGATATGATTATTGAAATGATATGTTAGAATAGAATATTAGAATTTGTTACAGAGCCACTTATCTAATTTATTATTTCTTTTTAATTCTAATTAATTCATTTTATGTTTTATGTTTTATCTTATTTTCATACTTTTGTTTTATAGAACAAAATCAGAAAAAATATGGCTATAAGTTACAACAAAAAACTAATGGAATGCGTTCTTCGTTCAGTTATGTCTGAAGGTAATGTCGCTCAAGGAAAGGCTATTAAGTCTATTTGTAAGTCACCTAAACCGCTTTTTATAACAGGTAGGGCCGGATCTGGGAAGACATTCTTTCTTAAACGTATTATACCGGCATTAAAAAATGCGGTTGTTGTCGCTCCTACCGGTATTGCTGCTGTTAATGCAGGCGGCCAAACCATTCATTCTTTTTTCAGAATCGGTATGCAACCTTACATTCCAGAGATAAGGAATGGCAAGTTTATGGACAATTGTGAAAACAAGTTCAGAGGAGAATCCGAAAAGATTTTACAGAATATAAAATATCTTATCATAGACGAGATTTCTATGGTTCGACCTGATCTTCTTGACAACGTAGCTGACATTCTTCGTCGTGCAAGAGGCGACAAGGATCCGTTTGGAGGCGTGAAACTTATTATGGTAGGAGACTTATTTCAGTTACCACCTGTAATCAAAGAAGATTTCTTTAGAGAAATATACGATACATCTTATTTCTTCAGCTCTAAGTCCATTATGGCTTCTGGTATGGAAATGGTATCTTTTGAAAAAATATATCGTCAGAAAGATGAGAAATTTATCAGCATCCTTAATAAGGTTCGTGATGGTCAGATGGATGATGATGTGTTTACTACGCTAAACAGTAGATGTATTCAGCCTGAAAATGGCGCAGGATATGTTGAGATTGTTACGACTAATGCCAAGGCTACGGCCATTAATGAAATGAGGATAAATTCCGTACCTGGATCATTAAGAAAATTCGAAGCTATTATAAAAGGTGATTATCCTAAAGAAGCTCCTGTTGAAAAGACGCTTCTTATAAAAGAAGGTTCCAGGGTTATGATTACCAGAAACGGAGGAGAGTACGTAAACGGATCTCTTGGCGTTGTGTCTTCTATTAAAAATGGGGAGATTGAAGTAGTTCTTGATCGTCCTAAAGATGAAGAGCATGTTAAGGTTATTATCACACCATGTTCGTTTGATAAGGTAAAATACGTCAGAAATGGGTACAAGGTAGAATCTGAAGTTATTGGTTCTATTGTTCAGTATCCGATAAAAGCCGGTTATTCGATAACTGTTCATCGCTGCCAAGGTCTTACGTTAGATGCTGCCATGATGGACGTATCGAACTCTTTTGAAACAGGACAGTTATATACGGCACTTTCCAGAGTGAAAAGCTTAGATGGAATGTATCTTCGTCAACCTATCCCTAAAATGGTAAAGACAAGTGATCCGGTGGTTATTGATTTCTATAATAAAACACTTTCAAACGAAGGAATCGTTGAACCTATTCCAATGGAAGAGCTTGAAAAATCAATGATCAATTTGTCAACCGGATCTGAAATAGATTTTGCAGAGTTTAATTTATAAAAATATAAACATGTCAAGAGTAGATAAAATATTTCAAGACAATTTGGCTCTTATAATGAGCCAGCCGTTGGAAGAGGTAAAGCGACCGGTCTACGGTGACGGGACAGGCGTAAAGGTGAAGCGTATCCTGCAAGTATGCAACCAGTACGATCTTCGTCGGGAATTTCCTCTTGGTTCACTTAGACCTACTAATCTTAAAAACTCCATAAAAGAAATTTTGTGGATTTGGCAAAAAAGATCAGTAGATGTTAAAGAACTTGGTCTCCATATCTGGGATCAGTGGGCTGATAAAAATGGGAAGATTGAAGGATGTTATGGTGATATGATTAACACTCCCGTTATATTAGATGATGCTAAAAACGATACTTACATAATTAACCAGAATGGTTATTTTATTAATGGAAATGAAATAGTAGGTCGTGCTTATGAAGGGTATGGATTTGAAAATCAAACAGATTTTATTCTATGGTCGTTGAAAAATGATAAGTCATCAAGACGTATCATAGCATCTATGTTTAACCCTGTTACTAATTCTGTTAAACCTCTTCAAGAATGCGCGTTCCAGATTAATTTATCTGTTAAAGGAGATGAGCTTTATATGACGCTTTATCAACGTAGCCAGGATGCTATTGTTGCCGGCCTATGGAATGTAGCACAGTACGCGGCGTTGATGATGATGTTTGCTCACGACGCGGGTCTGAAGCCGGCTGTTTTTACGCACTTCATCCAAGATATGCATGTGTATGATCGTCACGAAGAACAGGCAAACGAGCTCCTTCGTCGATCCCTATTCGGGCCGGTTCCGCAGGTTACTATCTCGTCTCGTATGGAAGGGAAAGGATTCTATGATTTCACTCCGGATGATTTTGAGGTATGGAATTATGAACCAAAGGAGCAAATCAAATTCGAAGTAGCGAAATGAAAATAAGTATAGATCGAAGGGTTAAGATGGTTCCTATCATGGAAATCAATGCCGGAGATGAAGTTAATGTAGGAGGTTTTAATTATGTTGTTGAAAACATACTTCCATGTAGGAAAGGATCTTATTCGGATTCATATGGAATTAGGTTGGTCATGTCTTCTTACAAACATGGCCAACTTGTAAGAAAAGTAGATAGTGTTTTTTCTATCGATTCTATTTTGGTATTTCTCCCTAAAGGAGACTCTGTTGTAGTAGAGTGCTCTTATAGAGAGCTGGAAGAATGTTTCCCTAAAATATGATGTAATGACAGGAGAAGAAAAATGTAACCGATGCGAGCAGTTTGGACCTAACGGTCTAACTGACTATCCATGTAAAAGGATTCCATCAAGGAACTGTCCTTGGTTTATTAAAATATCGGATAAGAAATATAAGAAGATTCTTGCCGATAGGGTGAAAAGAATTAAGGAGAATGAGAAACTTAAGCAAGAGATGATGAAAGATCAGGATCTTGTTGAAGAAGTAAAACAAAATACAAAAAGATTAATGCAATGAAAAAGAAAAATATAAAACCAGAAGAAGTGGAAGTCGTTATTCCTAAAGAGGTAGAAGCTATTAACATATGTGGAGATATCAATAGTTTTATAAAACATATTATATATGTCAGCTTGGATAAGGTGAGTAGTGATAGGGCGTTTGTCAATAACGATATTCTGTATATGGTTACATACGCATCTATAAAAGGTAAAAATATACCCGTTGGTGTATTAGCAAAACAAAAGGAAGCTAAATCAGAAGATATCGCTATGCCGTTTGAGGATATTGGAAGGGACGTGAATGTCGTGTATCCTATTGAAATAGGAAAGATGTTTAAAGGCTTTTATATTCTTAGTAACGGCTCTGTGGCTATTGATTACGAACTTACTGACAATGGAGGTTTTGAAGATGATGACAGCATTGGTAAAATCGACATGAATTTAAATTAGTGTAGGTATGGTGTTATATATAGCAGCAGATCCGGGAAAAGATGGAGCCATAGCCTGCATCGATCAAGACAGTAAACTAATATCAAGAATCTCCACTCCAAGAATATCAGCTTCAGGGCCGGTAGACTTGACTAAAGAATATGTTTTTTGCCGAGATACGATCGTAGAAAACAATCCTGATAGGGTAGTGTTCGTCATAGAGGACGTCCCCGCCCTATCCGGGGTCAGCACGTCCTCAACAGCCTCCCTCATGGAGAACAAAGGTCAACTGCATGGGCTGTTCCTCTCCCTCTGCATGGCATTTCCGGACATAAGTTGCTCCGTTAATTTCATAGCCCCTAAAACATGGCAGAAATTGGTTTGGACGCATTCTGATAAGGTCATGGAGGCCAGTAAGGTGAATACTAAGAAAACGTCATTGTCTTGCGCTAAAAGGCTGTGGCCAAACGATACGTTCGTTAAAAACGAAAGATGTAAGACAGCCCATGACGGTATAGTTGATGCGATGCTTATAGCAGAAGCAGCAAGAAGAACCATTTAATCTATTTTAAATCATTTTAAATCCAATTAATTCGTAATTAGATTTTAAAATAATACATTTGCAGTGTTAGATAGTCATAATCGTAAGTTTTAAAAAATGAAAGTAAGAGTTCCTGGCATACTAATGAATGAGAAACTTTCAAACATTTCAAAGATGTTTGATAAGGTTCTAAAGGATTGTGTCACATCGAATATAAAAATTACTTTATATTTTGATCATATCCGGATACAAGCCATGAACGAACGTATAACATATACGGATGATATTTTCGATGTGAATACTGATATTTCTTGTGACTATAAGTTTTCTCTTTTAGTAGATGCCGGGACTCTTATTTCGTTTTTTAAAAATCATAACCAGGATATAGAGATAGAGATTAAAAACGATTACAGTATCGTTTTTAAATACGATAGAGGATCTTTTTCTTCTACTTGGATTGAGGATAAGGCTTTCCCTGATTTCTTTTATCCTGTAGGTGATGGTATTCGTGTTATGAGTTCGTCTTTCATTCAGTCTATGAAAAGATCTTTTGCGTTTGTTGGATCGGATGAATTTAGACCAGCTATATGCTCGATTCTTCTTAATGTGAAGAAGGACTATATTGACATTGTTTCTACTGATATGTTCCGTCTGTTTATAGACAGGAAAGAGTATGCTAATGCAGTAGAAGAAAGGTCGATTATGCTAAGTGAGGTCGCAGCTTCTATTTTATACCGCTTTCTATCTGATAAGGATACGGAGATCAGTATTTCCACAGATGGTGTTAGGACGTTTTTATGCTTTGATAATGTGATTATATCGGATATGAACGTAGAACAACAGTATCCTAACTACGAATACGTATGTAATAAATTCGAAAAATCTTCGAGTGTTAAGTTCGATAGGGATTTGCTTATATCGGTTCTTAATTCCATGACTTTAGTGGATAATGTTGTCAATGTTAAGGTAGATGAAGAAAACGGCATAACAGTAATGTCTGAGGATTTTGGAAATAGAAAAAAGATAATGGAATCAATGCCTTTTAATGCGCTGGAAGGCCCGTGTTTTAATTTTTCTATCGGTAAGGAAAATATACTGTCTTCCGTAAAATCACTTATAAAAGGAGATGTTGTTATGGATTGGTCTGATCAGTATAAGATGATAAAGATGTTCAATCCTAAATACGAATCAACATACGTCTTAAATCAAACATTGTATAATCTATAAACAATTAATAATATGGCTTTTAGAGAAAACAGAAGTTTTGGTACAACTTATTATTTGTATATTAATTCAGATGGTAACTTGTATGAAAAAAGTAACGAACCAAAAGAAGGTTTTGTTCAGCACATAAATCCTAATAGCGGTCAGCCGGCAGGATACTGGAAAGAGTATTATAATGGAATAGTTGGGTACATCAACTACATCGGGTTAAAGACAAGTACTTTCTCTAATGGAAATACTGCTACTAATTTCCTTATCGTGTTGAAAGATTACGAGCTTAATGAAAACTATTGTATTTCCATACCTCTCGTTAATCAAAAAGGAAATATCAAGGGCTTTGTTAAGAGCTTCGTAAAATACTACGAAAACATCGATTTCAGTCGTGAAATTTATTTCAATGTCTTTAAGAAGAAGAAAGATGATGAGTTTGGATCTTCGGAACTTATTATAGCATATGCCGGAGTAGACGGAGAAAATGATCAGCTTGTTGAACGTTTTTATAAAAAAGGCGTAAATGGTTGGCCTGACCCTGTTGAAGTTACAGGATTTGATGGCAAGAAAAGCCTCGATTATTCAGCTCAAAACAACTTTACTTATCAGAAGATTACTGAATATTCAAACAGGTTCAATGCTTCTATTAAAGATATCAGAGCAGGTATAATGGCTAAATTAGGTTTAGGAGGAAATACTCAGCAAGAGCCTACAGCCCCTCAGACTTATACCCAGCAGCCGGCCGCGCCTCAACAGGTTCAACAACCTCAGTCTGTTCCGAGTGCTATTCCGTATCAGAATTACCAACAGCCTGCTCAACAGCCAGCACAGTATCAGGCACCGGCTCAGCCTGCTGCACCTGCCCAGGCACCTACTACAAGGAGCACCAAGCCTCAGCATCAGACGCAGCCACAGCCGCAAGCACAGATGCCGAACTTCCCTCCTATGGAAGAAGAAGACCTTCCATTTTAATATAAACATCAGCCCAGGAGAATAACATCTCTTGGGCTTTTAAAGATTGTGTAGAATGATAGTAGAAATAGTTACAAGATTTCCCCTTATTAAACTTCGTAGGAAAGTGACAGAAGAAAGGATTATGGCGAAGCATGGGGATAAATTATGTATGATCTACTCAGAAACCAGAGAAAAATATAAGCAAGGAGATGAGTGGGTCGATGATCCTAATGATGCAGACATAAGTACTTTTCGTGAGTGCTATGAATCAACTAAGGACATAAAAAAAGAAGGTATTGTTTATTGTACTATAAAAATATGATCATGGATAAGTTAGAAGATATTGAAAGACTTCTTTCTGAAAAAGAAGATAGCAAGAAGGATACTGTTTCTGAAAAGAACAACAAACATAAAAAAGAAGATAAGGTTGTTAATAAAATACCTGAATCGTATTTGACTCCAGGTTATCAGAAGACTGTGCAGGTAGGTATTAAGAAGCTGTATCCCGATGTCGTGATACCTGAATACAAGCATGATGGTGATGCATGTTGTGATATTCGTGCATATAGAGTGGTGAAGATGGTGAATGACATGGGAGTGGAAATAGATGTTCCTTCCGATTTTGAATCAATAACCTTATATCAAGGTTATTCTGTTAGAATCGGAACCGGCTTCAAATTGAATATCCCAGAAGGATGGTGCGTGAATGTAGAAGGAAGATCAGGATTCTCTTTTGACGAGGGAGTGGTAGTTACTAACGCGCCCGGTAAATGCGAATTTACCTACAAAGGAGAGTATATGGTTAATCTTACTAAAATCAATAAAAAACCGACCGTAATCCATAAAAACGATCGAATAGCTCAGATGGAAATCGTTCCACAATACAAAATGGTATTGGAAGAGGTGACAGATATTGAGGTAGAAGACGGAAATGAACGTGGAGAAAAAGGTCTTGGTAGTTCTGGAGTTAAGTAATATTTAAATATTTTGAAAATGAGCATGTTAGGTTTTACATTCATCACAGACAGCAAGCTGTCAATGTACAGGGAGAAAGCTATTAAATCCGAAAATCTTGCAAAAGAAATTGAGGAAATGCAGGATAAGGCTGATTTTTACAAGGAAAGGCTTTCAGAACTTAAGTCAGATATTGCTTCAAAGGATAAAGAGATTTTATCTATTGGCAAAGATCTTTCTGAGTCTAAGGAAAAGATTGACGCCTTGAAGGAAAATCAGAAGAAGCTGATAAAAAGCGTCAAGAAGAAAACGGAAGAACTTGATGCGGCCAAGGCTGATCTTGACAAAGTCAAGTCCGATCTTGATGAGGCTAATTACAAAATCAGTAACTTGGAAGAAAAGAAAAACAGTATATCATATGAATTAAAAAAGAAATCAAATGCATTGATTGAGGCCAGGATCAGAATCGGAGATTTGGAAAATGAGGTTTCTATTGGAGCCAAGGCAATACAGGAGTTAGAATCTAAGCTGAAATCAATGCAAGTAGAATTAAGAGGCTATCAGATAGGTATAATCGGTAAAGACAAAAACGATGTCGCTGAGCCGGAATTGGATAAAGATGAGGAGTCAGATAAGGATGTGGCAGAATCGGAGAAATTTGATGAAAATAAAGAAGTGAAATACAATACGCTTCTTGATACAGATGTGATTCAGGAAGAAGCCGGTGATATAGTGGAGTCCGAAAACGAAGCTGAACAAGTAAAAGACACTAAAAAGAAGAAGAAAAAAAAGAAGTGAGTTATTTTAATCTTTTTATGTTTTAAAGTTTGCCATATTTTAGGTTAGTACTTAACTTTGCGTTGAGAGAGAGTTTTTTAATAAAGTGAGTATCTAAAATTAAGTCCTATGAGTAGGTATCTGAAAAGATACCTACTTGTTCTATAATTAATCAATAAAATGAGTAGATTAGTAGAAATTAAAGGATATGATGGAGATTATTTTATTTCTGATTGCGGAGATGTTTTTTCTTTTAAATCAGGAAAGAGTAAGATCTTAAAGAAAAGGATAAATCAAGGAGGATACTATTATGTGAATTTATGTAAAAATGGAAAGTATAAATCATTTTGTATTCATAGATTGGTCGGTATTTACTTTGTTGATAAATATGATGAAAATTTAAATGTTTTAAATCATATAGATGGAAACAAATTGAATAATAACTATGATAATCTTGAATGGTGTACACTTTCTTATAATACTAAGGAAGCCATAAGATTGGGGCTGTTTAAAATAAGAAAGGGTGAAGAGTCAAATTTATATAGTGGAAAGATAAATAATGATGTGGCTAAAACGATAAGGGATATGAGAAATAATCGCAATATGTCTTATGGAGAAATAGCCGATATTTTTGATTTATCACGCGCTACCATAATTAATATTTGTAAAAATAGGATTTATACATAAATTTTATCCGGTAGTATCCCCTCAAGCTTATACCTTGTAGAAAGGGTAGTTGGTTACACGTGGGTTCAAATCCCTCCTACCGGACCACTGTCCAATGGTGTAGTGGTAACACAACAGATTTTGGTTCTGTTAGCGGAGGTTCGAATCCTCCTTGGATAACGGTACATATTTTGTGTAAAGTGTTAATTATCTCGGTGTTTGCGGTGTGTGAACATAGCAAACATTAAATAGCCTGGTAGTTAAACGGATATAACAAAAGTTTCCTAAACTTTAGTTCCGGGTTCGACTCCCGGTTGGGCTACATGGCTTGTTGGATGAGTGGTTTAGTCAGGGATCTGCAAAATCTCGTAGGGCGGTTCGATTCCGCCACAAGCCTCTAAAAAAAGTAAGACAATGAACTACCCAGAGCAACAAATGCTTAAGATCCTTAATAGGGATCTGTTAAGTAATCCGATGTATGTTATTAACAATCTCCATATATATGATTGGGAATCTGACTTCCTGGCCATAACAAGATCATTGTACGCTTATGAAGTAGAGGTCAAGATGTCTAAACAAGATTTCTTTAACGACTTCAAAAAGGATAAAAAAACATAAGGTTCTTAAAGACGGCATTATTAAGGTAGGTGGTGTCATAAGCTATCCTCCAAACTATTTCTATTACGCCTGTCCTCCTAATATGATTGACGTAAGTGAAGTTCCGTCTTATGCTGGTCTGATTTATGTCGATGTTAGTAAAAATAGGAAGAACGTCGTTAAGGTCGCACCTTTAATTCATAGACAGAAGTTTGATGTAGTGGGTAGGAAACTGGTGGATAAGTTTTACTATCTTTAACAAAGCCCCTGCTTTTAAGCAGGGGATCAATGATTCTTTTATTCATATATGTATTTTTTAATAATTGATTCTGATATATGCCAAAAAGTTATTATTATATTTGTATTATAAATGTGGTTAAAAATGATTTCATACAAATACAACATCTATCATTCAAAGAAAACGAAGTATCTTGATAAGATGCTTCGCGAATGCTGTTTTGTATGGAATCATGCTTTAGCCCTACAACGTAGATACTACAAACTGTTTGGGAAATATATATCGGTTGGTAAGATGCAAAAGCATTTTGCAAAAAGGGTAAAAAGAATCCTACTTCATTCTCAGACAGTACAGGAAATACTTCAAAGGTTAGATTCAGCATACAATCGTTTCTTTAAGAAGTTGGCTAAACGACCGCCTAAGTTTAAATCACCGGAAAAATTCAATTCTTTTGTATTCAAACAAGGTGGGTTTACCCTGAATGGTAATTGTTTAACAATTAACAAAGGGAAGAAACGATTTAGATTTTCATACAGTAGAGTCTACGAAGGTAATGTTAAACAAATTAGAATAGTTAGAGAAACCTGTTCCCGTTTTAGTTTGATTATAGTTACAGATCATAATCCTATAAACTCTTACAGAAAGACACATGATGGTGCATCTATAGGATTGGATTTTGGACTAAAAACTTATTTAACTAAAAGCGATGGTAGCAAAATTGGGTCTCCATTATTCTTCAAACAATATCAAAACAAGATTAGAAAACTAAACAAACGGTTTTCTAATACAAAGAAGGACTCTAACAATAGAAGAAGGAGATTGTTTGAATTACAACAAACGTATCGTAAAATAAAAGATCTTCGATCAGATTTTCAATGGGGATTAGCACATCAGTTATGCAAACAGTATGATTATATTTTTATTGAAGATCTAAACATTGAAGGAATGAAACGTTTGTGGGGAAAGAAAGTTTCTGATCTCAGTCATTCTTCTTTTATTGACAAACTAATGTATGTTGCTTCAAAGTATGGAGTAACGATACACAAGATTGACAAATGGTATCCTTCTTCCAAAACTTGTGAATGTGGCTGCATTAATAAAGGTCTGTCGTTACGCGACCGCACGTGGGTATGCCCGTCGTGCGGTGCAGTCAACGACCGTGATGTTCTTGCAGCCTGTAATATACTTCGGAAGGGCATTTCCGAATTGGAGAGTATGGGTAATTCCGGTTGCAGAAATGCAGGGGTTCCATACGTTTGTATCCAAGAATCCCGTTTGCTTTAGCGATGGGAGTATGTCAATACAATATGCTCACTTGGAAGAAAAGAGCTATTTCAAACGTGTATGCTGACCCAGCCAAGGAAAGAGAGAAGGGCGTGCGTGCCGGAGCTGAGGCTGTAAGGAAGTCGGCCTGGGATGCGTTCAGGGCGCAGTGCCCGCACATCGCTTTTCCCTATGGAAAAGAATTTCCGATGTGTGACGATCATGAACAAGATCATCCCATGAGAGACTGCATACTTCAGTGTGAAAAAGGTAGAATATTTAAAAACGTATTAAAATGAGCACCCCACGTGAATTAAGCAGGATAGCTAATAAAATAGCCAGTAAGATGACTGATGATGGATGGGTCAGCCCCGGTAGAAAGAATCTTGTCTCTGATAAGAAGGTCATGGAATTAATAGATTTGATCTTTAATGAAATATGGAGGGAATTAGATGACGGGAAAAGAGTCCATATCATAAAACAGATGATTTTTAAAAAGATTTTTGTCAGTAGGCAAAAAGATAAATACTACATACAATGCATAGAAAAAAGGGACGCCAAATAGACGCCCCTTTTCTTTTTCTGTAAGTAATTGTTATTTCATTACTTTCCTTACCAACTTAGAAACAGCTTGAGTGATAGTCCACCTGATGTTTGCATTAACGTTGATAGTCTGAGGAGTACCGTTTGCATCCAAGTTAATTACCTCCTTGTCTATTTCCAAGAACGGATCACCTGCTGTCTGGGTAATAACCGTATTAGCCGTCTGACCTCCGGCGGCCGTCACCTTAAGAGTATTTACCAGATCGTTTACATCAGTGTTCGCAGCAATATCGGAGAATACGATACTGAAAGCAAAGGCTCCTGTTGCACCAGGGTCGTCGGCGATAACAGCGCCGTTGTTGGTAGCCTTACCTGCCGCCTGATAGGAGGTAGGTGTTTCCAACGTCAGAGGATGAGTTTCGTCCGGAGTTAAGGAGAACGTTAATTTAGTTGAGTTACTTGTACCGTTGATTGTTACAGTACCACCTTCCTTCCCTACAGATGCAGTAGGATCTATTTTTACGAACTCAGCTACCGGAGATTGGTTGATGGTAGCACTTTTCTTAACACCCCCTGATTCGGCACCAAATTCTACTTGTTGCGTGCGTTGTACACGACCTTCGTATTTTTCACCTGATACGGTAACCGCCTGATCACCATCACCTGATCCCGGATTGAAGGTTACAAAACCTATTTTCATTTCTGCCATGACATTTATTTTTAATTGATTAAGATACCGACAAATATATGATTATTTTTATTCTCTTACGTCATTGATTTATTTTTATTAAATACGTAGTGCTATGGGTTTTTTTATCATGTTTTAATCCTATTTATTTCTTTGTTGATTATTTATTATGTATATTTGCAACATCAATATAAAACATTATAACCATGAAAGTAGATTTTTTTAACAGTAAGGATTTTTTAGGATCTAAAACTAAAGAAAGCAAGATCCGGAAGTTGTCAATCAGCAAAAGTAAGATAATGACTATCTCTGTCGATAATTTGAATTGGATGGGGGTAACGGATGCGGTTGTTATCGGCTTAGAAGAAGGGAAGATATTTGAAGGAGTTGAAAATACGGTCTTTTATCTGGCTGCTTCTGATGTTGAAGACGAGAGATCGTTTAAGGTAAATAACCTTGGTGTAAAATACAAGAGAGTTTACTTAAAAGACCTGCTCGATTATCTTGGATGGGATATAGGAGAAAATTCTTATGCTGTGTATGATATTATAAAAGAAGACAGTAATCTATTCCGTCTTCAGCTTAGGGTAATAAAAAAGAGTAGGAGTGAAAAATGATGAACGATATAGATATTAAAAACAAAAGAATACTGCTATTTGATTTTGACGGGACGCTTATAGAAACCGCTTCTGGGAATACGTTCGCTACAGACTTGACAGATATGAGGATTAAGATGGATGTGGTGAATAAGGCTCTTGACCTCATGCAGGAGAACGGTGTTAAGGTATTTGCTATCGTAAGCAATCAAGGAGGAGTAGAAGCTGGGTTTGTTTCTGGAGCTGATATTGAAGCTAAGATAGAATACGTACTGAGGTCCGTACATGATCTGGCGGTAAAGAGAGGCATAAGAGGCGTCCTATATGAAAAAAGGTTGTGTTATTCAAATGACGAACAAGATCCGATGAGGAAGCCTAACACTGGCATGATTGATGATATTCTTATGAAGTGTAAAGACACGGTAATGCGTGGTATGAACTTTAGTCAACTTAAGGGATGTTCGTTGATGGTCGGAGACGCCAGTGGTCTGCCAGGGCAGTTCTCTGATTCGGATAAGGTATGTGCTGAGAATGCCGGTATTGACTATATGGACGTTATCACGTTTGTTGGTAAATAATTTTAGGTAGTTATGTGCAATATTATGAAGGTGAATAAAACGGCGATAGTTTATCATAAATCGGATTTAGATGGCGTTGTGTCGGCAGCCATCGCAACCATGTACGAAAACAGTAAAAACAAGGATGTTATTTATATCCCGTATTCGTATGAAGATGATGTAAAGAAAGTTATTGATAAAGTAGATGAATGTGGGGTTGTTTACGTTCTTGACGTGTCTTTCGGAGCCGATTCTAAAACGATTTTCAAGAAATGGCTTGATGAAGGAAAGAGCCTGATGTGGATAGATCATCACAAGGGAATTATCGAAGATAGTAAGACATGGGGGTTCGTAGTTCCAGGGTTGAGGAGAGTCGGTACCGGTGCGTGCGCACTGGCCTCGGACCTGCTGATGGGGAAGGTGCCGGCGATAGTCAGGTGCTTATCAGACTACGATGTGTGGAATAAAGAATCCGGTTTAGGCTGGGATACGGTAGTAGCCGTCCAGTATGCCTTGAGATCAAAAATAAGACTCAATGTGTTAATAGCATTGTCGTATTTGTATGACCATTTTAAAGAAAATATGAAGGACAATGAGGTGGATTTAATTTTCTATGATCTCGCTAAAGAAGGACGTGCTATAATTAACTACATGGCCGGCAAAAACGAACAAGAGGTAAGTGCGTGCTCGTTCGAAGCTTACGTAGACGAGGTTAAGGTCGTGGCGATGAATACTACAGAATTTAGTTCCAAAGTATTTGATTCTCTTACACCTGACTGGTTAGATGGTAGAAAAATTAAAGCCCTGATGCCATTTTGTATTATGCCAGGTGGTAAAGTCCGGTTCTCTCTTTATGAATGCGTGGAAGACGGCGTAGATTGCTGTGAGGTAAGTAAGAGATTTGGTGGTGGAGGACATGCTGGTGCTGCTGGATTCGTTATAGACGTATCAAGTGACCAGTTTAAGGACTTCCTTGAAAGTAAAAAACTTTTATCGAAATGAAGTGTGAATTATATCAGTTCTATCCGGAAGTCTATCCTTTTAATCTGTGGATATACGTAGGAAAAGACGTATCTGGCATGGTAGAATGTTTCAATAACGATTTTAGTTACGTATATAATAGCAAGGCTGTAACTGTATCCGTTCCATACGGAGGGTGTAAATTAAATCCTAATACGGGATTTTTGATATGGTTTATTAATAAGAAAATAATTGATTTTGAAACAGTTTGCCATGAAGCATCCCATGTTTCTACTGAAGCTTTTAATTTCTTAGGAGAAGAAGTAAAAAACTCAGAACCATTCTCGTATCTCAATGGATGGATAGGAAGAAAGTGCGAGGAAGTAAAGATCGGAATAGCCGAAGATAAACTAATATGGGAAAGTAAATAATTACCGTCGTAAAATAAGTATGGGGAACTTTGGATAGGTTCCCCATACTTTTATGTGATGAGGGAGAGGAATGGTGAAATGTTTATGTGATAGGAGAGATATGAGAAAGAGGTTTATGTGATGAGAGATATGAGAAAAAATATTTATGTGATGAGAGAGAGGGGGTACCTATCACGAACCTCCCGCCCCCGAAACGCGTTTTCTCCCCCACACCCCCTTCGCTGGAAAACCGGAAACGCGTTTTTACCTCAAACCTACAAACTCGCTGATTATCAACAGTTTATTTAAATTATTGATAATCAATGTATTATTGTAACCTATTGATTATAAGCTACTTAAATAAACATATATCCCACATATTAATGTACGCGCATAATACTGCTCTTGTATGTTTTGTAAATTGCTGATAATCAGATGATAGAATCGAAATTAATACAAGTTAACAAAAAAAAGATAGTATATATATTTGTAGTAACAATAAAAGTAGTATATTTGCAATGTGTTAAAGCGATAACACATGCTGACATGATGAACCTATATAGTATATCCGTTGGATAACGCTATATCTGTATCTGTTAATAGCTTGCGTTGTGGGCTATTGAATTGAATATCACTTGTTTAACAAATAAATACATAATGTTATGATTACTAAAAAAAATGTAAACAAACTACAGAATGCTGTTATCAAAGAAAATGCTGCAAATTTGGTAGGTGCCGTAAAGTTATACAACGCTTTATTTGCTAATGGAGCTGATCTTAAGTCTATTTGCAAGGCCTTAGAAATACCGGCAGAATACGCCGTAAAGGTTGCAGCCCTCGCCAAGGATAAAAAACGCCTGGTAGCTGTGTGTAGCCAAATGTTACCGAAAGTTGACGATACATTTGTTAAATTTGCTTTATACTCTAAAGTGTATAAGGATACCAATGCAGACAAAGAGAAAGGCGTTGAGGCTAAAACGGCTGATTGGTGCGCTGAGAATGTGGTTTACGGTAGCGAATATAAATCATTTGGTTTTACTACTGCCGAATCATTGGAGACCAAAAAAAGCACTAAATGGTTGATAAAAGAAAACGACGAGTATAAAGCTACTTATGTGGCTGTTAAGATCAAATCTTATTCTATTCGCACTGTGGCAAAGTGTGTAAGTGAATACCTTGCACACGAAAGCACTCAGCAGTAACAAGGTAGGGGGGACGCCGTTAAGTCCGCCAAAGGTTCGGCGCGTACCTTAACGCGCCTGTTCGCCATTGGTAGTGGGTGCACGTCCCGCGAATGCTTTAGACAGAAGCTACCAAAACAAAAAGTTCTTTTATATATTGGGGATAGATATACCGGCCCTTGCCGTTGGCAGTCAAAGGGTTGGTATTACTGCATGAACTACGTTGAATAAGCGCGGTTTATGTTAGGTATGTAAGTATAGTTTAGAAAGCATACCGTTGTACGAGGTTTGTCTCCAGATCGAAACGTGTCTTACTTGCTTACACGAAAAATAGAACAAGGCTGTAGATTAAATTACAGGGTACAAGCATGTAGCCTACCATGTAGGGACGTGCCGTATCAAAACGCAAGGACACTATGCCGTTATGTGTGGCGAAATAGTGTAGCAGACGGAAAATATAATAACAACATAGTACGAGCCTGTACGAAAGAACTACGTACTAATTACGGGCTGTTGGTTGTAGCATAAAATCTCTATAGGATAGGAATGCGTGTCCGGTTCGATTCCGGAGCAACCTCTAAATTATAAATAATATAATAGCATGGAAAAGAAAGCAATGATCAACGCTTTAATTGAAGCGTTCAATAAATCTAAAAACAGTTGCGTAAAAATAACATTGCGTAACTATATCGAGACGGTGGAAACACTTAGTGAAAATGAGTATAAAGAGGCGGAGAGTTTCTATATTGAAGCACTTAATAGATGGAGTTAATCATAATTAAAGCATAAAGAAAATGGAAAGGAAATTTAAATCTCATATGGTAGACGTCCGCGGTCTGTCCAGGAAAGAAGCTAAAGAAAAGCGAAAAAGAGCGTATCGTGAATTTATGTTGTATCGTGATCTCAAAGAAGCGTATCATGCCGATACAGGAAAGGACAAATGCAAACGCAAAGTCCATACATCACGAACATACGTGAAGGAAAACATAAACAGCATTTAAATAGGAATAGGGTTGTTTCGAATATCGGAGCAGCCCTATTTTTGTATCTTACTCTTTATATTCATGGGTAGGATATTCTGAGAGTGAACGTCGGATGTGAGCCATATTGGTCTAAAACGAAACTAAAATAGGAGCGTTCGGATATAATTCCGGTATTTTGTCTATATCATGTCGTTAAAATTGGTCTAAAACGAAACTTGAGGCGGTTTTCTGACCCAAAATAGGGTGTCGGATGCCGCCTTTTTCGTCTCTATGGATTGAAAATTAGGCTTATTGTATTCTTCTTAAAAATTAGGTATGCCTGATTATCAATTAGTTAGGTTTTATAATCCCCGTATTTTCGGACATACTTATTGTAATTTTTTTTATTTTATGTGGTGGTTTTTATTAGTAGCTGACTTTTATTTTCTGTCGGTTGGTATTCGTTCTATGTTGGAGTACGGACCTGATCAGTATAATATTGTAATGGTCTTTTGCTTTTCTTTATTGGCTTTGATTATAGGTTTAAATATCTATCTTGATAGGAGGAGCAGGCGGTAGGGCGTGGGCTGAAGACTCTCTATTCTCTCTATGGAATGATATTATCTCTAAACACCCCACACTTCATGCCATAGTATAAGCTTGTAGCGCTCTCCGTATGCCGGTAGTGAGGCTGAGAGCGCAGGTTCTATGCTGTAAGCCGGAGGATTAGCCGGGGTTGGAGAGGGGGAGAGGGAGGGCACTCCCTACCAACAAAATTCAATAGATAAGCGTTTTAAAACAGTGTTCTGTAGATCATTTCCACAAAATTCAATATGATAAGGGTTTAAAACAGCATTATATAGGTTCCTTCCAACAGATTAAGGGTTGAGGACTGCATTATGTGAGTATTTTTTTTAAGCGGGATGTTTAACAATTAAAATATGGATGGTATGAACGTATATGACTTTGCGCCTGACTTAGATTTGAGTAAGGAGGTAGAAGGTTCTATTTTCGGGGTAAAAGGAATAGAAGGCAGTGATGGAATAGTATATGCTAAGGTAGTTAGCTGTGTAGACGTTAAGGATTACAGTTGTGATAGGTGTATTTTTTATGATTGTTATAAGGATAAATGTTTATTATCGCGTAGTGATAGTTGTATAGATGGAGATTGGATTTGTAGGTACGAACAGGCTGCCATAGAGGGGGAGTAGGCGGCGCCTTGGGCTAAGGCCTGCGGTTGTAGGTGGAACGTAGGTCGGAGCAGAGCCGGAACAGTTTATTGTGGAACTAAAAAAAATAAAAAGGAGGAGATAGCGATATGAAAAAGGCATTTAAGATATTTTCTATTATGTTTGTCATAGAAATAGTGCTGATAGCTATTTTAGATGCTATGGCGTAAGTGAGAAAAATTTCTTCATTAATTTTCTTATGCTTTAGACAGAATGCTCCCATCTGCGAAGATCGGAGCATTTGCTTTATGGGATTCATGGTGCAGCAAGTCGGTTCGATTCCGGCGATCTCACACAACATTAAAATAGGGAAGAACATGTTAAAAGAAGAATTTGAAGAACTGATTAAAAGGGAGGTAAACGAAAATCAGTATAAAAACATAGAAACGGCATACGAGGCTTTGCCGGAGTATATGGATAAGATGTATTTAGCAAGTGCTATTTCAAATGATATTGGGAAAGCTATTAATGTCTTATCGTTTTTAGGATCGCATATAAGCGAGTTAATGGGTTCGATAATAATCGAAAGGCAAAAGGTGGAATCATGTGCCTATGATTTAATAAACAAATCGCATGAGGAGGATGACTTGAAAGCAAGAGAGATTGCCGTGCGATTAATAGGAGAGAGGGAAACAGTGGCATACACAGTAAAAGAAGGGCTGCCATTGTGGGAACAAGATAAAAAGTTTATAATAGAATTAATAAAGGAGGATAGAAAATGAAAGACGGTATTGTATTGCATCCAGAGCATGGGTTGAATCCATCCATAGAACTATGCATAGTATGCGGTGAAGAGATGGGGATTGCTTTATTAGGGAATAACATCAAAGGGCAGGCGCCGCATCATATATGCACGGGCGGAGTATGTGACAATTGCAAAAAGATAATAGATGACGGAGGTTGTTTTATTATCGAAGTTGAGGATGGATCAGATCAAAAGAATCCGTATCGTACAGGGAGATATTGCGCGATAAAGAAAGAAGCAGCAAAGAAAATACTTGAACAGGAGCATAGTATTGTGTACATGGAAAAGTCTGCGTACAGTCAAATAATACCACAAAAATAAAGAAAGATATGTTTACAAAAGAAGAGCGATTATTCATATGGAAAAAGGTATATGAGATGATTGATAGGTTAGAGGATGGGGAATACATATGTGTTGCGTTAAGAAATGTAGTGTTTATGTATTTCAAAACACATAAAAATATCTATGAGTTTCGTTCAGACGAAATGGTGAGAATATATTTCCCGGAATTGGAGGAGAAGATAAGTATGGCCACAGAACCAGAGGAAACAAGAACGTTTTATGGGTGGTTTGGTTGTCTTAGTCCAGAAACGAAGGAGGTAAGGCTGAATATTGTGAAAGATATTATAAAAGAATTAGAATAGTATTTTTGTTAATCTATTTTATTCATCAAATTAAGTTTTGGGTTTTGGCATGTCGGTTCGTGAGGATAGGCATGCCTATTTCTGCATCATAGAGGGGATGACGCGGCGTGCCGGTGCGTATGTGCCGGTCCTGGTTCGATTCTGGGCATCTCACAAACAATAAAACAAAAAAGTTATGAGAATATATAAGAATGATATTATAAAGGCGTCAGCAATAAGCACCGGAGCCGACAGAGGCGTGTTGCTGTGTTCAATAACAGATTCAGGCTTTACGTCTATAGCGGGCGTAATATCGGCTGTTAAGGATAGGTTACCAAACGAAGATCACAAGAAGATGGTTTTTGAAATCTTGAATGATACGAAAAAAGAGTACGGAAGATATAATAATTGCGGAACAAAAGTATTGTAATAAAGAGTAGAAAACAATATGTTTATGTAATATTAGTTTTTTCATTTTTATTGAAAGGAGCGCCGGCCTGTGAAGGTATGCGCTCTTTGTATTTGTATAATGCATAAAACAATAATAATATGACAGAGAATAGTATAGACGTAAATATCGTACCTGTAAAGAATGGTATGAAACGTGTTGTGGTATCATATTACCATTATTCACGCAAGGAGAAAGATCGCATGAGTTCCCAAACGGATTACGTTTGGGAAACAAAGAATGAAGAAATGTTTAAATACTTTGAGGCCAGGAGGACAAAAGTATTTTATAGTCAGATTCGTGCCATGTGTAGATTCTATGGCAAGAAAAATGTACGTAAATACAAAAAGTTATGATATTAAAAACGACAACCAACGAGTTTTGTTTCATTAACGTAAGTTTCTACGAAACAATAGCAGATCCTCGTCATTTCTTTGAACAGGATTATGAAGAGATGCCAGAATATGAGGAGGAATCGGATTTTGATTTTGATTCTTATTACAATAAGTTTATTCCTTTTGTACAGGAATGGGCGAATGAGGTAAGTGAACGCCTTTACGGATATGGCGTGAATAACATAAAGGTAACATCGGTCGGATATCCGAAAGAATATAATTATGGTACTGATTGGATGAACGTAGAGGTAGAGTTTTGTGATGAATGGAGGCAAAAGATGTTATCTAACATTAGTAAGATTGTCAATGATGATAAATGCAAGAAGTATGCGGAGACTAATTACCGGTCGGTATCAGGATACATCTTTTTAGGGCCTGAAGATTTAAAGGAATTTGAAAAGGAAATAATAGAAAGAAAGTCGGATTCCGGATATGATGTAACAATATTATTAAATATGTATCTAACTTTGGCTTTTGTAAAAGAATTTGGATTTAAAGCCGGAGAAGCATGGAGTGAAATAACAGAATATGCTTACGGATGTTTATCGTATTCCGATTTTGCAACAACAGAGATGCTTATACCGGAAGGTTCGGAGCATTTATTCAAAGACATTTACACGGCAAAGGCCGACGAATTATATCATCATGTCCTGGATAAATTCGGATGGGCGTGGCGTGATCCGAAATATAAGTCAGAAACAGAATTATGCGCGATGCTAAAGTGGGCAAAAGAAAAAGGCTTGACCATTGAAGAGTTAAGTATTTAATTGTTAAACATAAGGCAGTAGTGGTGCGTGAGTATAGGTGCTGCCGTTAAAATATTTTATAAGATGAAAAAAGAAGAGATTCAAACTATTTTATACACAATCAAAGAAGGAGACAGTATTAAGATCAAAGTACAAGACAAAAGTGAAGAGATAAGACTGCGGGATCATGTAAGAAGAGTACAGAAATACGGATACAGATTTTGTTTGTCTCATTTACATGATGGAATTTTCTATCTGGAGAAGTTAAAAGAAGGGGATAAGGATAAATACTATAGAGTAATAAACAGAGGAAATGGAAAGACCGGAGTATAACAAGCTACGTAAAATGGCTAAGACTACTCCAGGTCTGATAGTGGACGAGGCGCAAAACATGATGTGTGTATCGCTATACGATAATGGGGAACTTAAGAAGGTGGTAGTAGTAATGAAATGCGATTCTTTTTTACAGTCAAAAAGTAACATAGAAAAGATAATGTTATTATCATCTTCTATAGAAGATAGAAAAAACAAAGAAAAAAATAAAACAAAATCAGAAAATGAACAGAATAACAAAAATAAGAGAAGAAATAGGAGAAAAACAGGTTGATTTAACCTTTTACGGGCGCTTTTGCAGCCTTATCGAAGGTGATAGAAAGATAATACTAAGAGCGATAAAAAACGGTCGTAAAAAAGGCGTAATCGGAGCCATTCAGCCTGGGAGACATGATAGAATTTGGACCACATGGTCTATTGCTTTTGATGATCTGAAGGTAGGGGATACGGTAGAGTTCAGTACATCTGGAAAATACAATCCCGGATTTCATTCTACAGAAAAGTATGTAGGGTGTGTAGAATGGATAAAAGGATCGGAATGTGCGATAAAAACAGGTAAGGGGATGGCAGTAGTATTAATTAAACACATAGAAAGGGTAGTAAAATAATGGATTTAAGGATGTTTATAGACCTATTTCAGGAGATTGAGGTAGAAAACTTGTTTAAAGCGTTAGATTTATGTATGGAATATGTAAGATTAGATTTACATGTGTTTAATGTAGGAGCTCATGTAACGTGTTCATACAGCAATGATCTTGAATCTCTTTCACAGGCAGAAGGTTGTAATGTGAATATGATAATAGAGGTACCCTACTTATTCGAAGCATTCATGGAATATGCTTCACCGGAAATGAAGTTGTATTATGAAAAACTAACAGAGATAGTATAATATGAAAGAAGAAGTAGAACGGATAAAGAAGTTGGTAGGCATAGATCATAACAGATGGGAGCAACCTTGTACATGTGATAAATGTAAAAACATGTGTAAAGTTCCTTGTATTGGTACGCCAAAAGACATAGAGGCTATCATAGATGCCGGATACGCTGACAGGTTAAAAGAAACAATGTGGATGGTAGGGTATCTTGCAGTGAAAGAAAAACCAATAGCGATGATCCAGCCAACAGAGAAAGACGGGTGGTGCGCATTCCGCCAGCCGGGCGGTCTCTGCGAGCTGCATGACCTCGGACTAAAGCCGACTGAAGGAGTTCTGGCTTCTTGTAAGGTGGTTGAAGAAGACGATATTCCGACATACGAAACATCCGTACTTAGAGCAGTAGCTCACGAGTGGGTTAAGGTGGAGAACTTTGGAAATGTAATGAAGGTCGTTTTTAAATTTTTGCATGAAAATGAACGTAGAAAATAAATTAAATAAAGTGGTTAAGATCCTAAAAGAAAAAGGATTCGTAGTATATAGAAAGGGCGGGAAGGAGCCAGGTGTATTTTATGCCAAAGAAGGTGACAGCCGGATAGGATTCGTTTATCCAAACAACGGATATATATACGACAGGATAAAAATGTGGTCTTTTTCAAGGGTATATAAACCACATAAGAAAACAGGGTCTTCGTGTTTAATGTGTGTCAGCGACGAATTTACTATAGAAAATGCGATTAAGAGCATAGAAGATAGACTGTGGGTAAATTATATAAAAGACGGTAACAGAAAACGACCAGAAGAATATAAAGATATAAGAGAATTTGTTGGTAGCTTCACTAAATTCTACAGCTCTGTAGAATTAGTTGAGGTTAAGTAGTTTTCCATGCGAGTTAGTTGCCGGCACTGGTCTGTGAAGATAGGTGCCGTTTTTTTTATTCAAGAAAGGAGGACAAAGATGGAGAAAATAAGAATAGAAGTAGACAAAGTGATATTATACTACATGGATCGGGTAGACCCTGACGGGAACCTATACCGGTTCTATGTATATAAAGACATGGCATCTGAAATAGAATACTTTTGCACGGAAGAGGCAGGTAATATGACTATACCAATCGGAGAAGGAAAGTATATTGAAATCGTGCCAAGGGAAATAGTAAAAATACCAGTAAGGGGATACAGAAGGCTTGTTGGAAAATGGAATTTTGAGACATGTCAGGGAAAAGGTTGGTATAGGATTTTTAATTATTTTAAATACAAGCCGGACGTATGTTATGTTAAAAGCATAGGGTATGATGAATATGGAAACACAAAATATGAAATATCATTATTTAATGCCACTATGAATGTGACAAGGTATTTTAATCTGTGGAGAATGAAGCCAGGAAAGCATGCTATGATAACAAACGGGTACAGAGCCTTGGATATTATAAAAGAAAAATTTGATAACATAAATATGGTGAGATATGGATCTAAATAAATTGTATAAAGAAATAGAAGAAGCAGAGGTCGATCTAAATACAAAAAGATTAAAATACATCAGAGAAGCATTAGCAGAAAACAATGGAATTATAAAGCTAAAATTTAAAGAGTTTAAAGAATTTAAAGAAACTAATGATGCGTTTGACTTTGATGATCAGTTTCCGGTGGTAATAGAAATTGATGGAATTTCTATGTATTTAACGGAAGTGTATGTCAAAAAAAACGATTTTCGTGTAGTCATGCTGGATTATACTGATATGACTTTTTTCGATTATAATAATCCAGGGGAAAATGAAGAGGTTGCTTATTTTATTAACTATTGCTTAAATCAAGACAAAGATGGGGAAGAGTAGGAAAGATTATAAAAAGTATCTTAACTCCATATCTCCAGATGGAGACGATGAGAGATGGATTATTGGAGGGAAAAACAGGTATTGCGGTAGAGAGAATTATGGTACTATGATCAAAAGGTATGATCCTGTTGGTTTCAGTGTAGGATACAGGGAGTGGGTAGAGCAGCCAGGGTAAGGAGGCGCCCGTCCTGCTATGAGGCCAGCCTGGCTGTTTGTGGCCAGGATCATACATTAATCAGATAGTGAACAACGAAAACAATACAAATCGGTATAACTTACATCTAAAAACGTAAATAATGAAGCTATTATATATAGTAGAATCAGGAAACTATAAGTATCTCGTCTTCGACGAAATGCCTGATAAAATTAGCACAAAGTACGGAGATGATACCATTATTGGAAGAATAGGAGGCATATTCTATGATTTCCTTGCAAAGAGGAATGAAAGAAGAGAAGCTTTCGGGGGCAGAAAGTTCGATATTGTACTTGACAACGGAGAGATAGAGAAGTGTGAAGGGCAATGGTGGGATGCGGTGACAGATAGAGCCAGAGAAGAATTAGAAAAAGAAGGAAATTCTTTTTCTGAGATGATGCTTATTGGCATTTCTTCAGTAGATAGATTATTGGATTGCTATGTGTATTGCGGGCTATGGGCATCCAAAAGCAAGATTGAAGAAATGATAGCTAATTACAAAGGTCGTATATATGAGTATTACGAATTTAAGAAAGAGGTCATTAATAAGATAAATGAGACCCGTAGAAAATCATATATTCAATCTTGGAAAGAACAGATAATACGATCTGGGATGAGGCCGAAAAAGAAAGACGTATTTGAGTCACCGGATGGACTGTATGTTGAGATGGTATATGAGAACAAAGCGTTTGTGCCATATAGACCTATAAAAGAAACCCAGGATTTACCTATAGATGCAAAGCACATACCACTTCTTACAAGGATATTTGGGAAGAATATACTTGCGGAGATAGGAGGAGGTAAGATATTTATAACTACTGGGAAATATGCTGTGAATTTTTGGTGTTGGACAAAAACAAAATAACATGAAAACGAAGATAGAAAACCTAAGTTTTATAGTCTTGATATCTTTCCAGTTTGGTATAGGAACAGATAAGACATATTCATCTGAAGCTATATCAGATTTGAAAAAAGGCAAATACTTCATAGATAAATGTTCAAGTAGAGACGTAATACCTTTAGAAGAAAGTGATAATGGGTGCATAGAACATAATTATGTAGGGCGTATCAATTTAGAAGGACTAAATAAACTGTTATGGAATTGGATTTATCCAGACAGCATAACTAATACAGGTGGAAGTATGACTCTTCAGTATGGATTATGTGAAGCCATCATGTTTGAAAGAACAATAAAACAAAAACATGGCGTAGATACAGTTCTTACCATATGCAAGATGAACAAAGCTATAACGGGGAAGAGTGACACGTATCCGTTGCCATACAGATGTCAGATAGCAGAAGGAATGGCGGGGTATTGCACATATAGCGCATGTGTGACTCCTGTAGAGAAAAAGGATGAAGAATATGAATTATGTGAAGAGGTTTTTGATTTCTTTGAATCAATACAAAAACACCCATGTTGTGATTGGGAACAAGATTTTGAAGAGTTCTTTTACAACGATAATGATTAGGATATGACATTCAAAGAATTTATGAAAGAAATAGGCTATGACCTGATAACTACCTTTTGGGAAGATTTCAGCATAGCCGACAAGTATGGGGTGCCGGGTGTTAAGGATACCTATAAACGGGCGTTTAGCGAATGGAAAGACGATTATAAGTTCTTCACGGAATTAACGCTTGTATTGAATCACAAAATCTGGCAGCATTATGAAAGCAATCGTGAACTGGCTGCGCTGTATGACCGGTTGTGGCGAGAAGCTGATGAGTATGCCATAGATAATTTCAAGGGAGAGGAACTTGATTATTATTACAGAGTAACAGATTAAAAAAAGTGATTATGAAAAACACGATTGTAACAGATAACTTGATAATATTCAGCGACAGATTTGTCTGGAAAAGATTATCCAACGAAAAAGCCTACAAGATATGGGTGTCGGAAGAAAATGAATATTTTGAGTTATACAAGGTGAGAGTAGATGACGAGTCCGAGTCATTGATAGAAAGTTTGGAAGATTTACAGGATGCCTTTAAACAGGGTCATTATGTATGTATAGAAGTAGGCAAGCTGCCATATAACATAGATTTGAATTACTTACGAAATCTACAAGAGATGTCGGCGACAGCCGTGAATGATCTAATGGGATTAAAAGAATGTAACAGGGAAGAGGCATTTAACATCATTCAAGAGTGGGCTAAAGAATTTACAGAGGAATATGAGAATTGTGATTTTGATGGATCATACTATGATGAAATAGATGCATTTATCGAAGAAAAATTAAGAACTATTTAAAATATAAAGACATGGAAGACGATCTTATTACAACAAAAGAAGTAGGTGATTATCGCATTAAAGTGTATTATTGCCGTGATTCAGAATGCCCTATAACTAATTGGGGTTTGTTTGGGTCATTCTTTTTTGAATACTCTGATATGCATCGATTGCATGATGAATGCAATTGGAAAACTTTCTTCTACGATAACAAGCATAATCTTAGAGATGTTATTGATGCTATTGTAATGAAGCATATAGAACAGAAAGACATTGTAAAATATTTAAAGAAAGGGGAAGCGAATGGGATCTCATTCACATACAACAGAGGTGGCAATGTATGGGAGTTGAAGCATAAGACAAGTCCATATATAGGTCAAGAGTTTTTACCAGGTGATTTGAAGGACTTTGATTACAGAGGAGAATTAATAGAGGATCTGGATGATGAAGACCTGTTAGATATCATATCCAAATATGGAAAAGATGTGGTGACTATAGAGTGGTCAACAAGGGGTTATAGTCAAGGTGATTATATAAAAGGGATAGCATACGTTACAAAAGAAAAATATGATAATGAAGTCTGCAACAAAGAAGGAGACTGGAAAGAAGATTGTGCCAAGATTATAGATAATGAGGTAAAGTCCATAGGTATGTGGATGTGGGGAGATGTAAAAGGGTACGTTCTTGAAAAGAAGATAGCATTTACCAAGAAATACAAAGACGAATCAAGAGAGGATGAAGATTGCGAAGAATGGGAAGAGGTTGATTCTTGTTGGGGATGTTACGAGGAGACAGATGAATTGATAAAGGAAGTCATGATAGAGAATGATTTAGAAGAATAGGTTATAATGGCTGATAGTGACGGACGCCACAGGAGACAAGTGGATAAAGTGCGAAGAGCTCCGGTTTATGGGAGATGCGGCCTGCTTTGTGTGGCGTAAGACTACAGTAGATGAAATTGTTGAACATTTTAAAAACAGATAATTATGGGATATATATGTACAAGATGTGGTGGAACAAATGTTGCCTGTGAAGCCATAGTAAATCCGAATACCGGAAAAATAATAGATTATTTTGATGGATCTTTCATGCATGCTATTTGCTCGAATTGTGAAAACGAGGTGATAATATCCAACATTGAAGAAGTCAAACATGAAATTGATTTAAGGTTTCATGAATTTGTAGAAAGAACAGGTAAGGAGCCCGAATACGTAGAATGTCAGATTGTATGGAAAAAAACAGGAGATGAGCAAAGAACGACAATAAAACTATCATTGAGTATCAACGATGATGATAATGATGATGTTTTTTATTATTGTAATGGAATAGAATCGTTTAAGCAACTTACTGAATACGGAATGGGAGAATTTATCGTAACATTTTGTTGGAGTTTCTTTTAAGAAACATATTTAATTATCATTTTAATAACATGTCTTATGAAAACACAAGAAGAATACGCACTTGAAATTGACGAAATTGTTCGCCGGGATGTAGAGAGCTGCCAGAGTGACTGGTTTAGAATCGACAAGGAAATATTTATGCAACCAGAGAACAAGAATAAGATATTTATTCTGGGAACCAGAAAGACCGGATGTGACTTAATAATATTAGGCGGTAGTAATTGCAATGAAATAACTATGAATAGAGTTTTCGGATGTCTTGGCAATGAAAACTTCTATGTATGTCAGCCACTTGCTTTTTATAAATCGTCGCATGAAATTAAGAAGGTAAATCCTTTGTATGCTTTCAAAGTGGCTACCGCTTATTTTAGAGAAAAAGGGATGATTCCGGTATTTGAAGATGCAATTTGTAAACTGATAAAGCCATGATAGAAGTAATAAGATACAGACTGCCCTCTTATTGGGCTTGCCCGTTAATCAATGATGATTACACTGGATTAACGGATGAAGAATGTGAGGAAATCCAACGCTTCTTGGAAGCAGCAGAAGGTTATCCGGTAGATGTAGACTGGGGAACGCAGGGGTTTTACCGTTGTAATGACGCAGGAACACTTCCCGGAGAGTGTGCAGATTTTATTTTTCATAAGTGTAATGATTAAATTAAAACAATATGGAAACTACAAACAAACTGTTTTATTCAGGTACAAAATTCTTTACAGAAAATGAAGAAGATTATAGAATAACAGTTAGAATCTCTTTGGATGATGACTGCAAAAATAACATATGCGACTGGAGCATAACAGCCGACGTTGACTGGAAAAACAAGCATGGAAAATATGAGGATTACTTAGGAGGCTGCTGCCATGATGAAGTTGCAAAACATTTTCCGGAATTGGCAAAATTCATATCGTTGCATCTTTGTAACCATTATGGTGCTCCTATGTATCCGGTGGAAAATGGCATATATCACGTTAGAAGAAGCGGTATGTCTGTGGCAATGGAGTATTTGCGTATATCAGAACAAGAATGCGTAGAATTATATAAAGCCTCTGAGGATAAGTTGTATTTCAAGTATATGCTTTTCAATCTTGGGATCGTGGATAGATGGAAAAGAGAATCAGAAGAACTTATTGCGGAACTTGAAAAATTGTGTGGTAAGAAGTGGGTTAATCCATATAAGCCGGAAGAAGAAAGATTTGTTTTAACACTAACGGACGAGGAACGATCTCTTATTGAAGAGCGTATTAAAGCCGGGCATTATTCCTCAGAAAATATAGAGAAACGCAGAGTGGAAGCCCATAAAGCAAAGATGGCGGCAAAACGTGCTGAAATTTGTGAGCGATACGATAAGAAAATCAGACAAGCAGAAGCAGAAAAGAAGATAATACTCTGTGTGTTTGATTATGGATTGCCAATTAATAATGTTATATATTATCCTCACACGAACACTTTATCTTTCAACTGGAACGATTATGGAAGAAAAATCACACAGGAAGAGTTTGATGATTTTGTGAATAACGTAGACCGCTCTCAGTTGCTGGAAGGAATCAAGTTTGAACTTAAATAAAATACAGGATATGGAAAGATTGAATTTTGAAACATTGTTTCGTGTCGTAAGATGGGATTACAATCGCTGCTTTAAGGATGAATCACTGGACAAGGATTTGTTCGTGGAAAAATATGGGAAAGTTATGGGTGAACATTATTATAACAAGTTTGTCCATGAATTTGACGGAAATATCCTGAAGATGGTTGGTTACTTCAGAGGTTCCAAAAAAGATGGGCAAATTTTCTGCGATATGATAACAGAACGTATTGAAAAATACGAAAAGAGAATATCATATGATAAAGGTAAGTTAAACAATTAAAAAGATACTTATATGAACAATTCAATGGTCGCTCACTTGTGGGCAAACGAAAAGCAAGAATTTGCAAATGGTAGTAATTTTTATTTTGAAGGTGAAAGTATTTACTCCTATGGAAGACATTTTGAGGTCGGAAGAATCGTGCGAAACAAGCGTGGAGAAAAGGCATATTTGATTAATGATAGATATTATTCTTCTTCTACAAGCAAACATCAATGTCATGTTCGTAACGCAATACCAACTGGCTCAAAGGTGTTCTATGTTGAATGTGATATATCATATTGTATCGGTAACATGCTCTTTGTTACCAATATGTTAGAACATATTAAAGATGCTATTGAAAAATACAAGAAAGCCAGAACCGAATTGTCTTATCGGGATGTTTGGGGAGTTTTTAAAAACATGATGGATTACATTGAGTTCTTCGATATGGGGACTCCTCAGCGTCTTCTTAAAAAGAGTGCAAACGAATGGCTTGGAGTTGACCATAAATTATCATGGAAATCAGATAAGATTAAACGCGAACATGTCCGTGAGTTGAAACGTATTTTCCAGATATTGTTGAATCATAAAACACTGGAAGTTCTTGGGACCGTTAATGTGATTGTAGATGAAGTTTGTGGTGAAGGAACTTATTTGAAATATCGGGAAAGAGTTGAAAAATATAGAATAAATATAGAAACAAAACAGGAAAAAAAGCGAAGGGCAAGGGAAGAAGAATTAGACAAATTTCGTAAGGATTTTTATGAAAGATTAGAAAAATGGAAGTCGGGAGAACTTAATTCCCTGCATTCGTATTATTTTATTGATAGCGCTGACGTAAATGCTTGGATGCGTATAAAAGGAGGAATTATTGAAACAAGCAAACAAATAAAAATCGGGATAGAAGAAGCCAGAAGAATGTGGCAGGTGGTGTCGCTGTTGCACCGGGGAGGCCCGTTCCGGCACGGTCTGGTGGAGGACGTCACCGGTCACCAGTGGAGTCTAAATCGGTACGAAAACGATATACTGACCGCCGGGTGTCATCGTATTGCATATAACGAAATGGAGAGAATAGCAAAACAACTGGGATGGGTTTAAGTAACCCATCTTATTTTATAACAACTAAAAACAAGAAAAATATGAAAAATTCAATTATTGTCCCGTTTGATTTAAATACGGCGAGAAAAATTAAAAGCGGAGAAATAGAAGGTTCAGTATTAATTGGTAATATTAAAATAGAATTTGTATATGAGTCAAAAGACTGTGCAGATCGTTATAATTTACTTTTTGTAAAAAAAGATGAATCTGGGATAAGTGCTATATATGCCGATACAGAAGGTCGTACTTTTTTCAACAACGATCTGGAATTGGAAGTAGAGGCTGGAGCGTATTTCAAGAAAGGAGATATATTAATAAGCACACTTGGGAACCCATTTATATATAATGGTATTATTAATAGAGAAGGAGATATGGGATGCATATATGGTATATCGGCATATGGCGAGATTATATCTGAAGAAGTTCCAATATGGACAAGTGTGTGTAGTGAGGATAAATCCAAGTATGTTAGATTAGCCACAGAGGAAGAGAAAAAATCTTTTGCTGAAAGAATTGCTAATACAGAAAACCTTAAAAAAGCAGGAATAATAAAACAATATCTAAGTAAGTACGAATATTTACTTGACGGACAAAAGAAATACGATTTTAAGCCATTCGATCAAGTCTTGGTGAGAGCGAGCAATTTGGGAAATTGGAATCTACACTTATTTGCCAGAGTAAGAAAAGAAGAATATAAATATGAATGCTTGGGAGGTTTGAGATACAAAGAGTGTATCCCATACCAAGGAAATGAGCATCTTTTAGGAACTAATAAAAACAAATAAGATTATGGAACAGAAAATGGCAACAATACCATTTGACTTGGAATTGGTGAAGAAAATCAACAATGGTGAATATAATGGAACAATAGTGACATCCGGCAGAAATTTTAGAGTAGAGTTTGTGTATTATAAAGAAGAGGGAATGTATCCAATTCTGGGAGTGGTTCATACTGATCACGGTATAATATCGGATTGGTTCTCTTTTAATGGATGTGGCTCTAAAAATTACAGACTTGAACTTGAAGTTCCAGAATATACGACATTTAAGGATGGAGATGTGTTAAGTAATAAAGATGGTGATTATATCTTTATTTTAAATGCAAATGGGGAATATTTAACGTCTTTATATGCTTCTTTAAATCAAAATGGTATTCTTAACATAGGAGATGGTTTATCTGCTTGTAGAAATACTATAGAAAACTATAGATTTGCTACTGAAGTAGAAAGACAAAAACTTATTGATGTTCTTAAAGCGAGCAGAGAACCTAAAGCTAAAGAGTATCTGAAACGCTTCTTCGGGATTGAAGAAAAGCCGAAATATGATTTTAAGCCGTTTGACAAAGTGCTGGTAAGAGACGAGGACGATAAAGAATGGCATATCAGCTTGTTTGCAAGGGAAATTGTGGACTATTCTGATGGATTGTCTTATAAGTATGAATGTTCCAATGGAACATTATGGGACTGTTGCATTCCTTTTGAGGGCAATGAATGTCTTTTAGAAACTGCTGAAAATCCAGAAAAATGAAAACGGTAAAGTTATCTGATTTTTCTCCTTATGACAGAAACAAAGGAGGAATACAAGAATTGCATCATAAAATTGAGTCCAAAATACTTCAGTATTGGGGTGGAGATATTGGTATTATTGTCGGCATCACTCCGATATATAAGAGACATTTGTGGAGCGAAGAAGTAAATGTTATAAATGATAAACAATAAATATGAAAACAATAACATACGAAGGGGTGCAGCATGGAGACTGGGTGAGATGTGTCTTATGTGGGGCGCAAATGCTTCTTCCACGTGGAGCTGACCAATGTCCAGAATGTTATGGATACGACACGTTGGTGTGGGTAGATGAAGATAGGCAAGAAATGGACACTAAGCATCTGGATTGCCTTGCTCCAATGCGCAAATTGGAGCTACAAGAATATTTGTCTCAAGATGTTTTGGCGATAGAGCATAGCGAATATTATAAACAATTGATAGGGGAGGATGAATGGTGTGAAGAAGAAATATAATAAAGAGTATCATTATTAAAACAATAGAGAAATTATGAACGAGGATATTTTAAGCAATATGTTTGGGTGTGATACATATTGCATATGTGACAGTTCTTCAAATAGGTACTGTTTTATTGGGCCTATTGAATGTAACGGGAAGTTAATAGAAGAGTTTAGGAAGGGAATAATAGTAAAATTGAAATATGTGGAAAAGAGGGTTCTGGATACATTCAAAGAAAATGGGGTTGATCTGGATAACTATACCCACTGTGTTATAGTAAAGCGGAATTTTTATCTCGCTTGGTGACAGTAAAATACAAACAATATGAACAATTTTATAATAGATACTCCAGATAATTTCTGGCAAATAAGATGGCTTGACAAATATATGGAAGGTCACAAGGGGTTCATAGCTGGTGGATGTTTTAAGAATATCCTTTCCGGAGAAAAAGTAAAAGATATTGATATTTTCTTTGAAAGCGAAGACGATTTTCAGGAAGCTGTTGATTTGTTCAATGATGAAAAACATCAGAAAGAAGGATGGAAATTTAAGTACAGGAATGAGAAGGTATGTGCGTTCCATAAAGAGGGAGAAAGGGTATGGATAGAGTTCATAGAGTCAGAGTTCGGAAAGCCTGAAGAGATTCTCAGGAGCTTCGACTTTACTGTGGCAAAAATGGCTTACTACAAGGAGCCTAAATACGAAGAAGAGGAAGATGATTATTTTCCATTCTCATCTGCAAGTATAGTAGCATACGAGTACAAACTACTCTACCATGAGAAATTCTTTGAACATCTTCATATGAAGAGGCTGGTCATTGATGAAAATATTCCTTTTCCAGTAAGCACATGGGAACGCTCATATCGGTATAAAGGATATGGTTACAATATGTGCCGGGAGACAAAGAAAAAACTTCTACAGGCTCTTAAAGGTGTAAATGTAGAGGAGGAAGATGTTTCTTTGTATGCTACTGGAGGATGGGATTAACCTATAAAACAAAATTGCTTATGAAAACATTAGAACAACTTAAAGAATTAACATCAAAATGTTTAGACGGTAGAGATTTTAACAGACTGGCTAAATTTGTTCCATATAGCATGATAAAGGATTTCGGTATGGAGCCGAATGAAGAATATGACAACGAGGAAAAGTGGAACAGTACTGTAGTTGAATTTACCAGAGAAAATGTCCTGAAACAGCTTGAAGAAGACGTAAGATTCGGTTTTGAAAAGGCATTAAATCAGAGAGGAATATCAGCCAGTTTGATGTTTGAATGTGTGATGATGTGGAACTACATTCTGGAAGAAGGTCTTGAAGGCTGGGGTGAGGATGATTATGCATTTTATGGACTCCCTCTATTTAAAGCTACGGCTGTAAAATATGGATGGGACAATCCGATAGGGGAAGACAGCGGGAGAGAAAGAAAATATGATTCACAATATTAAATCGGTATATTATGAGCACAAGTAAAGAATACAAGGCAGTAAGGAACTATATATTAAATGAACTTCACCTTACCAAAGAAGATATAATCAAAAACATAGAGCTGTTATTAGAGAAACACGTAAAACGGTACATGGTTAATACATATGGAGGTGACAACCAGATAGAAAACTGGATCAGATGCATGGTGAATGATGAACTCAAACAAAGAGATCATGATTTTGTAAGAAGAGCATGCGAGAGCGTCATCAGGGATCATGTATTAAATGAGTTGAATATAATCGTAAGATCCAAAAGTGAGAAATGTACATGTGAAAACAGAGTACCATCCGAAGAGGATAAGAAAGAGTCAACTGACGGACTGTATATAATCTACAAAGATGGACATGCAGAGCCGTTTACCGGCGATAACTCCAAAGATTGTGTACGATACATTGGGTTGAAGCACAGATACATGTCATTTGCAATCTCACTGACGGAGCATGATATCGTACAATTGCTTGACGATGATAGCCGTGAAGAATCCGGAAGTGGGACATATTACGAACGTGAATGTGATGCGCTGTTTGACATTGACGGACGCGGCAATACGGAACGCCTTGTAGCCAGAAATCCAAAATTGAGAAATCTGCTGGAAGATGGCGAGTATATACCATCTCTTGGTCAATTAAATTTAATGGCCCATTATATGGACGAACTAAACAAAGCATTCACTTATGTTTCGGCATCTCCCCTCTCCTCGACGTGGTATTGGTCCAGCACTGAGAGCAGCCAGGCCGTCGCGTGGTACGTGGTCTTCTCCAGTGGCCTCACGGGCACCGGCAACAAGCACATCGGAGACATGGTTCGGACGGTAATTGATTTTTAAAAAGGATTACAATGATAACATCAGTAAAAATAAAAGACAATACAAAAACTCCATTTGAATATGTTTCGGATATAGAAGCATTTGAAAATGGCAGAGAATTTATTTTCAAGTCAGGAGTGAATGTAATTATAGGTAAAAACGGTAGTGGAAAGTCAACTTTGCTTAACATCATATCAATGTATATGTTATGCGAGAAATCCATGTGCTCTGAAATGCCGACCGAGGCACTGGATTTTCCACCTATATTTGATGACGATGATAAGGTTTTTGATGGGATTGACATATCATCCGATTATGCAGGGAAAGTATTCCGTTTATTGCCATCGGCGGAGATGAATCGAGATAGCGTATTGAAAAACATCAGCAATCTCGATTTGTATGTGAATAATATTCGAAAATCTTATGGAGAGAAAGTGGTGTTATCATTGGAATCGCTTTTCAATTTAATGTTCAGTCAGAAGGATTATACGTTTCCAATACAAGATCTTGTAGAATACAAGAAAAAATCAAATGCGTTTTGGATTAAAAGAATTGATAACCTGTTGAAGTATTATAAAAGAAACCGCATAGCATTAACAAAAAGCAGTTTTGAATACACGGTTCTCATGGATGAGCCAGATAGGAATCTTGACATTGACAACATAATGCAAATTTATAATGTATTGTCATTCCATAAACCACAAACACAAATTATAGCCATAGTACACAATCCGGCATTGATTTACAAGTTAAGCAAATTAGATTGTGTGAATTTCATAGAGATGACAGAAGGATATCTTAGTAAAACTTGTATATTTATGTCTAATTAAATATTTTCAACAATGAGCTATTTTATATTAATGGGAAGAAGAATCCCCAAGCAAGCCATAACAGGCTTCAAGTTCCAAAATGAAACAGATAACATTCGTCCTTTCCTGTCAATCAGGATAAGGGGAAAGGAGGAAATTATACCTTTCAAAGATAAAAAGGAGATACAGTCCGTAAAAGCGCATCTGTGTTCTATCTTCTCCGGATTTGTAAAAATAGGCGACTGGTATCTCAAGATGTCGGAAGTTAAGGAATATAAGCCGGTGACCGCCGAAGACATGAACCCCTACATCTTGTTTAAGACATCTAAGTTCGGAAACATAAAAGTTCGTTTCCCGAAAGATGAAGATATGGATGCAGAATTATTGGTGTTAGATCAACTTTTTGATGTAGAATGAATTATTGATCATATTTTAGAAATCATGACCTGGAAAGAATTAAAAGACAAAATATCCCTTATGACAGAAGAAGAGCAACGACAAGAAGTTGCAGTTTGGGGAGAATATCTGAATTTGATGAAAGATTGCTCCTTGGAGAAAACAAATGAGAATATGTACTACAACTCTGAATGGGATTATACTCTTGAAGAGAGTGAATTGGAACCGGAAGACAAGAATAACCCTGATGTACATAGGGTATATGAAGCAGGAATGTATTATATTTATTCGAATTGATTTTAAAACAAACTAAAGATATGAAACCGATATTAAACATCGAAGACGTCAATAAATTGAAGATGGATGAAAAGTTAATTGAATGTATAGCAGGGAAGGTGAATTATTACAGATTCCTGTGTTTTCATCCGAGAAATTCCAATTTTGTGATTTTACTAAATCATGGTGAAGAACCTGTACGATTTTATTGTAAGAACCTGATAGATCGATTTTTTACGGATTATACGCAATATGATATTATCACCTATTGTAAGGAATATGCCTTAAAGAAAATAAAGGAATTTGAATAAGCATTATCTGAATTAGAGGGTAAGGGCAATTTAGAAGATTAAATAACAACTAAAAATAATTGAGTCATGAAAGCTATAAAGAATTTGACTGTAACGGTTACTTACACAGTAGGATTAGAGGATATAGAAGTTCCAGAAGAAGTATATGATGATCTAATAGAAAACTACGATAACGGAGTGTGGGAAGCTCCTGAAGATTCTATTGCGGCTGAATGGCTTGCTAATAACATCGTAGAAAAAGATGCGATGAATTGGAGTTATGAAATTGATGATTTAGAATAACATAAAAAGATATGAGCAAATACAGAACAGAAGCCGGAATAGAATGTACTCCAGAAGAATGTAAGTTGATTGACTCTCTGAAACGACTTGCAAAAAAGTGGGAAAAGTATGGTAAGCGTCTTTGGCTTTATAGTGCAAGTGGAACGCTACATGTAATGATGCATGGAGATACAGAAGATAATCCTGAACCGGAATTTGAAAAATTTGGTGGCAGTAATTACAACAATTCTATAGATACTATAAATATTCCAAATGATGGCGGAGATTGGTAATAATATAAAAAAAATAGCGAATCATGATAACGAAAGAACAAGTTAAAGAAATATTGACAAAAAAATCCGGCAGGAATTACAAAAGAAGAGTTGAAATTTGTTTTTTGGCATATTCTGCTTATCAATCAAAGAATATGAAAAATCAGAACATAATCTTTGGTTTGAAGTACATTTCGAACGCATATACATCGCTCAAATTCGATATGGTATAAAAGGTGGGATGTTTTTTAGTAACGAATATGTAAATATGGGAGATGGATGTCATGGAGTAACAATGGGAACAGCGAATAATACAGCCGATCTATTAAAAATATTCATCAATATGTTTTACGACAATTTATTGAAACAAGCCAACTATGCTCCTTTATATAACGAAGAGACATCTCAATTCGAATCCCCTGAACAAGCTCAAGAATATTTGGAATATGTTCAATCTATGCTGTAAAATTTAAAAAGAAATGAAACGAGAAGATATTGAAAAAGCAGCAAAAGATTATACCATAGGTAAAACACATTTTAGGCGAAACGTTCTCAAAGAAGTGGATGCAGACGATTATGTTTTACGCAAGGATAATTGCTATGAAGACTTCATGGCAGGTGCAGAATGGAGCATCAGCAGCGCGTGGCATGATGCAAGCGAAACACCACAACACAGTGGAATGTTGATTGCTATTAAACAAGATGGAACTCCTATTGTCTGTGGGCCAAATAACTCTAATTGGAAAATAGCTGTTAGAATTTTCCATATCGTAAGATGGGCCTACATCGAAAATTTACTGCCTATTACATGTTGAATAATATATTTTCACGAGATCATGACCGACAGGGAACTTCTTGAAGAAAACAATAAGATGTTAAAGGAAATTCTAAGTTTTGTGAGAAAAGTTGATTCTGCTGAATACAGGGATCATCAAGACTTTATGGAATTTCTTAGAAATGTGGCAGCCGATATATGGGTGGAATATACGGAGCCTGAACAAAGAGGTAGATTGTTTAATTTAATAAATAAAAAGAAATGAAAACAGTTTTTGATTTAAGCAGAGATGAGATTGTGTCATTGACATGCAAAGAGATATATCTGTATATAGACAAAGAGCTTGCTGGTAAAGGTATTCCAATTGAAGCTAAAAACTGGAATATAAAGAACAAAAAAGAAGTCGTGTATCCAAGAACTGGAGTTCCAGTATTTATGTTAAAAGATATCGGCATCGGTTTTAGAACCATAGAAGGTGCAACAGAGGTGGCTAATTTGCTTATTAAATATAATGCATTTAAAATGGAATCAAAGTTTCTGATAGGATCGTATGAGCAGTTTTGGATCATAAATGGAAGTGTTTGCCCAGCCATTACAGGAGAAGCGGGATATAGCAAGGAAGAGTTTGATAAGGTAAACAAGGAAAACAAAGATCCAGAATTGGAAAGTATAAATTCTTTCAATGATACTGTGAAAAAAGCCAATGAAATCAAAGACAGGGTATTGAAATACGTGTACAACATAAAACAAGAACGTTCATACAACAATGACCTGGTTGGTATCTTTGAAAGGTATAAAGATATAGCAGACGGTGACATGGAGGTAGCTATGAATTTTATCGAGGAGGCCTATCCATTCAACGAAGAAACAGAGTCGTTTATCAGAAAAAAGTTTGACATGCCTATACCGGACGAATCAAAAGAGCAGTAATTAAGCTAAATTAAATCATTTTGAATCTTTTTTATTATCAAAAGGCATATCTTTGTCCAAAAAAACAAACAGAATGGAAGAAAAAGAGATAAAAGAAGCTATGATTGAAGCCCTGACGCACTTAGAGGGGTGTAAGTATTTCGTGGCCACGATAGTAAATAATCGAGAATAATGCATAACCCATACAAATCATAAACAATTTGTATTGTATTATGCATAATAGCCAAAAGCTATTCCGATTATTAGCCTAAGTGTTGAAACAAACACTACGTTATTTAAGAATAGATAGTTACCTACGGATGTTTGCCCAAGTTCGTAGCTCTAAGGTAAGTGATTAAACAGTTCTGGTATTCAGGAACAGTGTTGCTTACAAAAAAAACCTTAAATAACATTGGCGATGGGTACTAACAGAGTTTCACTCTGACTTATGTTGAATAAACATTAAAAACGTTTGTAGATATGGTGTACGTACAAGACATAAATGGTAAACCTATGATGCCTACAACAAGGCATGGTAAGGTTAGGAGACTGCTTAAAGACAAAAAGGCAATCGCTGTAAACCTATGTCCGTTTACCATCAAATTAATGTACGTAACATCTGATTACAAACAAGAAATTGTGTTAGGCGTTGATGCTGGTACTAAACATGTTGGTCTATCGGCTACAACGAAAAGCAAAGAACTTTACAGCAGTGAAGTTATCCTTAGAAATGATATCGTAGATCTTTTGTCTACCAGAAGGGAGCTACGAAGATCAAGACGAAATAGATTGAGATATAGAAAACCTCGTTTTGATAATAGAATAAAAAGTAAGCGTCCGGGATGGGTAGCACCTTCGGTGAAATACAAAGTAGACGCCCATATTCGTGTTATTGACAATGTATGTTCTATATTACCAATATCTCGTATTGTTATCGAAGTAGCTCAATTTGATACTCAAAAGATTAACAATCCTAATATATCAGGTAAAGAATATCAGGAGGGTGATCAACTTGGATTTTGGAACGTTAGGGAATATGTTTTAGCAAGAGATGGACATAAATGCCAGCATTGTAAGGGAAAGTCAAAAGACCCAGTATTGAATGTTCATCATATTGAATCACGAAAGACAGGTGGAGATTCCCCATCTAATCTTATTACCTTATGTGAAACTTGTCATAAAGAATACCATAAAGGTAATATAGATTTAAAGATCAAACGGGGATCGTCGCTTCGCGACGCAGCCGTAATGGGAATAATGAAATGGAGATTGTATGAAGAACTAAGGTCTAAATACAACAGAGTTTCTATGACTTTCGGTTATGTTACAAAATACAATAGGATTAAACATGGTATTGAAAAATCTCATGTTTTCGATGCATTTGTTATTTCTAAAAACTTTGATGCTATAAGGTTAGGATATTATTATAAAGTAAGATTAGTAAGAAGACATAATCGTCAGATCCATAAACAAAAGATTCCAAAAGGAGGGATAAAAAGACCAAATCAATCTCCTTTTGAAGTTTTTGGTTTCCGATTGTTTGATAGGGTTATGTTTGAAAACAGTTATTATTTTATATTCGCAAGGCGTAAAACCGGTAGTTTTAATATTCGAGATATTGATGGTAAAAACCAAAGAGATATTACATACAAGAAATTGAAATTATCAAGGTGTAAACGCTTTATGGTACAAAAGGAAATGGATTGATTAATTTGAATAAAAATATAGACATGAATCGTTGGTTTGAAATCACAGTAAAAGCCGAGATTGATAATATCGAGAACGGCAAAAAAAAGAAGGTAACTGAAAAGTATTTGGTAGATGCCTTATCTTATACAGAGGCAGAATCAAGATCTTTAGAGATTTTCAAGGATTTATTTCAAGTGTTCGACATTGTTAAAATAAATCCTATTAAAGTGTCGGAAATCTTCTTCAACGGAGAAGCTGAGTACTGGTATAAGTGTAAGGTGAATTACATTACACTGGATGAAAAGAAAGGTAAAGAAAAGAAAACACCATGCTATATGTATGTCCAGGCCGGCAATCCCAAGGATGCCGAAGCTGTGTTGACTAAAGGCATGCAGGGCACGTTAGGCGACTGGAATTGCGAAGCTATTGCTGAAACGAAGATCATTGACGTATTCAAATATGATCTTCAGAAGGGAGCTGAAAAATTAGGCGAGAAGAAGAGTGAAGAGTAAGGCTGATGTAGTTTCCAACATAGCGCTTGTTGTGGCGATAATATTATTGCTTTCAGCAGGCGCTTTCCTTCTGATAGTGATTAAGACAGACGAGGTATCTAAATTATTAATGAACGTACCTTATCTACTGGCTTCAGCGGGATTGTTCTTTTCAATAATATCATTATTATTCGAATGGAAAGCAAGGAAAAGAAACTATACGTCTGCGAACGATGCGGACGAAAAGTGATGATAAGAAGTCATGGCTTATGCCAGGCTTGCAGGAGCAAAGAGTTGACTCCGAAGAAAAAAAACAGAATTACATCCATTAAAAACAGCAGCAAGAAGAAAAAGTTAGAGAGCCCGGATTTATCCGGGTTTTTTCGTCTTATGCTGGAAGAGCTGAATAGTATTCGGATGTCTATGACTGGTAGGGCTATCCATTTTCCTACAGTATGTAACGTATGTCACATACTTCCAAAAAGGATATATAAGTCTGTTGCCACTTGCAGAGATAATATAGTTTTTCTACATGAATCGGAGCATACGGTATTCGACATGTATCTTGACCGGATGGAATTTGATAAACTTGAAACAGAATTTCCTTTTGTGTGGAAGTATGCGGTAAAGAAGGTACTGGATATGGAAAGCAGGGGAATGATTAAAGAAAGAGGTAGGTTGATTATTGAAATAATTGACAGGTATGATAGAAGAAAAGATTAAAATATTAACAGATTTAGGGTTTGTCCCTATGGTGGAAGGAGTAGAAAATACGTTGTTTAGAATGAACGATGTTGTGATGTCGGTGTCAGATCCTAATCAAACACCGGAGCAATTGAGAAAGGAAGTTATGTCTTTAATAAAAAACAAAGACATAGCAGAAAGAGGCGGACAGGTTCCAGTAGTTAAAGAGCCGGCGCCTGAGCCAGAGCAGGCCCAGGGAGAAGAACCGGAAGCTCCGGCAGAGGAAGCAGATCCTAACCCTGGAGAGGAAGATTCGAATCCGTTTACAGAAAATCAAGAAACGTTAGAGCCGTTTTATATCTGCGATGAGTTGAAGAAGATTGAGACTCCCAAATTCGTAAGATTGACATTAGACGATAATCGTTTTTATGTAAGGAAGATGGATGATGGAACGGCCAAGATATATGCTTCGGTAACAACTTTAATCAAAGATGGGTATGTAGATGATAAGACCGCACTTCAGGAATGGAAGCAAGAGATGAAGATGCTTGGTCGCAATCCGGAAGAGGTGGCACAGTATGAAGCCGACAGGGGAACGATCATGCACTATCTGTACGGATTGTACCTAACAGGTAGAGATATGGTCTTAAATCGAAGCTTTGTAGTTAAGACAGTGCAAGAAGGCAAGCTGAAAATATCTAAGAAAAATCTTGATCGGTTTTTTAACAGTATTGATGATCTTGATGATATGATTGTCAGAATTATGAAGTTTGCCAAATTTTGTTCAGAGTATAAGGTTAAGCCGATGATGATTGAAAGAATATTGTCATTAGAAGACTATTTAGTAGCTACGCCGATAGATGCGATGGTTAAAATGACATTCAAATACAAAGAAGAAGGTTATTTTGGAGCCGTGTATCAAAGGGCTACAGGGCAGTTTAAAAAAGGTGATCCGAAGAAGGAGGTAAGAGACGTGGAGAAGGAAGAAGTGGTTATTCTCGACTTTAAATCAGGGGGAATATGGGAATCATACGCATTTCAATTAGAAGCTGAAAGAAGAATGGTTAAAGCATGGTATGGGATTGATGCACGTATTATGAACTTTTCTCCAAAAAGCACGAGCAGCAAAGGATATACGTTGAAAGAATGGACAGAAGACAGTATAGCACTTGAAAAGGCGGACTGCGTGTTCCAACAAGGTATGTTGAATCACCTTAGAAAAGATAAGAAGTTTAAAGTGAGAAAAGGAGTGTTGAATATCAATAAGCCGTACAATGAAGAAGATCATACGGTTGTATATGATATTGCAGAGGAAATGTCTAAAAGATTCATGATATAAAAAGCAATGAGAGGAGCTAAGGATGCTTGATTTTAGAAAATACGAAAACGTACCTCGGTTTCAACTTGACCGCAGGCCTGGCAGGAGCCGACTGAAGCTAACCTGCCCGGCTTGCGGGAAAAGCCGGTGCCTTACCCCTTATATTGATGTGGCGACCGGTCAGGTCGTTGGCAATGAGTTTGGAAGATGCGATCATGAACGAACTTGCGGTTATGATAAACGACCTACCGGCAAGGATGTAGGTGACAAAGATCTTTGGATTTCGGGAAATAAGTGCATAAGAGCTTATCGTCCTCCTGTAAATCCTGACGTTGTAAATTACATACCTTTTAGCGAGTTTGAGAGGACTGTGGTTCCAGACGATAGAAACACCGTATTTAGATTTTTATCGTCTCTATGGGGAAAAGAAAGGGTATCTGATGTGTTCAGAAGGTATCATGTCGGAACAATGGACTTATGGGGATGGAAAGGGTGTTGTATATTCTGGCAGATAGATAAGGACTTTGTATGCAGAACCGGCAAGATCATGGACTTTTATATAAAGACCGACAGCCAGGGGAATGAGATTGATGTAAAAAGAGTGAAGGAAAAAGACGGTGACAATGAGCGGCCTCATGTTATGTTTTATCATTCGTTGCATGCAAGGGACTTCTTGTTTAGACAATGCCTGTTCGGAGAGCATCTTCTAAGCCAGTATCCGGATAAGGTGGTTAATCTGGTGGAATCAGAAAAGACGGCTATTATATGCGCCGTGAATAAACCGGATGAGTTATTTGTAGCTACCGGTGGGTTGCAGAATCTAAGGCCGGAAGTGATAGATGTTTTAAAAGATAGAAAGACTGTAGCTTTTCCGGACAAAGGACAAGCATTTGAGACATGGAGTAAAAAGATAGATGGGATGATGATGAAGTCAAGGATAAAAGTATCGGACTATCTTCAAAATGTTGAAAATGTAGGAGACGGAGATGATGTGGCAGATTTGATAATTAGTAACAAGATAAAAGAAAAATATCATGAGCCTGGATGTTTATATTAAGAACAAGAAGAAAGAGGATCGTGAATGGGTTGCAAACATCACCCACAACATGAACAAGATGGCACAAAGAATATTCGTATCAGAAAATAAAGAAACGCTGTACGATTATGTTTGGAGACCAGAAGAATTGTATAGAGAAATATATACCAATGAGATGAAGAATGTACTTACAAAAGGTATATGTATTATGATCTCCAAGAGAAAAAGTCTTTTGAAATACGAGCCAGAAAATGGATGGGGGTCTTATGATTCATTTCTTAAGTTTCTTATCGAATATAAAGAGGCGTGCGAAGATCATCCGGGTTATATAATTGAAGCAAGTAGATAATATGGAAAATTACAAAAACACTTTAAATGAGGTAGTGGTGATCGAATCGTCACCAGAAACGTATTTTGTTTACGCTATTCGTAATGCTATTCGTATCTCTAAATGCGCGTATCCGACAGCCAAGAAAGTAATTTTCAAAAGAGAGGACGTAGAGGTAGAGGTTTCGGAAATGGAAACTGAAAGCAGTTTGTATGAAAAGTTTAAAGAAAAACAAAAGAATAGGGTATGGAACTTAATGAGCGCCAACAACGGGTTTTAAGAGGCGAAATTTGTCCTTATTGCGGAAGGGAAACCGAGCTGGTCAATGCCGATAAAATATATAGCAGAAAAGGCTTAGGTATGGTTATGATGTGCAAACCATGCAACGCTTATGTCGGTGTTCATGAATCAGGGCCGAATAAGGGAAAAGCTAAAGGCCGGCTTGCGGGGCCATCACTGAGATCTCTTAAGATAAGAGTCCATGCCGAACTTGACAGACTATGGTCTACGCCGGAGGAACGGAAAAGGATGTATAAAGATTTATCTGAATTTCTCTCTATACCGGAAGAATACACACATATAGGTATGTTCGGCGAGAAGACGATGGGAAAAATCTTTCAGTTCTGTCATGTAAACAAAGAACGATCAGGTTCGAGAATAGAATGGCATAAACCTGGAGATAAGTGCCCTAATAAAAACAATCAAATAGTGTCAGGCAGTAGCGCATGTAGAGGATGTCCTGAGTATCTTCATGATGAGAAAGACGGATATGTCTGGTGTGATCCTGATATGAGCTACGGCAGGTTGAAATAGGGCGCGAATTGCCTATCTTTGTGCTATTATTAATCAAAAAAATATAAGCACATGGGCAGATCAACAGAGTACTACAGGACTCATCCCGAAGCCAGGAAGAAAAAGGCTAAAAAGGACAAGGAGATAAATGCCAGACCGGAACAGAAAGCCAAACGCCGAGAGCTTGGTCGTAAAAACTACGAAACGGACAAGAAGAAGGGTAAGGGCTGGAGAAAAGGAAAGGATTGTTCTCATACCAAGAACGGTCTTAGGTATAAATCAGTAAAAGCTAATAGGGGATCCAAATCGGATACGAAAGGTGACAAAAATGCAAGAGGATCTGAAAAATAAAATAGATATAAGAAGGATATTCAAAACCTCTAAACAGGTTATGGAAGAGGCGTATGAGAATATCTTGAAATACAGGCGGGGAGAGCTTATCCCCGCTAAAACCGGATACGATTATATTGATGAGGCTTTGCTTGGAGGTATTTTTCCTCAGCACGCTATTGCCATAGGAGCCCGGCCATCTGTAGGTAAATCGTATGTGGCCCAAAAGATATTGGAAAATGTTATGAATCCGATGATCAACCCGCAAGCAGAAGATTATTTTCTTGTTAATTGCGAGTTCGAAATGAATCCTCAAGATCTTCTTCTTCGTAGAATGAGCCAGGATATGAAAATGCGAGCTCCTGAAATATTAAGAAGGCAAGATTCTAATACAGTAGAAGAGATGAGGATGTTTGAAATCCTTCAAGGTGAAATCAGGAATAATATAATATACATCGATGCTCCGTGTACGGTAAAAGAGTTTGAGGCGGCTGTGTATCATATAGCTACCAAACATAAAGACAAACGTCTTATAATATTTAAAGTCGATCATATTGCTTTGATAAAAAGAATGGGATTAGATCCTAAGTCGGCTATAGATGATTTGGTGGCGGTTATGAACGAAGCTAAATTAGTATATAAAAACATATTTTTCCTCATCATATCCCAATTCAACAGAGAAATAGAAGGAAGGATAAAAAGCCCACAAGAGCAGCCTCCGCGTCTTTCTGATTTTTACCAATCCGATACGCTGGGTCAGTTATGTACGTTAATGATAGGTTTGCACAATCCTCGTAGGTACGGGCTGGATAAGTATATGATATTTGGGAAAGACTGGTATCAGACCCTTGATAGGTTTAAAACTGAAAACAAAACATCATTCAGGACAGCCGGACTGGTATTTCATCATATACTGAAGGTAAGGCAAGTTAGTATGGAAGAGCTTACTAATACAATCCACCCAGAGATACTGCCGGGACATGGATGGATGTACGGGGAGGGCGGGACGAAGTTCGTGAACCCCAACCAGCCGCCGACGCCGCCCAAGCTCTATACTGTGGAAGACGTTACGGACAATCAGGAACAAGAACAAGAGACAAAAGAAGAACAGTCATTGTATTAAAAAAATAAGAACCATGAGACTAACAGTAGAAGAAAACGAATACCTGATAAGTAAGTTCCTTTTGGTTCTTACCGAATTTGCAGGGGATGAAAGAGAGATGTTTTTAATCAACTCCATACACGACAAGGCGGTGGCGGATATGAATTATCGTCTTCCGTCTTTAATAAGCAGAGAACGCAAAAGACGAGTCATTGAGCTCCTTAAAGAAGGAACCAGAATAATCAAGGACTTTTCCGGCTATGCGGGTGATATGGGTATGATTAACGAATACGATCGTCTAAAGAAAGAAATAGGAACCGTCCAAGATCAGCTTGGCGACGTAGAAGGTCAACTTCGGGCAGCCGGCGAAGTAATCAAGAAAGAGCTTGATATGATTGCTGACCGAATCAAAGAAGATCTTCTCGACCGAGAGCTGGCTAAAAGTAATGCCGAGGCTGAAAGAAAAGCCAAAGTGGATCCGAGATACGAAGTAGCTTTAGGTGACTACAAGGAGATGCTGGAAGTGATTTTTACAACCAGAAACAAGTATTCTACGGTAGATTCTGTACATGACGATCTTCGACAGTCGGTATCTACCGGTAGAAATTCGATTATTAAAGAAGGGTACAACAGTTAAAAACAAGGAGGGAATATGGAAAAGAAGGAATTTAAAGTAGGAGAAGTGTTTGATGCCGGACTTGTAAGATTAAAATGTGTGGATGCTCCAGAGCCAGACTTAGGATGTGAAGGATGTATATTTAATGACCACATTACATGCGGGTCGGTAGATGTAGTCGCAGGCCCGTGTAATCACGTAGAGAGGGAGGATGGTAAGGATGTTATTTTTATTAAAGCTGATTAGGCATGTACATCAATTTCAGACAACTTGCAGCATCAGACATGACTCCTAATGATCTGGCTAATCTTCTTGCTATAAGACAGAAGGATACGGTTATGATCGAAGCCATGCTGGAAAAAGATGCTGGGAGGTATATAGAGCTTGGCCTGGTTGAGAAATTAAAATCAGGCGTGATGAGATTGACCAACAAAGGAACGTCTTTTGTGAATTATATAGAGACACCGGAAATGACGGACGAGGTCCTGGAAACGTTGAAGATTATGATAGGAATGTACGAATCATATTCAAAAGACATAGGTGTCAGCAGAAAAGAAGCGGAATCCAGATTGTGTTGGTTTATGGGTAACACCTCATTCAAGAAAGAGGTCATACTTCAGGTAACGGAATCTTATATAGCAGAGTCAGGAGATTATACAATGAGCTTATGCAACTTCATATGGAAACCGCCTTCTCAGGCTTTTTCAGTCCATATGAACCTTAAAAATTCAAAGCTCTTTGACTTAATAGCTGAAAAATTTAAGATCGCTACCGAGCCTTATTTGGAGTCTAAGAAGAATAAGGAAATGGATTGGTTGTTTGCCGTATCTAAATTGCCTACGCCGCCGGCTAAAGGCAATCCGGATTATTTGTTTACCGGAAGTTCTGAAACAGACAAAGAGAGATTGAAAAACATAAAAACGTATTTATTTAACAAAATTAGAAAGCAATGGAAAAAGTAGAAATCAGAAAGATTATAGAGGATATAATTATTACTCAGTTTCTTAATTCAGAAATGGATATAGTTCATGAAGAAGATGTGACGTTTAAAGAACTTGGATTAGATTCTCTTGATCAAATTGAACTTGAAATGATGGTGGAACAAAAATTCAATATTGTTATTATTGATTATGATATGGAGACCATCAAAGATATGACTGATCTTGTTTACAAAACAATAACAGAAGGATATGGGAAGTGATATAATTTTATGCATGGCTTTAATAGCGTCATTTGCTTTTGTTATACAGTTTTTGTTGTCGATATTAGGATCTGATCTGGATACGGATATTGACATTGACAGTGCTTCTGATTTAAGCATGTCTTTGTCGGACATCATATCATTCAAGGGCATAACACATTTTATTCTTGGATATAGCTGGACTACCTACTTTTCGGGTTCCCATTTAGTAGGGGTTGTGATAGGGTCGTTTTTCTTTATCGTTTTGTTTTACGTATATAAGTTACTTCTTAAGTTAAAACAAGAAATGGTGTACGAATGTCCGGAAGATTTAAATGGCAGAGAAGTGGAGGTGGTATTTAGATCAGGAAAGAATCATTATATGGTAAATATTGTGAAAAACGGGAGACAGGAACAGATGAGAGTAAGGTGCTTGTCTGGGAAAAATTACAAAAATGGTGACAAGGTGAATATAAAATACGAAGAAGGAGAATTAAGTATCTAATTTTTAATATGGATTTTGGACAAGATTTAGAACCAGAGGAACTGACCAAACATTATGATCAGTGTTATGGAATTGATTTTGAAACAGAAGAAGAGGAGGATGAAGAATATGACTGACGAAGAATTTGCATTGGATAATAAGAAAAAGGTTGTTGTAAGAAAAAGAATATCTTATTTAAGCAAAGGGGATAAAGTGTGGATCGTCTCGTCCGACGGCTACCTGCTACACACGGACGTCGTTCGGCGGGACCGGGGCCGATCTTATGTGGATATAGACGGGATACTGTATTGGAAGCGAGGATTGGATGGCAAACATCGTAATCGTAATAACTACATGCAGTTTGCCATGACGCCGGAGGACGGTAAGAAGTATGTCGTATATTACCCGGAAGGATTTAAAGACGATAGCTTATGATGGTCCCGGAAACACATTTGCTATATAAGGAGTTTAATGGCGTGAAACGTCTTGCCATTTCTTATTCCCAGATAGATACGTTTCTTACTTGTCCAATGAAATGGTATAAGACTTATGTGGAAGGTAAAAGATCTACGGAAAAACAAGAAGCTACGTCTTATGGTACGGTTATTCATAAGACACTGGAATACTTCTTCAAGAACGGAAGACAGCCTTCTGGCAAAGATCTTGGGGAAGCTATAAGTTACTATGCTTACCAAGAAGACATACCTTGGCAGTCACCAGAAAATATGATGATAGCCATGAAGCAATCCGGGGAGCTTCTTGCCTGGATTGTGGATTTATTTAAAAAAGATGGGAATAGATTTATGATAGCTGATAGTGATCTTAATCCCTGTGAGAAACTTATCAGACATGGCGCCATAGTAGGAGTCGAAGAAGATTTTGTGCTGCCGTACCGTCTTCCTAAGCCTATTGACATAAATGGGATAATTCATACCCATGTGTACATAGTAGGATCGGTAGACCTTCATCTTGCTATAAAAAGCAAGAACGTAATTCATCATTATGTCATAGATTGGAAATCAGGGAATAAGGTTTTTGATTCTAAGAAGTTGGAAACAAATTTACAGCATCCTATATATTCATTTTACATCTATAGAAGATATGGTGGGGTTCTGCCAGATATGAACATCTATTTCTTTACCAGGACCAGGCAGTACCAAAAGGTTAAGGTAGATGAAGAACGTAAAACAAAATCTATAGAGATGCTAAATGACACTTTATCCAAAATGTATGATTTTGAAGATAATAGTGTAAAAACATTTCAGGCATACATCCAGGGAGCAGAAGGAGCCAGGTATAGCAAGCGGCGTGCCACCCTAAGCCAGCCTGTTTCGCAAAACAAGCTACCCTGCCCGTCGGCACTGTGTTATTATTGTGACTTTGGATTACATAACAAAAACGAATGCCCTTTCTCTTCAGATTGGGATCCGTCTAAAAAGATAAAACGATGAAATACGAGGATGTTCAAAAGTTAAGAACAAAATACCGGCAAGATCCGGAAGTTATAAACTTGACATACATGAGAGACGTTGCTGTACGATGCGGGAATTTCAAGAAAGCGTTTGAGCTTCAGGAGAAGATGGAGGATATATGGTTCAACTATTTAAAAGGAGTCCAATGAAAGAAGATCTAATATGTGGAGTAGCGATCCTTTTGTATTTAGTTTTATTATACTTACTCACGACAGCTTTCATAAAAACAGGTAGAGCAGTAGATCGTTATAAGATGAAGAAGAAAACTGACAAAATCAAAGTCGGTCAAAGATACGAACATAAGAACTACTTTGAGGATCCATTTGAAAGAGGCAAGCATGTGATTAAGATATTAGACATAAAAGAAGGGTACGTTCTATATGAGTACGAAGAAAAACCATATATACGTTCTTCTGTGAGTCTTGAAGATATTGTTAAAAAATACATTTTAATTACTGATGTTAAACACAAGTAAGTCATGAAAAAAGAAGTCACAATCAAGGAAGATATGGCTGTGTTTTATAAAAATACAGGAAAAGAACTATGGATTTATAACGGACTTTTCAGAAACAAGGTGTTGTCTATAAAAAAAGATAAAGCCATTATCATGTGTGAAACTGATGCTGAATATGCTGTACTGATAGAAGATAATCAGTTTATTGCCGTAGCAAAAAACATGGATTATGATTACTGCTGCGCATTCACATTAGGTAATGCCGAGGCTTATGGGGATCGTATGGGCATATCGTGCAGTGTATGCTTGCTTGAAGATAACGAAGATAAAGCAAGGGAGATGTTGAAAGAGGCGATAATAGAACTTTCAAAAAACAGTAAAATAGATTGCGATGGGCTTTGAACTTAGACCTTACCAAAAAGAGGCAGTAGATGCCGGGCTTAAGTTCCTTACAGGAAGATCTAAGAAGCCTGGCATAGAAGTCTTGCCGTGTGCAGCGGGGAAGTCTTTGATAATTAGCAAGATAGCTCATGAATTAAAAAGACCTATCCTTGTATTACAGCCATCTAAAGAGATTCTGGAGCAGAATTATGCGAAGGCTGTATCATTCGGTTCTAAACCTACCATATATTCTGCTTCATGTAAAAAAAAAGAGTTATCGGCTATGACTTATGCTACACTTAAAAGCATAAAGAAAGACGTAGCAAGGTTGAAAGATATAGGGATAGACACATTATTGATAGATGAGGTGCATAGCGGGTATTCTCCTGAAGAAGGTTCTGAATTTATGGAGTTTATGAACAGGTTCCCAGAGGCGAAGGTGCTGGGCTTCACCGCCACGCCCTGCCGCCTCCGGACCTACAGCTCCATGCTGGAAGGAAACTACAGCAAACTTAATATGCTGACGAAAGACGAGCATAATTTCTTTAAGAAGATAGTTCATGTGACTCAAATACAAGAGCTAACTTCTCAGGGATTTTGGTGCCCTCTTAAGTACGAACGATGGTCGTTTGATGAATCGGCTCTGATATTAAACAGTACCGGAGCCGAATATACCAACGAATCTATTAAAGAAAGCATCGTACGAAACGGCTTAAACAACTCTATCTACAAGCGCCTTCTTCAACTTATGAACGAGCGTAAAGCTATTTTGGTTTGCATGGATTCTATCGAATCATGTAATAGAATATCAGAGTTCATGAATGCCAGGATGGGAGCCATAACCGGTGTCGTAACATCGCTAACAACCAAAAAGAAAAGAGAGCAAATCATATCCGATTTCAAAGAAGGTAAGTTGAAGGTGGTTTTTAATTATTCAACGCTTGCTACCGGATTTGATTTTCCCGAACTTGATTGTGTGATGTTTGGACGACCAACATTCTCATATTCAACATATTACCAGGTGCTCGGCAGGTGCGTCCGCATCCATCCTGACAAGAAAGAGGCGCTGATAGTTGACTGCTGCGACAACATGAGGCGCTTTGGTCGGATAGAAGACCTGACAATCGAGCAATTCCCTTCTAAGGGCTGGTGTATGTTTGCCGGCGATCAACTTCTGTCTAATATAAGGATGGGTGATATTATTACCAAAGACGAGATCCTTCGTCGGGCAGCCTCGCTTAAATCCGTAAATGGAGATGGTAGGAGAGAGGACGATCTTGACAGCATAATAATGTGGTTTGGAAAATATGAAGGAATTAGATTCAAGGACATACCAGTGTCGTATTTTAGGTTCTTGGCTGAGAATATGGCAGTAAAACCAGGAGACAGGAAAGAAAAGATTATCGAATATTATAATAGAATAAAAGCATGAACAGCAAAAGACGTAAGAAAATAGAGGATATTATTTCCAATTTGGAAAAGCATAAAACAGATCTTGAGTTTATCAAATCAAAGCTGTCAGAGGTTAGGCATAATCTGGATTCAGCCAAGGATGATGTTGATATGATTTTAGACGAAGAGACGGAAGCAAGAGATAATATGCCGGAGTCGTTACAAGATACAGAAAGATATTATCAATCAGATGAGGCTGTAGCTAATATGGAGGCGGTTGTTGATGATATAGAAAGTATTGTAGGGGATTTAGAGAATGCGGTTTCAACCATTGATGATAAAATCAATGACATAGAAACTGGTATTATAGGGAATTTAGAGGCAGCCATAGGCGCATAACGTAAAAATATAATCATAAAATTTAACACAATATATTTGTATAGATATAATACGATACATATTTTTGTATCGTATTATTTTTTATGTGTTATATTTTATGAAAACAAATGTTACAATGGTATCAAAAGACCGAGAATTATTTGGCGTAATAATTAAGCAGGACACTAAAACTTCGTTTATGTCCTTAACAGACCTTCAGGAAGCCTATACGAAGAAGAGGGTTGAGATGGGGTGGAATGAAAAGAGAATAGAGAATATCCTATCTAATAAGGAGAGTGCGGAACGTGTTTACTATATCCTTGAAAAACAAGGATATAAGATAGAATCAGGATTTCCTGGTTTTATACAATCTGTTGAAAAAGAGTCACTTATAAAAGTGATGAAAAAAATGGGAGCTTATAAGACAATGGGTAGAGGAGAGAATAGGAGAACTATGTGTAATCCATATATATGGGTGCTTGTAGCTATGGAACTAAACCCTATGTTGTATGCTGAGGTTGTTACGTGGTTAACAGATAAGCTTATCTTAAACCGAATAGAGGCAGGTGATAAATACAATGTCTTGTCAAGAGCTATATCAAGATTTCCGGATGCCGATTACTCCAAGATGGCTAAAGGCTTAAATTGGATTGTATTTAATGAGCATGAAAGCATGATAAGAAATAGGGCTACACAGGAGCAGTTGAAAGAACTTGAAACCCTACAGTCTAATCTTGCATTCTGCATAGAGATGGGAACCATCTCTTCTTTCTCTAATTTAATGAACATGATGAGATCTATATATGTAAAGAAATGGGGAGAAGAGGCTGTAACCTCTAAAAAAGTAAAATAATATAATGTAAAATAACATTAAAAATAATTGATTCTATTCTGTAATATAAATGGAATATGTATCTTAGATGTATGGTTTGTAAATAGCATTTAATGTATTAAAAATCATGAGATTAGTATATAAGTTTAACATAGGACAAAATGAAAATATATCATCTTTATGCAAGATTAGCAACAACTTGTACAATCAGGCATTGTATATTTTCAGAGAAACACTTTCTAAAGAAGATAAGTGGTTGTCCTATTTTGAACTTGATGCTATCATGAAAAATACCAAGAATTTGGATGGAGATATTAATTACAAATTATTAAAGGCGCAATGTTCACAACAAATTCTTCGTATTCTTGATAAAAACATTAAAGGTTACTACAAATCGGTCCAAGATTACAAGAAAAATTATAATAAGTATAGGGAAAAACCAGGCCTTCCAAGTTATAGAAAAAGAGGATCTGAATTTAATTTGTATTACACGAATCAGAGTTGCAAAATAAAAGATGGAAAAATAATCCTATCAAAAGATATTTCAATAAGTATTCCTCAATATGAAAAGTATTCTGATTTGATAAAAGATTTCAAACAGATTAGAATAAAACCATTAGCGTGTGGATATAAAATAGAAATCATTTATGAGGTAAAAGATACTGGAGTATCTAAATGTAGGGAAGAGAAAGTTGCTTCAATCGATTTAGGGATTGATAATCTTGCAACATTAGTAAGTGAGGATTTTACTGTTTTGTTTAGTGGTAAATTTGTTAAATCATACAATCAATTATTTAATAAAACACTTGCTAAATTAAATAGTATCAAGGATTTACAAAAGATAAAAGGAATAACAAAGCGAATAAAGAAATTATATTATGATAGGGAACAGTACATAGAAGATGTCTTTCATAAAATCAGTAGAAAGATAGTTGATTTGCTTGTCGATTCTAAGATAACAAAATTAGTTGTAGGCTATAACAAGGGATGGAAACAGAATGTGAATATGGGAAAAAGGAATAACCAGAAATTCACACAAATCCCTTTTGCGAGATTGGTGAGTTACTTAGAATATAAATGTGAATTAGCTGGTATTGAAATAGTTATTCATGAAGAGTCATATACTTCAAAATGTGATTCATTAGCATTTGAGAAGATAGGAAAACATGAAAACTATTTAGGAAAGAGGAAGAACCGAGGATTGTTTCAATCCTCGGTAGGAAAACTCATAAATGCAGACATAAATGGAGCATTAAACATTATGAGAAAAGTAGTCGGTGATTCCTGTGAATCAATTCGTAGGATAATCGATAGAGGGTTATTGTTTAACCCGGTAAGGATTACGAATGTATTTTACAAAATGAATATATCCGGAAACTTATAAAGAAACATAATAGATTTTATTGAATTTAATATTTTTCATAACATGGGAGTAAAAGAAATAAGAGAACTACTTAGACTCTACAATCTCGAACATAGTGTCGTCCAGAACAAAAGCTCTGGGCGCTATTCTATTATTCTTCACAATAACATAATAGGAACAAACATAGACGGAGAGAAAGTAGTTGTATTCAGAACCATTCCGGAAGGAAGCAACACGTTCTCTATGGAACGAAATAGATTCTATGAGGAATTTGTAGAGGCTTTTGATGACGATAAGGCGATTGAAGCCGTAAGGCAGTATTTTGAGAAAAACAGGAATGATAGAGTGTAAGACGAAGATGGATTATATTACTATCGAAATGAGGTAAAACAACGATAAAGCAATGGAAAAGATGGATGATAATACTAAAAATATCCTTTATCCAAAAGGATCTATTTTTCGCATATTAAAAGATGATATAATCAGTGCCGAATTTAAAATCGTCAAAGGAGCTATAGCGGAGGCAGTATCAGACATAGAAGTAAATGATAAATATGCTGAGGTTTGTTGCAATGGGGAGACGTTCGTCATAGAAACGGATATTATGGATATTATTCTTACCAAAGACCCCATAGAAAACAAATCGGTGAAAAATGACATCATTGATGATAAACTACGATGGGATTTGCTTCCAATGGAAGAGATTGAGGACATTGTAAAAGTCTATCATGCCGGAGCCAAAAAGTACGATCCTAATACTTGGCAGAACCTTGACAACGGATTTGAACGGTACCGTGCTGCGATGTTTCGACACCTGATGGAATACATGAAAGGGGAAAGAGTGGATCCCGATACAGGATGTTTTCATCTTGCACAATGTGCATGGAACTGCATAGCTATGCTGTGGTATGACAAGCATGGAAAAGGGTTGATACCATTAAATAAGGAGGAAAAGAAATGACAATAGAACAACTAAATTATTTATTAAGAAAAGAGCTTTATGCTATAAAAAACCATAAAGACAACATTGATAGAATCAAAAAAGAATATTTTGATTCCAATTATGGGTTAAAAGAAGGAGATAAGATCCGTATTTTACACGAAGCAGGAGATGAAATGATAGGCTTCTTGAAAAAAGTTGAAGTATGTGAAGACGGAGATCTGTACTTGACAATCCAAAAACAAAACGAAAAAGGTGACAGAGGCAGAGGGAAATGGAATATGTATCTATCATCAAAATTAATTAAAATAGAAAAATTATCAGATTAATAACGATATGATTAGAGCAAGATTTTACATTAAAAAATCCGACTGCGGTAACGACTACCGTCCAGTCAAATGGCCTATAAAATATCCATATTGGTATAGTGGTGAATCCGATGATTCATTCATACTTGTAGCGTATGCCGAAGACGAAGACAGCATAAAAGAGCTGTGGCCGGAAGCATACGATATTAATGTCTTAAAGATACTGAGGTTAAATTCACATTAAGATTTCCTAAGCCTAAATGGTATGAATTGCAAGAAGAGAGATCAGAAGAGTATGATAAATTATATGGTAAATTCGTATGGGTTACAGACATGTGTCTAAAAGATGGGAAAATAAGAAAGGTAAAAGCCAGAATAGAAGATTGTGGTGGTCTTTTATTAGCCGACACTCCTGGTCGTTACACCCCTTATCAGATAGGGGATTGTGCTTTTGAAAGCAAGGAAGAGGCTTTAAAACATGCAGAGGAACAGAGAACGAATTTAATTAAGTCTCTTAGGTTACAAATACACGAACTTGAAAATCTAAAATTTGAATGCGATGATTAACTATGCAGCAAAAGCCAGAAAAGCTTATTTGATAAACAATTTCGATAAGATTCTTAACAGTCTCAACACGCTTCATTCAACGGTTGAGACCATGACGTTGTTCGTAAACGACCAGGCTTATAATTACATTCTTAAGCTAAAGGAAGTGATTAAGGGTGGTCCTATGTATAAGCACAATATCAAGCGTCTTTTAAATGATATGGACAAAGAGATAAAGAGGTACAATGCTTCTATCTACTACATAAATAAAGAGCGTAGTGAGGTTATAGCTGATATAACACAAGCGATGGAAGATTGCCTCATGCCATACATAGACGATCTGGCCGGCGCTATAAGGACAGCCGTGTGGTCGAGGGGTGTGTCCGAGGAGCGGACGGAAGCGGCGGTACTGTCCCTAATCGTATCCTCCTTGGCCACGACATCAGGCAGACTTATCTCAGGTGGATATCAGATCATGAAAGAAATGGGTGGGGGTCAAGGTGGTAATCCATTTACGTTTATGAGCATTGATAAGATAAGACACTTATCTACATCATTATCTGATGCTATTACCGGTGGGGAAATAGCTCTTGAGGAAAAAGAAGCCAATGACATAACTAAGGCAATGGATATTTTTATTGAGAAAATGTCTGATTCGGATATTGTTGATAAGGTGATCAGCATACTTGAAGAGGCTGAATCTAAAAATAAGGAGGAGCGATCGTGAATTATTTGGATGGGTATGTAGAAGAAGTTCTTTCTGAGCCGTACTATGATGATTATGGCTCTGGGGTTTTTAGGTGGTGGGTGAAAGTGTCTTACGTTTGTGAAGGCATAGGAGCTGTCACTACCTTAATGTTTGATACGAGAGAAGAAGCAGAGGCAGTAAAAATAGGTTATAAATTTTTATGTTGAAAATAATATGAGGTATTTTGTTTTATTGATGGCACTTGTGTTATCATCATGTTCGCATGATGATAGTCAGGTTAATAACGGATGGGTTATATATGATTTACGTCCTTTACAGGGTGGACGTGTGATGTATTATGCTGAAGACGAAAGAATTTCAATATTTAAACATAATAGAATCATAAAATTCGTTAGATACCAAGGGGAATACAATATCGGAGATTCTATTAAGATCGTGAAAGTAAAATAATATGGAAAATAATTTAAAACTCGTATGCCCAAAATGTGGCACCCCTCACCAGCCTCATTCTCCGCACACGATGGATGCAGATGGATTTGAAAGGTGTGAGATAAGAACTGTCATGGAAGACAGGGGGTGGTGCTACGAATGCTCTTTTTGGCAAAATATGTACGACAAGCACAAAGACGATCCAGGATGGGTTAGGATAGACGGTGAAAGCTGGGTGCTTAAGCCTATGGTGGAAAACGTACCGAGCGGATGGAACAGCCTTGGATGTGGTGGAAGAAAGATGTATATCAATATCGAAGGGAAAGGCATTGTTGTATCAAATAACTGCTGGTGCCAAGGTGATGTTTCGGACGCATTCAAGGATCTTATGCCTGATAATGCTACTTGGGCTACGAAGGAGGAATTTGACAAAGCTCCTGTAGTAGGATATATTGTAGAAGGTATTGGTTTAGTTTTCACAGATAGGGAAGGTCATGAAGTTAATGCTTAGAAACTTGTTTCATATTCCTCTTAGAATAGTTGAAAGGAAATTAACTAATGGGGAAGTAGAATATTGATGCCAATATCAAAACATTTTTGGGAAATGGAAAAACAGGATAAAATACGATATGTTTGGCATGTCGTGTTATGCTGTTTTTTATTCATTCGAAGATGCGTATGAATTTAATTATGGTAAGAACAAAGAAGAAAAGGTAAAGGTAGTGGATTCTTGTTACAAGAAAAGATGGTAACTACAATAATCCCCGGCCATACAATAGGTGTACGGTTGGGGATTATTGTAATATATGATTAATAACCGTCTTATCTTATACTAATACATTTTAGTACTATTTTTATATCTTTTATTATAATTCTACATAGGTGTCAATAGGAACAAAGCTGCCAATTGTACTTATCTTATATATTGAATGAATAAGGTGAGTACTTGGACTTAATTTCAGTTGAGGTACTTGATTGGATCCTTCTGTAATAAAGAAATAATAAAAAACGTCTCCAATCGTAAACTGTAACATAATATCACCTGTTACCGATCCTTCATTAAAGTAAGCCTGGATATATTGTCCAGAATTTGATATCGTACAATTTATAGGATTACCGCCCATCGTACATACCTTGCTATTATTAATTTCATCTAAAACATAGGAAGCCGCCATAGTTGCTCCATTAGATCGGTATCTACAACCAAGAATAGGTACAGGATTTCGCCATGTGGTTGTAGGGGCCGAAATCGAACAAGCAAAAACAGGGATCTTGCCGCCAGCAACTGTATTAATATTTTCAAATCTTCTTCTCATAATTTTATAAAATTAATTCAGTAAAAGGACGGACATAATGTGAACTACCCCTTGAACCTGTATCCAAATGATCTCCTCGGATGTTTATATCATAATACCACGAATAGGAAAATTTTTCATTTCGAGTGGATGTCCACATTCTATTACTCATTATCGTACCTCCTACCATTAAAAGGCATTCGTTTATTTCATTAGCATACAATGATATCAAAAAAAACTCTCCGGCGCCACCTACATATCCATTTTGACCATTTTTAAATAAATAGCTATTAGCTTTATTAAAAGCGTAATCTGTATTACTGGTATCATATTCAAGATACGCATTCTGATTTTCACGCCCCCAATAATCCTTTTTAATAGTTCCCATATGAGAACTATCTTGTGCAAATATATTGTCTATTTCTCCATCCTTACCCCAACGAAATGTGCCAATATATTCGGTGGCTATAACAAAACACACTTTATCTACAAGAGCTATTCCATTGCATAGATCATTGGAATATCCTTTATTAGACCAATTTTCTTTTGTATATAATCCTCCATCTACATGTTGGATGTATATGCCTTTATTGATTATAAGCGAGGGATTTACCCCCATCCCTATTTGAAATCTTCGTCTCATGATTTTTGTTTGCAAGATAGCAATAATTGACAACATAAAAGAAACCGGTTCCCTATCATCTCTGACTGAGAACCGGTAAGAAAACAATTTCAGAAAAAATTTAACCTACATAATCTTTCAAGTAAGAACAAAAAACGTACAATCTACTCTTTGACGATGCTAATATAACATATTGGAATCATACAAAAACAATGCAAGTCCGATATTCTTCGTCTACTTGTAGCTCACATCATCGTCTCCTTCTGAATCAGGAGTGGCACCGATGAAAAACATCATTGACTTGTTGTTCGTCTGCTGCCACCAGTTATAGGCACGCGCTACGTCTTCCGGCGTCTTGATATTATACCATTGTTTGATAAACGTCTGTTTGGCGAGTTGCCTAAATAACTTAGACTCTCCTTTGTATGTGCCGGATGTTACTTTATCAAGTGAGTAATTCCTAAGATCAGTAAGATCCTTCAACTTCCGCCCCATGACAAACGGGTCGTTAATGATATCTACAACGTTAAGCTCCATAATAAACGGCATCTGTGAAGCTATTTCGTTTATGGTTCTGAATCCAACGTAAGATCCAAATTGAGTAAGCCAACTTTCTTCGTTTTCATCATCATCACGCCATCCGGCAAGAAGCATGGATACGGCTTGCATGATAAGGAACGTGCCGGCATAGACACTGAGGCGTTTGAGATTAGTTTTTTCTACCTCATTCATATTGTCTTTATTTTCGTTCCAGGCATCTATGATGTTTTTCATACCAGACTCGGAAGCCAGGCTAAATGTTTTGGCTATCATATTCTTTAACGTAATTGACAACCCTTCCTCTTCTTGCATTGTTTGGAAATTGAAGCCACGTCTTTTCCACAGACGTTGAGCCGCCAGCACCAACCATCCTCGGTGGGCGGTCATGAACCTGGCTATCCAGTTGCGCGATGCGGCAGTTCGGTTTTCTTCATTCAAAGATCCGTTACATATCTGCGACAAGCTACGAACTTGATTTCTGGTTATAGCCATCTGGGTTTCAACTTCCTCAACAGTAACACCCGATCCTGGCTTTACAACCACCTTCCCATCCACGACGTCTACCATACTCCATAAAGTACGATCTTTTAATGCATTCCATTCTCTTTTTATGGTACTCTGTTCTTTATTACGTTCTTTTTCCATCTTGAAATCTTGGAACGTGTAGAACCGGCCTTTGTAATAACGAACATTGTCCATAGTAGCAATCATAACCTGCGGATCAAGAGGGTAGTTCAGGATTTCCATAAAAGCATACATAGGCGAACGCATTAAGGTCCTGGCCGCTCTATTGTATCCGGCACCATACATACGATTTCGGATATTGAATATCCCCATTCTCTCACCTATGACATATAATTTGCTTTTCCTATCTATGTCTCCGGTTTCTGCTATACAAGATGGCGCAAGACGGGAAAACTCAGCCGATGCGTATTTAAGGGAATCTTTGCTTATATACTGTCCTACGGCTGATTCCATGATGAGGTTGATATGGCCGGTAAGGGCGCCGGTAGCTGCCACAAATGGAGACAGTGCCAAGTTCATGACCGACATAAACCTTTCAACAGCCATCATAATTCTTGTAAGGTCTACCGTATATCCTCCGATGTTCACCGTAAGTTTTTTGGTGTTCATCCTAATGCCATAATAATGATCGTTGAAGAAGTCCCTGAACATCTGATATGCTTGGGTTGCTTCAGCCTTTTTACCACCTTCAAATTGTTTATTTAGTAACATCTGCTCCAGTCCTTGAGCGAGCTCTATAGACTTCTGCTTTTCGTTGTATAACGATGACTGCATCATAAGCATCGAATAAGAGTAGCCAAAATCGTGAGATACATCATCTTGGTTCTCCAATTCATATATGTAGTATTTAGGTATAGACCTAAGCCTGTCTTCTGGATCATACACTTCTCCTTGCCTGGTCTTACCATATAGAGAATCGTCTACTCTGTCCAGGCACAGATCTGATACAAAATTACGAACCGTATTTTTGAAGTTAATACCCAATCCTTCTACACGTTCTATATCTTGTTTGGATATCTGTGGAATAGCATACAGGTTCGGGCTCTGCTCTTTGTATAGATCAAGGGATTGTCTTTTTATTTCCTTGAGTTTTTGAATCATATTCCACTGCTCTACGTTTTTAGTAGCAACCTCATTACCGTCAGCATCATACTTGATACCAAAGTCATTGAAATACGATTCGTCACGATACAGGCTTTTCTTAGGCATTCGATGACCATACCCATGATCTTTTACATAATCAGGATTACGACCGCTATTTTCGGCTTCAGATTCAGCCACCCATGCCCTTGCAGGGTCGAAAGACAAGTACGATATGTCCATGCCATAATCTTGGGTGGATGTACCGTTTTGTACGTCCTTAACCATTTGCGCCACATCTATCTCACCTCGACCGATTTTGTCGATCATAGCTGCATATCCGGTAGGCGCCATGCGTTTATAGTACGAAAAAACCTGGCTTCTGGCAAATTCATTAACAATAGCATTAGCTTCTTCTACGCCCTCTTCTCTTGTATTATTTAAAAATAAGCTGGCCATCTTAGCATTAACAGCATTCCTGAAATCTCTACCGTCTAATTCTTTGCTTATACCAAGCTTTTCTGACAGGTAGTTGGTTTCAGATACGGTAAACAGATATCGGTTATCAGCAGCCTTAAACAGCTTATCCCTTAAAGCCTGAATCCTTTTTGCTTTCTTCGCCGTAGTATGACGTTGTACGAACTTCCATTCCACTTCCTTGGAGTCAGCAAGAGCATTTAAATAAGACTGATTTACTTCGTTTTCAGCCTTACTGCTTTTAGTAAGGTACTTATCAATATCTTCAAGACCCACCATCTTAGCATAATCTATCAAAATAGCGTAATCGGCTTCAATAGCTTCAGATGCGGCCCTAAAAGCATCTCTTTCGGATGAGGTAAATGTCGCTTCGTTAATTTCTCCGATATCAGCCACATCGCGATTGTTTCCGATTATTTCCTTGATAATAGCCTTATTTTTTTCTATATCTTTCACAATAGAATCCACGTCAGTCGCATCTCTATCACTTGTCGTAGAACTAATGATATCATGCGCCATTTTAAGATACGAAGCCTTGTTATTTGATTCGGTACGTGCCGACTGTTCTGATTCTACATCATTCCAAAACCGATCGTTGAATGACAGGTGACCTCCCAACATAAGTGTCTTCAGCGCAGCTTCTCCTCCAGACTCGCTCTGAATCGTTCTTAATTTTTGCAAAAACGATTCTGATACGGCATTAGTGGCATTATTTGATTCCTTTCTCCAAACTTCATTTATAGCTTGTATTTCTTTGGCCATCTTAAGTTGGTCGCCGGTTTTTTCCACTCTCCTGGTTCCTACATATATGTATTCTGAAGCTGCTTCCTTACGTTGTTTACGAAGCAGTCCTTCTTCTTCGTAATTGCTGCTTTTAAAATAGGCAACCTCATCAAAATTACCACCGCTATCAATAAAAGGCTGCCTCAATATCCGTTTTTGCCGGGATAGGGCATTAAGGTATTCTTTGGTTGTTTGAGAAACCGGATGCCCTAATTCTTCTTCAGCCTTTTTGTATATGGATTCCATTCTTGTGGCATAACTTTCGCTAAATTCCAGTTCCGAATTTTCAGCATCCCACTTTTCCATCTGCTCTGTATAGATCTTTTCCTGCTCGATGGTAAAAATATCGGTATTAACTCTATCAGACGATGGTTTGAATTTAGCGTTTTCAGTAACCGTATTTCCATCCTTGTCAACTACTTCTCTTTTAAATACGTAATTACGGTTATTGTCAACCACATCACCAATTTCTTCTTCTGATATCTCTATGTTCATGGCAGTCGCAAACGCTCGCATCTGCGCCAGCTTCTTATTACGATCGTATTTAGCCATATCAAGAGCACTACGAAGGTAATTAGAAGTTTTGCCGTCTACTTTCTGAAGCAGTTTTTCAAATTCAGATTTGTTAAAACCATGCTTTTTCGCATATGCCAGGAAGTCGGATATGGCGGGCTGGGCATTCACCATCGCATTGTAATTGTCTTTGGCAATCATAGCTCCAAGAGCGTTATTGAACGGACTGGAAGAATGCTCTAATATACCAAACCACCTACTTATCCAAGAAACATCGTGTTGAACCTTGTCGAAAAATTCTTTTACTCTCTTTACCTTATCTGCCGGCACATGAAGTTCGTTCATTAACTTATCAAGCAACGTGCTTTCATCAAGGTCTTGTACTGATTTAATATCAGACTGAATACCATTGATGTCGGCAATGACGGTATTGATCCTATTTGTATAATCCTGCTTTTCACGTTCATCAAATTCGGTACTTCTGTTACGGATATATCCTCGAAGATCGTTCATGATCGGAAGAACCTGATTGTTGATAATATCTACGTTCTTTCGATCATTGGTATTGAAATGAAGCTTGCCGTCTTTGGTATCACCATGAAGGATGGTGTTCACCACATTACTTAAGTATCTGACCTGAGCTTCGGCTGTGGAGATCATGCTGTTCATGGCAGCCGCCATCTCATTCTTGTCCATTTCGGTCTCTACCTTATTTATCTTATCTTCTATGGTCTTAAGCTGAGCAAGGGTCATAGACGTAGTTACAGCCCTATCAGAGCTTATCTGACGTAAGTCTCTTAATGTTTTTCTTAGTGATCTGATCTTGGACTCAAGAAACTTGTTCTTGTTCATAGAAGAAAGGGAGTATAATGTAAAGTCATTATCCTTTAACAGAGAGGTGTCAAATCCTTTATCTATGTCAGTAATGGCAAGATCACGAATGTTTTTAATAACGTTATTCAAATCTTGTCTTTGGGTTGATAAAGCTGATTTAAGCCAGCTTACGATTCCAGAGAAAAGCTGCCGGACGCGCCCCAGGAAGGAGGTGGGCTCTACCGGCGCCTGTGCTGTGCCGGTCTGCATCTCCCTGGCGAGGATCTTTCCAAGAATTTCTCTCCTAACAGCATTATCAAGTTCAGAGCCTTCATATACCTTACCGTATGTATTATAATACTGACCTGCATACTGATTCCATTCTTCAGTGCCTTCTACATCTTGCAAAACAGATTCAACAGCATTCTGATCTCTGTACGCCTCTACGAGAAAGTGTGCTGTTTCTTCTACTAAGTCAGACAAAGTAGCATCTTCACCGACTGCTATTACGTTATTGGCAATATCCGCCAATGCCTTAGCAGAAGGTTCGTGTCCGTATTTAGTTTGGTACTTCTCTATATAATCGGTCATGCCAACGACACTAACGCCCAGCGTTTTCAGTATCTCAACAATAGAATTTCGTTGATTACGTTCCTCTTGGCTATAATCCGATACTATCTTAGCTTTAGTATCAGCATAAAGATCATTGTCTTCTAATATAAATGAAACTACAAGCGCATCAAAGTGATCGTATTTAGCATCCAATTCATTGTATCTTCCAGACTTAAGATCGCTCTTTATCTGCTCCTTGCTAACTCTTTCTGTTCCTCCGGTGGCGAGTCTCATAGTTACCTTACTATTATCCAATGAATTTATGGTTATCATACCCTGGTCGTTCATGGAAACATCGGAACCAAAATGATTACGGAGCTCAGTGTAGGATAAGGCTGAATTGAAAAGTCTAATTTGTCCTGTATGTCCTTCTCCTGTAATATAATAGCTTCTTGTTTCCGGATCGAATATCTTGGATCCGGACAAAAGACCTTTCTTTATAAGGTAGTTAATTATACCGCCTTTTGTTGATAAAGAAGTAGAAGCAGAAGCGGTCATGACCGGTATAAAAGACTTGGGATTATTAAGAACATACTTTCCAGCCTTGTAAGTAATGTCTGCCACTCCATCCACGGTAGATTCTTGAACGATGCCTGATAAGAATCCTATTCTGATATCATTCCCGCCAGAGCGAAGAGCTTCTCCGTAATCTTCAAATAATTGATTACGATCATTCATAAAAAACAAACGAGGTTCTCCAGTCTGATACGTTACACCCACAGGATTAGAATCTGTTTCTGGTAGCTCTTCTGGACTAAATATCTTAAGACCGTCTTTTATAACCATATAATTAACATCATTATCCTGTACCATAGATACGGGAGTGAAGTCCGAAGATATAGCATCTTGTAGATACTGCCCTGAGTCTATTCCTGGTTCTTCCGGCACGGAGATACTTGACGGAACCATAGCATCCACCAACATAATATTATCACCCAGATCTTGGCTATAAAATCCAAAGCCTGATTCTTGAATCCCATAAGGTGCATCTGATTTCGACACAAGAATAGGGTTGCTCATCTTAGAAGCCTTATCCAGCACCCTTTCTCTATAGGTCTCTGGAATAAGGCCGATGTTAGATTTTACCTTATTGTAAGCCTGTTTGTTGATAGGCACATTCCTTCTCCAGTCACCAAAAGCCTTTAAGAACTTATTAGAAAATACGGTTTTAAAAACAGTAGTAGCCCGTTCCCTATTCTCCATAAGAGGAATAGATGCTATTTTATCAAACAACATAGACCTGTCCCCTGATCTGGTAGAGACAGAAACAACTTTATTTTTATTATCTCTTTTAATAATACACGTTGATGTCATAGTAAAACATTTTTGTTATGAGACAAAGGTAGTTAAAAATCAAGCATATCATAAAAAATAAAGCCACCTAACTTCTCAGTCTGATGGCTTAAAAATAATATGAAAAAAAATTATAATCTGACGAAAAATCGTCAAGTTCAGCTTATATGTAATGCATGTACCCATCTCGGTGTATAAACCTTCCCGATTCAAAGCGCTCAATATCTTCAGGGCAAATAGAGCCTGAATCTTCTCTCCTGGCTTCAAACCAAAGCCCCGGCTTACGAAGTCGGCAAGTTATGATATAGTTGAAGCAATTGTGCGTAAAATGGAAAACAGATCCTACAGGGAAATACCTATCAGCTTGAAATACGATTCTTTTTCGTTTAGTATCAAACGTGATATCTCCTACTATCTTAGCCACGTAATAGCTTCTGCCATTTAACGTTTCATCTGTTTGTGGTATCCAATAATAACCTCTTGCCATGCCACAAATATATAAAAAAAATCGGACAAGATACATGTCCTACTTTATATTACTTTGATTCGTTTTCAAACCGCTTTATAAGAGAAGCAATATCATCACCACAAATAAACATCATTCGACGTTCTTCTTTTGGTTTATGAGACACTGGGATGGTTTTGTTTATCTTAATCTGATTCGCCAGACCTCTGCCTAAACGAATATCAACTTTTTTACCTTTCATGAATTATTTGTTTAAACAGACCAATTCCATCTGTTATAATATGACCGCTTTGCATACGACCATTATTAGGATTATGTAGAAAATTGAAACCACTTTCTTTTTCCTGTCTTTCAAAAGAACTGATATCCTTTCCTCTACGGGCTCTTTCAAAAGCTTTCTTGAACAACTTGCCTCTAAAGGTCTTGACGAGGATCTTGGTAGCGTTATTGCCGGCTTTTACCATTGCTTTCCTTGCCTGGTCCTCCGAGACAAAACTGCTTCGGAAAATATACGATGCTGCTGCTTGTATGTCTTGTTTAGTAATCATATGATAAACATTTCTTTCAGAATACTGATCTTTATTCCGTATATCAATTTCATCTCATCTCTATCATATACGTCAAAAAAGGATTCACTGGGGTCCTTTGGATTTACGTTCAATTGAATTATGCAATTACCAGTATAAACCTTAAGCCTATAATTATCGGAGTATATATTCTGCATGATTTCAAATGTCTCAATTAAATTTTCAACAAGTGCTCTGTTAAATGAAAAAGATTCTTTACCATCACCTTTAAATGTGATATGATCTAAATCCCTGTTGTCAAATTCATACTCTAATTGATTGCCGTCCATCATATCATAAAATATTGACTTTCTGATTATAAATCCCATATTGTTTTATTTTTTAGTTAATACAAATCTTCTGAATACAACTGTTCTCTAATGGCATTCCTATCTACCACCATCTCCTGATTATTGTTTCTAACAAGTTCAGACGCTTCCTCTCTTGTTAAAAACCGGTTCTTGCTTGTCAAAAATCCTTGAACACTGCGGTTTTTATGAGCTATACCGTATGCCGCAAGTTGCGATATTATGGAACAGTGTCTCAATCCACAAAATACGGTTCCAGATGGTATATTTACTGGACCGTGAGGCTTGTTCTTGTAATCTTGAACCCAGATAGCTGCGCATATAACAATTTCCTTATCACACATAAATCAATAATTTAAAATACCATTTTTACCAATATGCTTCTTTTCTTCTTCAGTAGGCCATTCCTTCTTGAAATTACCATGCCACGTTCCAGGAACTACCACCAATTCGTCCCCCTTACTATATTCAATAGCGGCACATTCAGAACAAAGAGGCTTGCCTTCATATCCCTTTAGCGACTCATCATAGACACGATTCTTACAAGGTCTCACAAGAGCCCAGTAACAGGACGTGGCTGTATTATCTATACAGCCACATTTTGAACATACAAACAAACTCATCCCGCAATCTCCCAGTCATTAGACATAATATCATGTTCGGTTGGATTCCAATTTGATGCTACTTTTTGACCTGTATCTACCATCAATATATTTACGTCAGATTCTACAATAAACATACAGATATACTTTTTACCCCAATCGATTCTTTTTATCTTACGACCTAATTTAAGCTGTTCTAAAGCCTTTTCGAATGTCATGCCATGACGAGGCAGTTTGAGATACTTTTCAAGTCTGTCGGCGGCTTCATTTGGTGTATGGCCATCGTATTCGAAAGCAGTTTCTCTTTCAGGAACATCAAACAAATCCCAGTATTTGCTTTCATAGTGATTAGATACCTGACCGGTAGGCAGGATCGCCATCACAATAAACCAATCATCAGAACCGAAGCATTTTTCTCCGTCGCTGTGTCTCCTTGATTTGCAAACTTCAACCTGTCCGCTTCTGGCTAATAGATTAAAGAAGGCAGCGTTATACAACATGCGATACCGATACAATTCATTGAAAGTGTGGTATCCGTCAGAGACTTCTCCCACGTCTACAGGCTTCTTGTTTTGAATACTACCCAAAATATTCTCTATATAGAGCTGTATTTTATACATACCCATTTCGGTGTGGCCGTATTTGTTCAAGATATTATTGACATCGTATTGTATATTAAAATCTTTTTCAAATTCTACTTCAGGATGATTAGGATAGTAGTAATCTACTGATGCTTCTAACACAGACTTGATATGCTCTACTATCCTCGTGGCATCATCATGTTTTAAGAAATTCTTGAATCCCTCAACGAATTTAATATCTTCTTCGATTGTTGATTCGAACTCTTCTTTTGTCATTACTCTAACCACATCTTTAAAATCTTTTAATTCCATGATTTGTTTTAAATTAATTGTTACTATACTTTCTTTATCCTACAATACAAACCCCACAAAAACTCAGCGGAGAAACTATCCCATACATTATTCTTCTGCCAAAGTTCTACTTTGTTAACAAACCAAGACCATGTGGGACCCTCATATGAAGAATCAGATGATGATCCCAATCCGATTTTCTCCATTTCATTCGCCACATCAGAATAAGGATCCAAATCGACTCCCCTAATCATGTTAATAATATCATCCTTGTCTAACGTAAATTGAAACCGCTCCTTGTTAGTAGGCGGATCTTGATTCAATTTACCAGTCGCAAGCCATTCTCCATCATGATACAATTCGGCAAGTTTCTTTACCTTATTTTTAAGAAAAGAATACTCTTGTGTGACTTCTATAAAATCAGCTTCGTTAGCTTCACCCTCTATGAAGATAACGGTTTTGCTTCCAGGTCTATGATCGTCTAAGCTTGCCGGGATTCCCAATATCGTCCATCCTTTAAACTCAGCTATCTTAAAACGCATGACATCAAACACCTTATAGAAATCATCACAATCTACAGATTCTATTACCTTAATATCCTCTTCTGTGAATTTACCTCGTATTGGAATAACGTGATGACCGGGGCAGCCATCGGTTCCGAAATATGCGATTCTAACCACGATATTTACAATATTTTAATTTATTTTGCCAAAACATTCATATAACATGGCACATCTACCACATCTCTTCTACGAAGTCCCTTATCAAAATAAGAAACTATATAAGTATTTTTACCTTCGTGATCAGGTCTGGGATCAAAACATTCAAAAACGAATCTTGTTATACCTTCCAAATGACCAAGCATGAAAACAAATTCGCCACTGTATCTTTTATTAGCCAATTCTTCTACAGTCATAATCTGTCCCCTCCTAATCCTGAATTGATGCTAACGTACTTAACACGGACATCATTTCCACGTCCAAGCTGACCCCAGCCGGGCGATGGCGTTCCCTTGGCCGGAGCAGGGACAGCCCTAAGCCGAGACCAGTCCTGCTTTTGCCTCATGGCTTCGGCCTCTTTGTAATACCGGTTACACAGTTCTTGATCTTCGTAACCAACGTAATCTTCCTTATTTTCCATATAGAATACTTTTTCAACAAAAGTACGACATTCATGAATTAATTAGATTTAAAATAAAACAATATGAATTAAAATAAAAACCCGATACGTTAAAATCGCATCGGGCCTGGTATTGAAAAAAAATAGGTTCAGATCTTGGGTAAAGATTCGAGCCAATTTTTAACATCTTTAGGTAATTATATACAACTTTACACCACAAATACGCCAATTTGTTTTCATATATAAATAATAATTTCTATATTTGTGTCATGAGATTAGTCGAACAACATACGATCAAACCAAGTTCTGTTTATTACAATGAACTTTATGATCTATTGCATAAGTGTAAAAACTTATACAATAAAGGGTTATATGTTGTTAGACAGTATTATTTTCAATACAAGGATGATAATACTGTAAAGTATAAGTACCTAAACTACTATTCTCTTGAAAAGAAGTTAAGAACAGAAAATGATGTTGACTATCGTGCTTTACCAGCACCGGTTGCTCAACAAGTGTTGATGATGGTTGATAGAAACTTTAAATCTTTCTTCAATCTCTTTAATAAAAAGAATAGAGGTGAGTATTCTGAGGAAGTAAGAATGCCAAGGTATCTCAACAAGGGTGGTTTGTTTCCTGCTGTTTTTGCAACAAATGCTTTTTCTCAAAAATGGATAAAACAAGGCATTGTTAAGTTACCAAAACAGTTTTCCTTTACAACAAGAACCAACAAGCAAAATATTCAACAACTTAGATTCATTCCTAAGAATGGGTATATCGTTCTTGAAATAGTTTACAATAAGAAGGAAAAAGATCTTATGTCCGATAATGGGAACTATCTTGGCATCGACATAGGATTAGATAATTTAGCATCTTGTGTTTCTAACAACAGTTCTTGTTTTATCATCAATGGTAGACCACTAAAGTCTATTAACCAATATTATAACAAAAGGTTAGCATTCTTAAAATCTAAGTTAAAAGACAATAAACAGATTTCAAAACAAATAAGGTCATTAACCGACAAAAGGAATAACAAGATCAAAGACTATCTGCATAAAGCAAGTAGAATATTGGTTAATCATGTAGTTTCCAATGGTATTAATACGATCATAATCGGTCATAACAAGTGCTGGAAACAAGAGATCAATATCGGAAAACGTAATAATCAGAACTTTGTATCTATTCCTTTTAATATGTTTATCTCAATGATATCTTATAAAGCTACATTAGAAGGAATCAATGTTAAGATCGTTGAAGAATCTTATACTTCAAAATGCAGCTTTTTAGATAATGAACAGATTTGCAAACATGAATCTTACAAAGGAAGAAGGACCAAACGAGGATTGTTTAAAACCTCTTCTGGTAAGACAATTAATGCTGATATCAATGGTGCTTTTAACATCATCCGTAAATCGGAAAAAGAATCCTTTGATGTAACGATGTTACCAGAAGGTAGAGGGTTTTGGTGGAACCCAGTACGGATTTCCGTATAAATGTGTATTACTTTACGCTTTTGGTGTAAAGTGGTATATAATCACCCATTTAGGGTCTTTGTCTATTCTATCTTTCAGTTCATGCAATGCTGAGTCCATAACCGTATTCGGTACGCCAATCAACTCTCCTATTAAATACAATGGGGTTTTATTCGATTTAGATTCGTGTGCTATATTCATGTCAAAAAAAAAGTTATGTGAAACAAACCGGCCACGGGTATTCTATTGCCCGCCGACCGGTATAACATTTTTATTCTTTTTTTTCCAAACGGGAAAAACGGGAATGCGGGAATCATTTTTTTTTACTATGGCTCCCGCACCACCGGAAGGACCTGGATCTGGATCTCAGGTCAGATCCTTCCAGTTTATTTTTTCGCCGAGGTAATCTTGCACGGCAAGCCATCTTATAAAGGCTACTCCTTCGGGAGCATCCGGATCATCCAAATACATTAACGTAGCTTTCACCAACTCGTTCTCACATTTGAAGACCTTCGGAAAACCATCCGAATAGTACATTGCAAAGACATATTGGACATCGCCCCATGTCGCTTTATCCGGCTTCTTCGCTCCGCACTTTTCAAAAATATCTTTTATTTCCGGCTGCTTCCAGATCCTCTTGGATCCATCGACGTTGACCATCTTCTTTACCGCCTCATCAGCAAGAGCATTAGAAAAATGGTAGCCGTAAGTATCTACATATTTCTGATAAGCTGGATCCTCTGCGTCTGCTCCTCAATAAGAACGACCTCTGCCACGTCCGCGACCTCTACGCATCTGAGGTCCGTCACCGTAGTATCTGTCGTCTCCATAGTAATCGGTCGGGTAGGATTCGTAACCCATCCTCCGGTATTCCCGGTCCTCCATTTCATGACGACGTTCGCGCTCTTCGAGCCTTCTTTCCCTTTCTTCCAGCTCGTTTTCTCGCTCTTCCATTTCCTTCATCTTCTCATGCATACCGTAATGGTCGTAAATACCACCACCGTACCCCATGTACGTCCCATCAGAACGCCGGCTTCTGCCTCTGCCTCCACCTCGTCTGTCTTCTATCTCGTCATATCCAGGATATTCTCTGTGTCCTGAATTTAAATCATATACTATCATATTACACTTATTTCAAACGTTCTACAATTAACTTCTTTAAATCTTCGAATGAATCAGTAAGGTCATTCACCTTATTTTCTATACCAGCTATTTTACGATCCTGCTCTCTCGTTTGTTTGAATGCCGGATTGATGTCTTCTAATATAGATTCACAAGCCTCTATCTTGGCACGATGGGCATCTACGCTGTTTATTATGTCTTGACTGGTGTTTTTTATAGCATTCAGTTCGTTCATAATCGGATCTATGCTGGTAGATAATGTTATGCCCATAGCCTTAGCCACATTCTGGGATTCCGGGACCGTATAGGTCTTGGTTTCGCCAGTGAGCTCTACCGTCAGATCCACCACGCGGGTCTGCATCGCCTGATACTGACCTGGCTGAGGAGGAAGATACCTGGGTTCGGATACGGCTACTACCTTTCCCAATTCGTATTTAGGTACTGTATTAGTATCAAGGGTATGTACCTGAAACCCTTTCTTCAAATCTGAAAACATGATCAAAATATTAGTTAGGTGAAAATAGGGTGATGATCTTCATCACCCTACTGAAATCATTTACCTGCTTTAACTTCAGACGCCTGGGCTGTTGTTGTCGGAACACAACAATCCATTAATCTTAACACGCCACGAACTTTATTGAAGTACAGAAGGCGTTCTGTGCCATTTACCATAGCAGCACCCGTGACAGCTACGTTAATAGGGTTCACGACATTCACTCCCGTAACCGGGCAACAGGTGTCGGCTCCTACTGTTGAAACTGTACTGTTTGCCGGGACCGCAATCTGTACCGGTAGAGCACTTCCGGCTGTGGGGACTACTTGCCTTATCTTAAGAAGGATAAGACCCTCACACGGAAGGGCGATCCAAGCCCGTGGGTTAATACCGAAGACTGTATTTGTCGTACTGACAATAACATTCTTCGTAACCATCTCATACAACGATCCTATTTTAGAAACACAAGCCATATTAGCCTCCTTTCTTAATAAAATCAGACAGCAGCGTTGTTATTGCAACATCCGTTGTTACATCCGCATCCGTTATTACAGCAACCTCCTCCGAATACCTGTCCCCAAGTATAAGCCTGGTAAGGAGAACAAGAGGGGTAGGCCGGGACGGCCGTCGGGCGTAATTGACCAACGATATTCTGGGTTTGTTGCTGAGATAATGCCGAAGCTGTCAAAGCCGCTTTTTCTTCACGAAGTTGAGCAATAGTGTTCTGCATTTCCCTCATTTCCAACTGACAGAATTTGTCGTTGATCATAACGGTTTGGGCGTCAAGTTTCGCAGACAAGATATTGAATTGGCTTGTAGCTTGCTCACGATTGTTAGCCAGACCTTGGTTGAGACCGTTCTGCAAGACATTGGTTTGTTCCAACGTGCGAAGCTGGTTATCAAAACCTTGCTGAGTAATCATTCCCTGAGTCTGGCAAGTGCTTTGATTGATCAACGAACTCAGATTGCAGCAGCAAGAGCTGATTTGATTTCCTATTTCACAACCTTGTTGTTGAACTGCGTTGATAACAGCCTGAGAAGTCATACCTACCTGACCAGCTACTTTATCAATAGCACCCTGTACGTTGCAGATAGCGTTCTGAAGTTGAGTAGTAGAACAGTTCAAAGCAGAAGCAATCTGATCTATGGCGCTACGATTACCTTGAATTGCCTGCATCAAAAGTTCACGACCGTAATCGTTATTCAACTGAGCCGGCAAACCATTGGCACAACAATCACCGCCATTTCCAAAACCGTTACCGAAGCCGCGTCCACCCCACAGCCAGAACAAAACAATTATCCAGAGCCACCAACCGTTAGCCCCACCGAAACCGTCCTGGTTGTTACGACCGTTCATCAAAGCCGCCACCAGATTCGGATCCATTTTATTACCACCTATCAAATTAGCAAACATGCCGGGAATCATTGAAAGAAGACCGTTAGTGGCTGCACCACCACCGTTAGCCCCGGCTCCATCTAAAAGGACGATTTTATCACCACCCATAATTTTATAGTATTTAATTGTTAAACATACGTGCATGAAGCACGTAACAAAGATCATGATTGCAGGGTGGAACAAGGCTGAGTTTGTTTCCGATAAAATGGAAGGATTTTCAGTAAAAACGGAAATATAATATACAACGAGTAGTTTTCCCCATTTATGGGGAAAAATTGATAATCAGCAACTTTCGCTTTTCCTTTTTTGGGTAAAGCGCTGTAAATCAAAACAGGATCCGCATCACTGCGAATCCTGCCTCAACTAATCTAAACTAAAATACCATGAAAAACTTTTCCCTACTAAAACTAAAGAACGAACAAATGTATGAAAATACATGCTTTTCACAAAGAATCCGTATCCTGTTCTTTGGTATGGTTAAGTACATGGGATATAGTTCTGATACTTAATCCGGTTTGATTTTGTATCAGATTATAAATATAGGATTTTGAAACTACAGTTCTTAATTGACCTAAATCATTCATAATGTTTTTATACATAAGATGAATGCTGTTGTTACGTTTGATGGTACTGATTCTCATTTCCTACTGTTATTAGTTACGTTCGGTTCTTACTTTTTCCTTATTTCCATAATCCCTTCCTGAAACTAATATTGCAAACTTAACAAAAATAATTCATAAACAATGAAAATCTAACTTTTCTTGTATGTTATTGATATACGTACATATATGAGAAAAGTGAGACTTTCACAAGCCTCACTTCCCAAATCGTAATTATGAAAAAATATATTATATATATACAAAAATTATTTGCATTCCAATTTATTAAGATCATCCAATTCAGACTTGCTTACGGTCATATCTTGCGTCAAGCCAGATCTGTTTTGGTATGGAGCGTAATCGGTTTCTACCGTCTTAGCCTTCTGAGTAGAATCGTATTTCACCTCCGATTCGGTTCCTGTTAGATTTTGGTAGATAGAGCCGGAACTACTTTCGCCAACTTTAGTGAACACCATGTCTCCTATTCTGATAAAATTATCATACAAACCTTCTACGATAACATTATCATCCTGCTTAGTTATGTTATGATCCCGAACCTCATTTAAGAGATTAGGATGTTTCGTAAAAAGATCGTGATAGAAATCAGAACCGGCATATAACATATCATAATAATCCAAATAGAACAGATCTGTAAAAGAAGGATCGGTGCTGCTCATGCTATACTCAAATAACTGCTCACGATCATTACCTGCCAAAGATAGTTCAATTTGTTTTAACGTATCCGGATCTGAAACGGTAAGACCCAGTAAATGATCTGGTTTAAAGTCAAGATACTTGTATGCCCCTTCGTACACTTCCGTATTATGAAGCTTATTTTCAAGATAAGATTGGTATAAATCGAATAAGAGTAAAGGATTCTCTTTGTCCTGCTTTCTGTTTATGTATCGGCTAAACTCCCGTTCTTCATTAACATACGGGCTTCCAGGAACAACAAGATGACCGAACGCCAATCTGGTAGCATTCATCTCTTCCGTATTATGAGAATCGGTATAAGACAGGACGTATTTTTTAATAGAATCAGCAAGGGCCTTACTATCTACGTTTTTCACGCGGAGCTTATCTAAAACACCATCTTTAAAACAATATCCAGGATAGATACCAGGTGGGAAATAAGTTAGACTCTGCTTGGCAAGCTCGGCAGCCATATCGTACAAATCACTTAAATTATCTCTTTCTACCTTATGATATAGGTTTCCACCAAGATAAAGCAGAGAATGATTTTCAAATGCCGATACCGGATCTATGTCAGATTCCATATAAACGATATTCATATTATCCATATACTCTGGCAGAAACATAACACGGCGATCCCTGCTATCTCCAAGAACATCATCAATAGCAGAAGCTAAGGTAGGAGCATAAGTGTCATCGTTGTGCCTTGCTACATAAATATCGAGATCCAACATCAAGCTATCAATTTTATTCAGCGATTCTTCTGTTCCGTCATACGCCTTAGACACGCCTACGATATCTATACCAAGACCTACACAAGCCTCTTCTACGTCCCATATCATACTTCTAAGGTCTTCTTCTGTATCAGCATTAACCCTGTTTAGAAAGGCTGATATACGAGCTCGTAATGACTCAGATCCAATAGGGCTGTAATAAGCATAATCTTGCAACTTTGATAATGACCGTCTCTTCCATTCTACGATATTATTATCTTCTAAAGCCACAACCGGAACGATGTTCATATTCGAAAATTCGTTGAACAGCGACAAGGCAAAACTCTTATCCGACTGATATCTTTCAACTAACTCCGGATATGAATCAGATAAAGATTCGAAAGCAGCATCAAACTCTGAAGCAACACTAATACCTCCTACTGTATTTTTTATAACCTCGTAAACTTCAGCCGGATTATATGATGCTCTCTTTCCTAATTTATTGAAGACGCCATTTTTATACACAACAGGACCGTATGGTTTTTCTACGGTTGTGAAGTAAGCCTCTTTCCCGAGATCGTGTTCGTTATTGGAATAGTCTAATAATAACCTCATAAAAGAGCTGACCTCATTAAGTACAGAAGGATTATCTAATATCCTACTTATCTCTGTCTCATTGTACAAGCCGGATCTCCTTAGATTTTCTTCATTTAGGATAAGATTACCATCCACATAAAAAGAGCTTCTAACTCTATTAATAAGAGATCGTATGCTATATATGGAATTGGATATCATAACATCTCTTACATCCTTAACATCCTGAGCCGTTAAGGGATCGGAAAAATAAGCCTGACGCTTCATATACGACAGCACGTCTTCTAAAAGAGGTTCGCCATTGGGATCGGTGTTAAACATCTCCCCTGGAGCCGGGTTGTTCCAATGACCGTAATACGACAAAAAACCAGGAGTGTAAGCCTTAGCCCATACCTGAAGGGCCCGCTCGCTGTTTCCTAATACTTTTAAAGCACTTTCGTAAAGAACGGAAGGCTCCCCGTTAGGAGCCTTAACCCGTTTTATTTCATTTTCCTTTTTTTCTATCTGACATTTGACACCCATTGTAATTAACTTTTTTGCAAAGTTAATTATAAAACCGACTTATACAATGACGGATCCCAAATTCCTTCTATATAAATCTCCGGAAAACTCAAACTGCCATCACGAAGAGTGGTGACTTCCAAGCTGGGAATGTTGAAAACAGTACTGGTATCACCAAACTCACCATTCAACTTGATAGCATTTCCGCTGTTATTAGCCTCATAATAAAAATAACAATAATTTTCATTAATGCTTGGATCATATTCGTACCAATATGTTAGATCTTATATATGATCTTCTATGTTACCAATTTTGTTTTCACCTAATATAAAAATACCATTATTGCTATGATTATAAACCATAGATTCATAACCACCATGATTCCAATTACTATTAAACATTATGTAACTAACATCAGAATCATGATCTTTTAATACAGGTCCTATATGTATATGAATTTTATTAAACTGACATACATAAGGTCTTTTTCCTCCAAGCCTTTTTATATCTTCATTGGATAACTTATTATAACATCCTCCCACGAAATTATCCGCAGCATTAAAAAATCTCCTTCTCATACTCAACACTCCTTATTTAACTCATTTATCGAATCCGAATTATCAGAACCTTCTACGAGATTCTTATTCCTATCTATCTCTTCCTGGCTCATGCTACTCATCATATTTTGTATTTTTCTACCAGATTGAGATAAAGAACGGATGAATGCGCTGGAACTTATCTTAACTCCAAGATCCGGTTTTGCCCTAAACGCTTCACCGGTACTGATATTATACAAATCATACACACCTGAGTTCATATAGAATTTATATATCCAGTTTCCACCAGCTTTTTTGTACCCTAATTTGGTTAACTCGACTACACTCATACCAAATTTAATGCCATTACGACCCATTATCTTCTCCGGTATAGGTTCTACCTTAGCCGGAACAGATGTATATGCTTCATCGCCGCCGTACAGGAAATAAGGGGTTGTCACCCTTGATATGTGAGTAAGCGGTTCTTCGGATATACGAGGCTCGTCTTTCGCAGCCTTATATTCTTCCCTTGGATTGGATATCCTAATAAAAGGATCGTATGTCAAAAAGGTTAAGCCGTATTCTACTTTATAACCTGATACGCCGTTAAGATCCCTTATAGCCTTAGTCGTATGCGAGTGATTGATGGTGTCTATACCATACCTTGATTCCATATCGGTCATAATACTATTAACCTCATCTCCCTCTACATAAACCTCTTCTCCTTCCGGGATAGAGGTTATGCCGGCAGCCCTTCTAAGTAGCCATAAAGTAACTTCAGCAATGTCAGAGAACTTATCTCCGTTCTTCCTATAGTTATCTACTCTTCCTTCTTCAGATCCAGGTAATTCGACATTTCCTTTAACTTCGACATTTGTTCTGGATTGTCCTTTGCCTTCTCCATCTCCCTTTTTATCGCCATCTTCCTCAGCGCGTACTGCACCGCCTTCTGCACTTCCTTCTTTTCCATCATTTAAAATATTATCTGATTCTGACTCTATAGACTCCACAACAGCATCATACTTTGGTATGCCGCTAAGGAAATCCGCTATGTTATTCAAAAACTCTATTTTTTCCTCATTTGTCATATTAAGGCTTTCCACGGGCTCCCATATAGCAGGCAAGTTGTTTGATTTTATTGCAGTAGAAACATCTTCTATAGTTTGGTTATCCACCGTAGGCAAAACTTTAGAAACCAAACTATTGATATCAGATTCCATTTTTTCTACTTCCTCTTTTGTGCCATATTCTTTTAGGGTATCCATGCCATTGACTCTAAGAGAATAATTCAAAGCCTTGCTTGGAACAAAATTAATATATTTCAAAAAGTTTTTCAACTCTGATATAATTTGTTCGTCAGATCTTGGCCCAACATAATCAACCACCACCTGATCTGTTTGAGAACGAAGCCAAGAAACGTATTCTTCTAAGGTCTTACCACCTTTACTGGAAGGAGTGGATATTTTATCACCTACTGTTCCTTTAGGTTCTAATCCCATTTCTTCCTTAAGACTTTTAGGATTACCTCTCTCACGAAGAAACCTCAAGTCACCTCCTACAATCTTCCTTGCTATAAAATCAAAAATATTAGCATAAGGCGGTAATCCTTCTTTTTCTATATGAGATTCTATTTCGTTTAACATAAGAGAGAAGTTTTTCCTGGAGGTACGCTTCTTGCCAGGTAAAGACTGCGCGGCTTGTGCCGCAGGAGCCGGCTGAGCTAATGGCGCCGGCTGAGTCCCCAGGATAGTCCCTTCCTCTGGCATTTCCTCTTCATAAACATCCACGTATTCTTTAGAAGTAACGGTCTTACCCTCATCAGAGAAAGGAAGATCATCCTCTATAAGCGACTTAGGGCTGGAAGATGATTTACCAAACTGAATCCTGATCTTAGGAGCGACAAACATCTCACCTTCGAAATCTATTCCAGATTCTACTTCAGACGTCACAATGTCTTTCACACTCCTACTTCCATCTTCTACCCACTTAACAACATCAGGAACTGTAGATAATTCTTCTATAGCCTCACGAGCTTTTCTAAGACCTGAAATAGGATTCAAATACGATACTTGATACGAAGCCGGATCAAGACCTAACTTGGTTAGATACGCATTAAGATCTTGTATATCATCTTGACCCATCTGTAGCAATTCAGAATCACCGGATTCAAGCAGCATATCTATAAAAGACATCCATTTCCGCCCTTCCTCTGATTCTACAGAACGTAGGCTAACCGGGAAAAGATAATTAAGACCGTTTTTACCTTTGATGACAACTACCGGAACTCTTACATTTTTGTAATTATTCCCCTTGTCATTTAATATAGAATAAGCAAATGGGAAGCCTGTGTATTTAGATCCGTTCTTAAGCACGACTTTGCCATTTAATACATATCCGACATCAGATACTTTTTCAGCACCTTTTTCGGTAATAGGGAGATTTTCTACCTGGCCATATCCTTGACCGTTCACCTTCATGTTAAACACCGGTCTTCCGGGAAGGGTCTGGGCAACAACATGCGTGCCGACGCCGATGGTAGCCGACCGGCCGGCGTCCTTCTTCCACTTGTTGAAAGCCGTTCTTCTTATCTTACTTATACCATCTATGCCCCCTGTGTCAGCTTTTACAACAGAAACGAATCTGTTTCCACTCATGACCTTGATAACCATATTGGAAACCAGTTTATTTTCAGCAGATTCTATTCTTTTTTTATCTCCGGACTGAACAGCATCATTGTATTCGGCAAAAAGAGACTGATTATAGGTATCATTTACATCTATTTCGAGATTAACCTTATCTCCTTTTTTCAAAGAAGATAATGCTTCCTGATCTATTTTATCTACCTCATTCTCTCCGAATCCGACACCCGTTCTGTACGGAACCAACTCATCTGAATCAAGACGCTTATAAACCAAAGAATAGGAATTACCCACGTCCTGAATAGACACATCTGTGTAGCGATTAAGAACACGAGCCGATTCTTTGTCTATAGACCATCTCGCATGATAAGGCAGTTCAATTATAGTAGCTGTTTCCCCACCTATGTTAAGAGAATACCTTTTAGTACCATTAGCGTTCGTTTCAGAGCTTATTTGAATAGGAACCAATGATTTTATTAAAGATATAAATTTATCGGCTCTAAGACCCGCAATTTCATACCTTTCGTTGCCATCGTTAGATATTCTTCTAACCATCAACGTCTCTGGATTCTGGGCACTATCTATGTTAGCTCCCGGCGTATTATCGGATTCGTCTAACTCATTTACAAGAGAATCTATATTAGCATCATCCTCCCCGAAATTACTTAACGTAGATTCAGAGATACGACCTTTATCGATAATCCTGTTTTGCTCGATATAAGGAAGGAGGTCAGTGATATTTCCAACCCGGCCAAGATCTTCTATGGTAAATACCGAATCTGCAAGTTTATCTTCGTCAACTTTCTCTCCTTTGTCCCGCCTGTTCATTATATCAACATACGAAGAAATAGCATCATCAAGTTCCTGCCTTTGATCTGGTTCCAAATTAGACTTAGCCATATCAATAATAGCTTTATTTTCCTCATACACTGATCTCGGACTTGTAAGCCTGTCAGCCTTTTCAGATAATGATTTAATGAGATTAACAGGACTATCACCTAAAGACGATACATAATCATCAAAATCTTGTTTGTATTTATCATACACATCTTTTTCTCTTGCAGTAAGAAGATCAGCATTTCCTGTATATAATTTATCAATTATAGACTGCCTTACTACCGGAACCATAATAGGATTATCCATAGCAGCCTCATAATCTTCATCTGATACAGACTCCGTAAGCGGTGACTCTTTTATATTATCTTCCGCTTCCTTCATCCTATCTTCTCTTACTTTATCAAGAGCATGCATAAATGCTTTAATAGTCCAAGCTTCGTCTTCCGAAATCTTACCTTCTGACACAGCTTGATCTACTACCTCATCAGTGTCATATTCACCGACTTTATTAGGCTCTGCAAAATCAGGAACCTTGTCATCCCCCTTATAAGGAGTAGACCATAGAGAAGACAGCGCTTTTGAAAATCCCCTGTTTTCCTCAGCTAAGAATCTTTTATCAAGCATCTTAGACAAGAAATTATTCATATTCCTATAGTCCATCAAACTCCTACGGTATTCATTTACCAAGGATCTCATGGCTTTGTCTTTGGCTGTAAACTTCTTTTCCTGTCTTGATTTTACATTAAAATAATCATCAAAAGCCACAAGAGTATCATAGGCTTCTATTACATCTTGTGAACTTATGGGAGAAAGAGGAGATGATAAAACAGATTCGGTTTTACTTACCAACTCTTCTATCGAAAACTCTTTTCCTATTAACGTTGATAACTCAGACAACGAATTGTTATAATTGGTTCTAAGGCTTTCCAATTCTTTGGTTTTTCGTTGTATGGATTCAGCTTGTGGATCTTTCCCTTCTACGTTGCGAGGGCGGGTAGCAAGATCTTCTATTTCGGATTCAAGTTCTTCTATTCTTGACCGTATGCCACGGATAGCCATCGCCCGCTCCCTTGCCCTGTCCGACAGCCGGGAGAACGTACTTAGAGCATCCGCCACGCGAGGCTGCCCCGAAAGCGTTTCTATGACAGAAGCTATGTCTTTCATTCTTGATTCCGATTGAAGACCAAGAAAAGCATTACGAGCCACGTATTTCCTAAACTCAATCTTAGAATCATCACCTATAAGATCTTCGGCAAAACTCTGGGCAGATCTGAAATCCGAAAGACGATTATTATAATTATCAATAATAGAGTCCTTGTATTTCTTTGCCTCTTCCAAAGACATTCCATTAGCTTCGGCTATTTCCGAAATAGGCATCATATCAATCATCTGCCGGAAATTTTCAGCCGAATCCTCTAAGGTTCCCATTTGGTTGTCAATAGACATCTTTTCAAACATAGCATCATCAAGCTCCTTACCAGTCATAGACTGGGCATCGGAACGAACTTGAGGCCCTAAACTCATTGATTTTTTCAACGTATTCAAAGCCGCCGTGTTAAGATTAGAAGATGCTTTGTTATATTCATTCACTTGCCTTTCCAGCAAGATCTGACTATTACTATACTCTTTCACCCCAAAGAAGCCTTCTCTCATACCAAACAAAGAACCGATAATAGCACCGATTCCTATTTCAGTCCATCCTTCTTTAGACGTATATTGCTTTTTAAATCCTTCAGAAATAGCATCAAGAACATCAACGGCTCCGTTCATGGCGACATTATCATATCTTGACTTAACATATTCCTCAGCCGTATTCTGAACAGCACCTTGAGATCCTTCTTCCCATAAGCCTTCAGATACCGGTCTTTTCATGATATTGAAAACATTGCCTGCTATCTTCTGTCCTATATTGGGATTGGTTATTTTAATAGCCATCTCTCCCGGCTTCGCAACTTCCGTCCCTAATCCAAATAAATGCTTGTTGAGCCTCTTTTCCAACCCTGGTATAGCCTTGCCTCCTAACCCTATATACTTACCAAAAAGAAGCCAGTTAGATAATCCTACGATACCCATATTGGCGGCAAATATAGCACTACCTACATCAGCATTAGAATTACGAAAAACAGCCATTTCCTCTGCATTGGGATCACGACCATAAATCTTACGATAATAATCCTTGAAATCAGACTCAGATTGCTTCATAAAAGAATTTGCTTCAACCGATGACTCGAATCCGGCACTGGTAGCCAACAACGTCATGGTCTTAGCCGCCTCCCCTACATTTCTTCCGGTAGCAACTCCTTTTCTTACATAGTCGTTAAACACGCTTTTAAGGCTTCCTATGCCCCTATTGGCAGCTTGCCTTGCTGCTAACTTAGCTCCGATTCTTCCACCTAATTTAGCGCCTATATTACCCAATGATCCAACTCCAAGTCCTCCGGTCATGTACGCTGATATCATGGCTCCTACGGTAAAAGACATACCATTACCAAGGACGTCATTCCACAAGAAATTACCGGTATCCTTAAAAAGCTTCTGACCAAAATTATAATCTTCTACCTCTTTCTTGTAATAATGGGGAAGAAGCATGTCTATTTGCTGGTCAAGATCACCTACAAACTTATCCATGTTAGTGTTTAACGCAGCTTTGTAACTTCCCTCAGATGCCATATTGATAAGTTTGTCAGGCAATGACACAACTCCTTGTGCACCGTACAATGCGGATTTTAAAGCGAATTTGCCTACACCATTCCAAAACTTACTCCATCCGCTCTGTCTCCTGGCATAATAATCTTCATTGTTTATACCCGGAATATAGTTAGAATATTTTGTACGCCATACCCCATCATTACCCATCTGATGACTTTCACGGATACTTACCTTCGGTCCATAGGGATTAAGAGGCGGCGGGGCAGGTGTAGCCCCCCTGTAGCTGTTACGAGCCAGTGCCTCTGAGTAGCTGTTGCTTATCTCCTTGGCTATATACGGTTCTTCGTATTCGGCAGCAGCTATCCTTGATGCGTAATCCGGAAATTTAGGTTGGGCATACACACCTTCACCAGGCATATAATTAGGAACCAGAGGCGTTGTCGTCTCTGGTAATGTAGCCGGAGTGTAATTCTCTTCTTCGGCTAATTTCCTTTGCCTTGCCACATCTTCGTAAGTGGTTTTAGCAGCAGGATTATATCTATCTATATTATTGTCAGCCATAAATTTTCTGCAAAAAATCGTTCAACTTACTAAACTTGTCATTCATATTGGGCGTGATATTTATTCCTCTCATATACGGATCCCTCATCTGATCAAGACGTTCTTGAACAGCCTCCTTCACGTATTTTACAAAGAAGTACTGAGGACACTTCTGGTGAATGCTATTCCAGTAATCCGCATACTCATCATTACCTGGATCCAAAGGAACAAAATCCGAGAACAACAATGCAGGATTTTTAGAATTTTTAGTCCTTTTGTCATAGAAATTGACCGCTACCTCTCTTGAACCCCTGTCATCCATTCCCTCCAACTGAACTGATATGTTATCAGACATGTCAATAAAATTATCAACAAGGGTTTTAACAACATTCATTTCTTCTGGCTTAAGGTAAGAACCATGAACCTTTACTATATCATAAAGATCATTCTTAACATCAGCCTTAGAAGCCAAACGGGGAAGACCATTACGTATAAGATACTTATCATAAGAATAACCTTCCTTCTTTCCGGTATCTACAAAATCACAGGTTCCAAAACTTGATTTGTAACCATCCACCGGATAATTACGCTCCTCGACCGAAGGATCTATACCCGCCTTAAGAAGCTCGTCATTCGTAATCTCAACCCTTTCTGTAACATAAGAATTTTTACCGGAACCTACTTGAGCAGTCAAGAATCTTCTAACAGTGCCATTATCTATCTCGGCATCCATATTAATGGCATTAATAGCAGTAGGATCCAGATTATTTACCTTTCCTGCCATGTAACCAGACAATCTTCTAAACTGAGCCTTCTGCAAAGACTTTTCCGGTGAATCGTCATTCCAATTGTATCTTTTGTAAGAATCAAGGTAATGATACTGAGATAACTTATCAGAAATCTGATCAGGAGATACAGACATTTTTATCTCATCCTGCATCTGACCTGCTATCATATCAGACACTCTACTGTTTTTCTCAGCATATCTTAGCTGGGTAATAGTTAATGGTTCACCTTCCTGATAATCTTTTAAATCTATATCACCATCCTTATCTATGGTCATATAATCTGATATATTAAAATCAGGATCGCCGTTGAGTTTCTTCATTCCATTAATAAGAGCCAATGTACCAGTAGAAGAACCATTATTCTCGCTTGTAATAGCATCAGATATGTTTTTCCCCAACTTGCCGGCACTCGCCTTAGCTCCTAATGACGGAGATATAGCACTAAGAATATCTATTCCTCTTGAAGGGTCCATCATGTATTCTCTGAACCCTACGGCATCAGATACACCAGTTGTTATGGCTGTGGCGAGCAGGAAGGCTCCAGCCTTATCATCTGTATCGGTAAGATTTATAAAAGAATTTCCTTTCATAAACTTAGCATTACGAACTTTCCTGATAATATCCTTATTTTTTTCAGTAACTATATTATCGATTTGATAATCAGTTATGTTATTTATAGCCTTTGTAGCTCCATTTGCCTTAGAATCAGAAAGAAGTAAAGCATCATAAGCTTCAGACAATCTGTTATTTCCTTGTCCGAAATATCCGTTTTTCTGACCTCCATTATTTTTTAAATAAGAATATATCCGTTCTTCAGGAGTCATATTAGCATACAATCCTGGGTCAGTTTTTTCTTCTTCGTATGATGCTGCAACGATATTACTTCTGTCTGTAGGAGATAATGAATTATATAATTTCAATAAATTTGCTCTACGCTCTGTGGAAGAAGATGTGAGTTGTTCATAAGGGATATTAGCCAAATTAACAGATCCTATCTTACCCGTTCCAGAATTGATAGCCGTAGGCCCGTCCATAGGAGCCATCGGCACTCCTACACCGCCTGCTCCTCTTGTGCCTCCGGATGAGCTTTCAGTGCCCATCTTGGAACCGTAAGTACGCATGTATTCGGTTTCAATCTTAGCCTGAGCAAGCTGCTCATTCGCCAATGATATTTCAACCATAGACTTGGCATTGTCAGTCAAAAACTTTTGCTGAGCCCTATCCTCTGCCAACCTTGCAAAATAAAGATCATCTTTCTTCCTTTCAAAACTTGTATTGTCGTATCTCCATGCATCAACCATCTTATCGAAAAGATTATTGGTAACAACAAAATTAGCAGCCGCTACCGGATCTGATGAAGCTATTATCATATCTGCCTCCCTCTTGGCTTCTGCTTTCTGATTTTTAGCTTCCTGTATCTGACTGTCAATACGATCAATAATATCTTTATTATCCCCTACTGATTTCTTTTTCGCTTCCAATGCTCCTATATGCCTATCGTATCTTTCGACATAAGACCCAATGTATTGACTAACCAAATCCGGATTACTGAACACCGGATTGGTAGCTGCCATATATGATGCCTCTATTCTCATCTGATTCCTCATGTTTTCAGATAAGTTAGCAGACACAAAATTCCTTATCTGGGAATCTGTAAGTTCATCTACGTTAACTTCTATAATCCCACCAGTAGGATTACCTTTAACATCATATTCTGTTGTTTGAATCTTCTTGCCTTCGTTATTTTTCCTAAAGTCACTAACCAGCTTATTTATCTCCTTAGTATAATCGACATAAGGAGAATAATGAAGACCTCCTAACCTTGATCCTGCTTTACCATCTGACCTCCATTTGTAATAAGGATCCAAAGCATGCCATTCATTAATAGGAGAATAAAGTTCAGGATGATTCTGTTTTATAGATTCTATTTCCTTCATAACCCTCTTGCCTTCTTTTGTGCCGGCAATAGCGTTAATGACCGTATCATCCAACACCGAACTTATCTCTCCTTGTATGGCTCTCGTAACACCATCAGAAGAAAGATCCACGCCTTTGAATTTTTGATTGATGTTAGCAATCACACCTGACATCTTATCTTCCATATAAGCGCGGGCTTCAGGCTTATCTATCTCTTGACCCATAAGATAATCTACCTGGGTATAGATCTTTTCACGAGCAGCATCAACCTTCTGCTGTTTGTACATCATGACGTCCTTAACAAGATCTATGTTGTAAGGACTAACATACGGGGCATATTGCCTTAAAATACTATACTGTGAAGCCACTATTTGGTCCTCCTTCTTCTTTTAATTTCATCATCTTCTTCATTTAAACTTCTCAAGTAAGGTGTGGAATAATCACCCATATTCATCACATCCTGATTACCTTGAACGTAAATAATTTGACCACTTGGAAGCATTCTCATATTTGGAGCTATGGAAGCTATGGTATTCAACGATGTACGAACATTGAACTTATTCTGTATCTCGCTGTTTATACTATCATAATAACGAGCAAGATTTTCATCCCTTATAGCCATAGCCTTCAACAACCCAGATTCATAACGTTGCCTTTCTGCTATGTTCTTATCATCTGTCTGAACATAAGCCATTTCATTAAACCTATCAGCTTCGTTTATTTGCCTTGCGTTATTGAAATTTACTTCATTAACATACTTGGCTATATTGCTTCCAGCTATGGCGTTCATATTAGCCAGAATAGCAGCCCGCTGGGAGTCGGGCACGTCACCTACTGCGTCTAACTGAGCCGATGTCGCACGGTTGAGCTCGTTGATATACTGATCAGCAGATTGAAGAACCGGGTCTATTCTCGGAGCCTGATGTCTTTCCAGGCCTTCTATCTCCAAGCCAGTGTCAAGGGTTCTTAGCATTTCCGGGAAGATAGGACCGAACGCCGCCGGTCTGCCCTGTCCTTTAGGTCCGTTGTCTTCAACCACCTCCTCTGTATCGGTGTCGGTTGCAGTCGTAGGCGTACTTGCTTTCGGTTTTACCTCTATCCTTCCAGGAGATCCAATCTTAGGCGGTGTAAGGTCTGGTGCTATGGGACCGGCCTCAATAGGCTTCATTTCTGGTTTAACAGACTCAAGAACGAAGTCTATTTCCGGCATTAACCCACTATCTCTTAAAGCAACAAACTTATTATAATCGGAGCCCAGAATCTTCTTAGCGGCATCAGATTTATCACCAAATAAGTCAACATAATTCTTTATCCCTTTTTCGTTTAACAATCTTTTTTGCTCTGCCGAAACAACGTCCAACCCATAATAAGAACGAGTAGCTGTTGTCTGACCAAACTTATCATCTACGGCAAATGAATTATAAGCCTGATTCCCTCCGTAGCTTCCGGCGTCCTGGCCCCAGAATCCGTACTCATCTCTGAATTTCTTGGCTGCATCAGCATTCGTGATAGCGCCTACATCAGCTAACGCCCACAATGCATTTAATTGCCTGTTATATCCTTTCTGAAAACCTTCTGTATCAAAATCACCATCCGTATTGTACTTGTTAGCCCATCGGTTTACATCAAGCAAATTAGATACCGCCTTATCATTTACCCTTCCGTATCCTAAATTGCTTCTATGTTGTAGATTCTGATTGGCATTGACACTGGAATCGGGATTAAGAATCTGCTCACGACCACTAACATCAGATATAGTCATATTAAGAGTTCGTCCAAATAACTGATTGATAAGCTTATTGTAGCCGATAGCATTCTTTCTAAGTTCCTCCAGCTCCTTCTGAGTAGGTCCACCTTCAGCCATTTTCCTGGTTTGCTTAACATACTCGTCATATATCCAGTTCTTGGCATCTGATTCTGCAATATTAAAAGCCTTGGCTTGTTTCTTTACCTGATTCAGATCAACAACCCCGCCATCCCTGAAGAAAGCATCCATCTTCTCGTTACGCTTAGATTCTTCCTGTTTGCCATAAACGATTTCAGCGAAAGAACGAAATTGTGCTTCAAGCTCGTCTATCTCTTTCTGGTTTTCATTGACGTACTTGGAAAGAATAGAAGCATTAAGATTAGATGTATTTTTATCTTTTACATCTTCATTTTTCTCTAATCTCTTATATACACGCTCCTGATCTTCGTACTTATCAGACAAACCGATCTTCTTCTTATATCGATCAAGGAGTGTAGCATACGTATCTTTAGACGTTGCCTTAACACCGTAATTTTCTCTAATATAAGAAGCAAAATCATCATCGATAGTACGGTAATCTGAAATAATATGAGCTTCAGGCAAATCAACGGGAGTGCCACCATCTTCATGTCTGTTCCCTTTGGCTTCCATAGGTCCTACGGAGTCAGGAGTCAGCACATACTCGCCTTTCTCTATCTCTACGTTAGCAGCATCCTCCATAGATTTAGGAAGAGGATAAATATATTCGCCGGTCATATCAGACGTATCCATCTTCTGACCGTTACCTAAATTCACGCCACCACCTTCACGTTCCCACTTGATGAATTGCTGACGACGCTCCTTGGCAAGTTTTTCCCTTGCAGCCTGCTCGTCTCTGCTGGCTGCATACGCAGCAGATGAAGCCCCCATGATATTACGGGTAAGACCTAATCCTAAACTAACACCAGACAAGGCAGCTTGAGCCACGTTAGCACCTACCTTATTACCGGCTCTTATACGGCCAAGACTTGTACCGAACATTTGAGCTCTGCCGGTTAGATCGGGTGAATAATATGGGGTAGTCATAGGATCAAGAGGATTACCATCTTGGGAACGTTTTTCTTTAGAGGAATCAGAATCAACACCACCTAAATTCATTGCATTATCAACGACTGATTTCTCTACGTTTTTAACCATACCCCTATTATCAGCGAGATATCCTGCATATCCTGCATCATGATTTTCAAAAAACGGATCGGATGTAGGCATACCACTAAATGGATTTATCTCCCCCTCCTCTGTTTCTAAAGTCACATCAGAAGGCATATATATATTCTGAATATCAGATTCACCCCATTTATTAACAGGCGTTCCATAATCAAGAATAGGCTGAGTAGAGGATACATTAATATCCTGTTTCTTATCCTGAACACTACCGCCAGGAGCGAATATCGGACGATTTTTTATGATTCGTAATTTCATACTATCTTTTTTCACAAAGATAAGAGAAACGAACGAGAAAATCCAACGTTATGGGATACGTTTAAAAATCAGGGACGTATGACAGACAAACCGCCCGAATCAGGGTCGTACTTAAGACCGCATGCCCGGCGATAGTTCTTAAGCGCTCTCTTGTACAAAAACAGCACTGTCTTGGAAACTATTTTCTTCATAGATTTGGTTAAAACCTCTTCTGTTGAAACAGACATCAGACAGCTATTCAAAAACGACCTGACATTGGAACCGAACAAGATCTTCACCATTTTTCTAAACGTTCTAAAAAGATATGATGCAGAAAGAGACTTTAACCCATTGCGAACCAGTCTCTTATTCAAATACGAAACAGCCTTTTCAGATAGACAGAGCCTATTCTTTCCTTCGCTATCTACCTCTGATGAAAACCACGAATATAAAGTGGTAGGATGTTTCTTAAGGTGATTGATGAAGGAAGTCATTATCCCTTCTTTTAAGGCCCTTTTGTGGGCTACGCATGCAGCAATCTTCTCTTCTCTTTTTAAAGAGCTGTCAAGGCATCTAAACACCGTCCTATCGTCTCCGATGAAATACTGAGGACGTTCTTCCTTGAACTTAGCCCGATAAGCGGCATATCCTTCCTTACGAAGCATATCTATCTGAGACCGGATATAGAACCTTACACACTTTTCTTCAGCCTCTTGCACGCTTTTAAGATAAGGAACTGACTTTCTCCCATATCGAAGATAATCATAAACCATAGCCTCAATAAAGTCATTGTACGGAAAGAATCTTCCAAATCCAAAGTTCCAAACTATGAAACATCGCACTCTATCTTTCCAGTAATCAGATATGAGAAAGTTGCTACAATATCTCAACCTCTTGTCTTTCTGATAGAAATGATGAGTATGTTTGTCATAAAATAGATTAAAATATCTCAAATTGCCTAAACACTGACCGGCTGGACGGCGTACTACATTGTACCCTAAGTTGCTGAAGCTATTATATATAACTTCTATCGGAGAGACCTGCTCTTTCTTGAAGAGTTTGTCGTGTAACTTGTGAGGATTTATTATTTCAGTTATTTTTGTCTCCATATTGTTTTTGTTGTTTAGTGCAAATATATGATTTTACATAAAAAGAAGAAAATGCACTGCCTTGTATCCGGTTTGAGAGAAATAGGATACAAGGTTTTTTATTTTATGACGGTTTGGATAAGAGACGGGAAAACGAATCTGAACGTAACCGTCTGACCGTCAGGAGTGGGACAACAAATCTTGAATTAAAACTACGCCTATGAATAGTCTCCGTTTTCCTTAATATTAAGACCATTTTCAATGATCTTACTCATTATATAATTTATATTATTTTATATACTTTACAATTTATTAATATAATTGTTTACAGTGAATGAACTTAACGACCGAAGGGAGTTAAGTGAGTGAACGGATTGACAAATTACTTTTTCCGTCATTGTATTGTTTGCCTAATTGTGTTAAAAGATTGAGTATCGTGACCGAAGGGAACGATGCGAAAGAACATATAACATTTAAAAAACGACTGAACCTATCGACTGAAAGGAGATAGGTGATGGAGTGACGTTAATAGTTATATTAGGTAGCCAGTAGAGAATTAGGCAGGCTGGTAGGCGAGACGGGCTCCCATGCCCGTCAGAACAGTGGAGGTACGTAGGTCTTTTCTGTTAAACCAAGGCGATGATAGTTCCATCCTTCACGAAATCGCACAAAAAAGCCGGATTATCTTGATATCGTTCTTCAACCTTCGGTATCCGCATAACGAGTCTCAAATCCGGCTTCGCTTTATTAATATGAGAAATAAAATAATATTGTTCTAATTATCAGTGACGCCTTTAATGCGAAGTTGTATATTGGGAAGCACGGCATTAATCAAAGCCATTTTCTTATCCTCTTCGCTTTCTTTTTCATGCTGTTTATACATCATGCTGTAATCACTGTCATCACCATCCTTTTTCCCGTCTAACGTCAGTAAATGATTTACGATGTCCTTACCATACGTTTCAGTCCATGTACGGAATCTCTCTTCCTCGGACTGTCCCTCCTGGGACGGGGCTTCCGGGTTAGGAAGGGCGGCTGCCACTTCTACCTCTGGAAGTGTTACCGATGCTGCTATTTCAGCATCATCTCCGAATCCCATTTGACCATACGAAGATACGGAATTTTCTTCAATTTCCAAACCAAGATTTTTAGCAACCTCCATAGCATAATTATAACGGTCATCGTTTCTTATAACACTCTTATGAGGACGTCCTGCTCCTTGGTTCCAAGCTACTACAGCATCTTTAAGGTTATCGGCGTTCATGAAGTCCTGCCGGCTGTAGTTGTAATACCCTGGTCCTTCTTTTCCTTTTCTTGTGTATAAGAAATTAGAATATCCGGTTTTCCCTTCGTATTCATCAGCTAAGAACTCAAGTTGGTCTTTGAATGTTGGTGTAGAATGACCTTTCTTTTTGGCGTGCTTGAATAGCTTATCCATGCGCTCATTATGCCATTGCTGTATGCCGTATGATGTTCTGTTGTCTCCGTATATGTCATCTTTAAGATCGGATTCAGCCATGAGATTACCTATGATAGCAAGCGCCTGTATCTTAGACATGCCTCTTTTATTAGTAAAATATTCATATGCTTCACGCTGTTTACCAACCACGCCACCTTCTTTCTTGATATTGGTATTGTATCTCTTTCCATTCCACGTAAATTCCTTAAGACCTCTTTTCCTGGCTTCTTTAAAGGCTTCGCCTCTTGTAGTGGAAATCGGGTCTTGTAATTCAAGATCGTTTTTTATACCAAGAATGGCATTAATAATATTATCATCCTTTTTATCATCATCATCTAATTTATCAACATTATTCGAAACGTAAGATTGGCTTATTAAATTTGATACGCTTTTTCTATTTTTATAAGTTCCTTCTTTATCTGATGGAGCTTCAAAAGCATACACAAGTGGATACGAATAATCCGTATCTGGATCTTCTGACATAAATTCGCTTACTGCATGAATGGCTTTATTGTATTTAGTATCCTTTATACTATACATCCCAGCATCTTGAACATGATCATAAAATCTGTCTATCATGTAATTGATATATCCACGCTTATCCCCCTTAAATCGCTCTTTATCTTTCTCAAACTCTTTGGGTGGATATCTTTTATCGGATTCTTGGAAAAGTCCCTTAAACCCTCCATAATCAGATACGGCATAGGGATTACCACCAGATTCTTCAATAATATTTCCAAGTACGGCTTCTATCTGGCGTTGATTGAAACCTTTATCATATAAAGCATCATAGATCATATTCATTCCATCTACGTCCATAGTGCGGTGCGTACCCTTACCCACGCGCTTCATATTTTCATATTTGGATTTGAATAAATCCCAATCTATTTCCGGCTTAGAAGAATCCCCTCCTTGTTTTTTAGATCTTATCTTCATTTTTTTATCCAGATCATTCTTGGAATCAATGGCGGATTTCAACAAAACCTTGTTTGGATCATTCTCTTCATATGGATTCTTATCTTCTACATAATCCAGAATATCAAACGGGTATCCTATTGTATCAAGAATCTTAGTAACAATCCCTACACCAAGAGGTTGATCGCTTCTATAAAAATCATACTTATCTTTTACGACCATCCTACCTCTATCATCACGGTACATAGTGAAACTTGATAAGCCTGATAAATCATTTAAATCGCCGTAAGCATCTGGTATAAAATTGTATTCGTTAAATACCTGATGTTCTCCAGTTCTGGCTTTTTTTAAGAGATCTATTCCCTCTTCCACCATTCCAAGTTTCCTACTTGTTACATCCCTTAACTCCTCCAAATCAGATACGTCCTTGCCTGCAACTTTTCCATCAATTATCTTATTATCTAAGGAATCAAGCTCCCTTCCATATTTTTTAGTCATTTTCTCCCACCCACCATTTATCCTGTCAGATATAATGGATTTGATATTGTCTGGTATTCTGACAATCCCATTTTCTTCTTTCAGATTATTTGGTTGGTTTAAGAATCTAAACCAAAGATTCTGACTAAAATCATCTACATTGGCTTTCGGAACATCTTGACCAAAAAATTCCATTATTTTGGTTTTTAATCCTCTTTCATTAGCATACACGTCAGGTGTTATATTAGATGCCAGATATTCTCTAAGTTTTACAAACGGACCAATTTTACTCCATAATGTTTTTGGTTGTTTGTCTCTTACATAATTTTTAGTCTTCTTTGCCATTTTTTTCTTCCTCCTTCTTAAATTTGTGGTAAGCACCACAAACCTTATCAACTAACCATCCCATCAGACAGGCGGCATGCTCATCTCCTCCGACTTCAAAACCGTAATCCATATTAAGATACTTACAATAAATAGAAAGACCGTGCAGGCATTCGTGTCCTATGGTTCTAACATCCATATCAGATAGTGAATGAAATAAGAAACATATTTCTTTCCTGTGATTGGTTCGGTTTCCTACGAAAATAGTTCTGCCACCATAATCATCAGTCCACCCCTCCCAGCTCTGATCTTCTACTTCCAGGTTGGCGAACGTCTTAACTATATACTCTTCATCTGCTCCAAGCAATACCCTTACATTATAGGGGTATATATCATTTTTATATAATACTTGTTTCATAACAAACTGTTTTTCAACAAAGGTAAATAAAAAAGCCGAAGATATACTCACGTACTTCTTCGGCTATACCTTTAAAGCTAAAACTTGTTTACTATGGAAATTACAATTGAAGCAAAATCAATGATTATATTTTTATTTTCTTAATTTCTTCAATCATATTCTTATATCCGCAGAACTTGCTGTTAATAACATCGAAGATAGATTCTGACCAGCCAGCTATGTTCAAGATATTAGATCCTCTTTGACATACTCCCATCGCTAAAGCGAATGGGATTCTTGGATACAAGCGCAAGAAACCCCGATATTACTATCGCTGGAATTACTCTTGCTTTCCAATTCGGAAATGCCCTTCCGAAGTATATTA